AGTTTGTTTTTGAGATGTGAAAGTTTGTTTTTGAGGAACAATAGTTTGTTTTTGAGGAACAATAGTTTGTTTTTGAGAGGCGACAGTTTTTCTATTTAATTGTTTTTGTTGATATAAAAATAAGCCATTGGGTTTCGAGGATGCCATTTAATTATGTGCATAAATTATATACATAATTTGTTTCAATTTTATTTCTGTGTGAGGTAAAAAACAACGAGGTAAAAAAACGAACGAGTAGTGAAATAAAGAGAGATGGTTAAAAAAGCAATTAGATGGAAGATGCTCCAACAACCTTGTCATACACGGGTTTAAATGTTGAAGGTTCGTAAAATACAGGGCGCGATATATCTACCGGAGAACGTAATGCGACCATTTCTTCTTCGAGTGTAACCATTTTGGGAGGATTCATCATTATCATTTCTGCATCTTTTACGTTTTGTGATGGAACATACTCTATTATTGGAACGCGGTCGGTTTCTTGAGCGGAACGACGCAATAGTTCATAGGATACAATAATAAATAATACTCCTAAAATGGGGTGTGTATTGAAAAAAAGATAAACAGTTACAGCAAACATTGCTACTACAGAAAAAGGCGAATCAATGTAAAAGGCAATATTTTGTGAAATATGAAATGGCAATACGATAAAAAGGGCAAAAATGGCTAAAACGGACAGTTCTATGGTCGACAATCCAGATAAACCAATTTTACTTATACATTTTTTGATAAACTCCATTATATTATTTATTGACATATTATTATCTTTGTCAGTAACTTTGTCAGTAACTTTGTCAGTAAAATGGCATAAAAAAATAATATGCAACATATAAATGTCCGAACACAGTATTGAAGATTCTTTATTATATCGAAAAACACAGACATCTCAAAAACCACAGACATCTCAAAAACTACAAACCGACGATAAAATACGTCAATATATTCAAAAGAACCGACCGAGCATTGTTCTTTTAACTCCATGTTACGGGGGAACATGTTTGGTATCCTATGTGCATTCTCTTATACAAACCGTAGATATAATGCGCAAATATGAAGTGCCTTTTTCTATTGAATTTTGTAAAAATGATAGTCTCGTAAGTCGCGCACGAAACAATTTAATTGCGAAAGCTATGTCGAATACGAGCTCAACACATATTATGTTTATTGATAGTGATATTACATGGAATCCAATGGATGTATTAAAACTAATGGCGGATGACAAACCTATTATCGGCGGAATATATCCGTTGAAACATTATAATTGGAATAAACTGTTAATAAATCCAGTTTCGTCCATGTTGACGAAAAAACGTGGAGGAGAACTGAATCATATTATTAGTGACGAAGAGTACATCCGGCATCAATTAGTGAATTATAATTTAAATTTATTGGGTCCCAAACTAACGATTGAAAATAATGTAACACAAGTAAAACATTTGGCTACTGGTTTTATGATGATTCAACGACACGTATTGGAAACCATGTATAAGGCATTTCCATCAACAAAATACAGAGACGATGTTGGATTTTTAACGGAAGCGGAAAATGAATATGCGTATGCGTTGTTTGACTGTGGTGTAGAGGAGGGTCATTATTTATCAGAGGATTGGCTGTTTTGCAATCGATGGAAAAATATGGGAGGTGATATTTGGGCAGATATATCGATACGATTAAATCATACTGGATTGGAAGAATATACGGGGTTTTTATTATCTACCTTGCTATAGTTATACTTTGGACCTTTTGTTAAGAACTACTTTTTGATAATAGTCCGAACATAATTCCAAATTAAAAATAACCGAATCCAGTTCATATGCGTATTCAATAGAGGATTTTGAATATTGTGAATTTACATGTTCAAAATGCACATGTAAGTGAAAAGTTGATGGTAAATAATGAAAATACATTTTAATATATGTCTCATCCACGTCAAATACATTTTTGCATACACGAAGTCCTTCCTCTCGTATATGTTTTAATAATGGAACGTCTTTGCCGGTTAATGACCGAATAGTTCGTAATGATTTGTCGGTTGGTATTCCTAATATATGTAAATTTTTAATATTTCCCGTTTCTTTATTCCATAAATAGGTAGGAATAATAATAATATCATCATTCGAAAATAATATTTGGTCTTGTTCGGCGATTTTATCGATAATATTATAAATCCATGTATCCTTTCTTTCTTTGGTTTCTTGTTCTTCGGTTTCTTGTTCTTCGGCGGTCTTTTTCATTTCCTCCATATATTCTTCGTATGTCTCTCGATATATTTTATTGTCATAGGTAGGCAGAGAGGTTATATCATTACACACAATTAATTCTCCTTCATACACGGCAGTTGCCGAATATTTTGAAAATATATCATTTTCCATGTTCTTTTCAATTATATGTATATCCTTCAATTTATTCGGATTAAAATCATATTTTTTATTATCTATTGTAACCGAGTTCATTACAATAAATATATTTTTTTATTTATATAGTAATACGTTTTTTATTTATGTATGGGTCATCATGAACACTCGCAATAATTCCATCGACGGATGTTTTATTTTCATCTTGAATATTTGTAATTACATTTACTGATGGCTGCGATGATAAAGAAAGTTCTTTTGTATTTTGAAACGGAGTTTTATATGTATGTTTTTGTTGTAATGCATCCATCTGAATATACATATTTGTTTGTTCTTTGTTTTGTTCTTTGCCTTGTTGTCCTTCATTTATATTTGTGTTTATGGTTGTGTGTTTATAACGCGGGTCTTTTTTAAATGGGTCATCCTTTATACTTGCTAACGTGCTATCTATATTTGGATATGGCGTATGTTCGATTGTATTATGAACTGTAATAGATGGTATATCTTTGGTTGCCATAAATGGACGATATGTATTTTCTTGACGGTCCAGTGATACTTGCACGGTTGGAAACAAAATAGGAGGTTTTGGTGGTATTTCGTTATTTTGTAGAGGTTTTTGTGTTTTTATTTTTAATTCTGGTTCTTTTTTTTGTTCTTTTTCTTCTTCTTCTTCTGATTCTTCTGGTTCTTCTTCTTCCGATTGTTCTTCTTCTTCCGATTGTTCTTCTTCTTCCGATTGTTCTTCTTCTTCCGATTGTTCTTTTTGTTCTTTTTGTTCTTCTGGTTCTTCTTCTTCTTCTTCTTCTGGTTCTTTTTGTTCTTCTTCTTGTTCTTCCGGTTGTTCTTCTTTGGGTTCTAATGGTTTTAAAAAATGGTACAATCCGAGAACTCCCGCAATATATTCAAATATATGTTTATTATCCATTATTTATATATAAACAACACTTAATAACAATACAAATAATGTCTTATATTATTTCAACCATTTGTTTTGGAAAATATACACAAATTGAACCAATATGGGCTTCTCGTGTACGAAATACATGTCCAACATCACATATATCGATATATAAAGAATCTTCATCACGTGTGCCATTTTCTCCTACATCCTATGCGTGGTGGGACCCATTACGTCTTCAACATAATTTACAACTAATAAAAAAACATATGATTCCAATTGCGCATTGTGATATGGATATTATTATTGAAAAAGATATATCTTCATTAATCCACTTACCATATGATATACTTTTTTCTACTGAAATCGGTGGCAACAAAGCATTTCCTTCCGAATGTAGCCGAAAAATAGGATTCGGAATTTGTTCGGGGTTTTACGCTTTAAAATCGACAAGTTCCGCTATTGCATTTATGGAAGATATGTTGGTGCGTATGATGTCAAAAAAATACGGGTCATTTAGTGATCAGGAAACTATCATGAACGTGCTCGCAGGTAATCAGAACGAGTATCGTATTTCGGTTGAAAAAACAGATATTCAATTAGACGGTCACGTATTTTCAAACAATTGGGTATTTCATATTACATCTATTATCAGTAATAAAACATGCACTCTTTGTGTATTGGATTTCGATATTATTACAAGAGACCCGATTTGTATGAATAAACAATATATGAACCATATTAATATTGATAATGTGGGAGGAATTGCACAATTTCTACGATTTTTTAAAGAACCCATGTGCAACCTCCCAAAAACATGTCGATGTGGTAAATTGGGAGATACATCCGTTTGTAATCACACGGCACCGAGCCTTGCATAGTTCCTTTTATTTCAGTAGAGGACAACATTCTTTTTCCAAATTTTCAACTTGTTTCCTTTCATTTTCAATCATTTCGTTTTTGGTAAATTTACACCCTCCGCCTGTGTGTGGTTTGTCATTTAATGTTTGTAAAGTTGGAGGAAGATTGTCAAGAGAAGCCAAATAATTCTGTTCGCAATTTAATTCTTGTAAAGTAGGAGGAAGATTATCGAGTGACGTCAGTTGGTTATTTCGACAATGTAATGTTTGTAAAGTATAAGGAAGATTGTTTAGAGACGTACCAAAGGCGGACTCTGTTTTCGTCAGTCGTTGCGCTCCCTCCTCAACCAGAGTCCATCGGTCGTTATCACTCCCTCGAAAATCCGCTCCGCCGAGCCTTGTGATTTGATTACCTCCACAATATAATTCTCGCAAATTGAGCGGAAGATTGTCAAGAGAAGTCAGTAGATTATGGTAACAATATAATTCTCGTAAATCGGGAGGAAGAATGTCGAGACTTGTGAGTTGATTATTATTACAATGTAATATTCGTAGATTTGTGTATAAAGATAAATCCGGTAAAACTGTCAAATTCAGATTCGACAAATTCAATTCGTTTACAGTATAATCGGTCATTTTATTCGTTTGTTTAGTTTACAAAAATAAACTAAAAAAAGATTTTCAATTTTATTGCCAAATGAAGAACAGCTTAGGTAAAAATACATTCTGTGGGGTTCGAACCCACGCGTTTTAATAACACCGAGACTTAAGCCCGGCACCTTAGACCACTCGGACAAGAATGCATCAACACCAAAGTAAATTTTATTTAATATAAGTCCGAGAATTGAATAAAAAGGAATCGGCAAAGAGAACATCGTTCATTGTGTATAAAATTGATATTATTTTTAAACAAAACACGAATAAAATGACTGATTATACCGTAACCCTACTGGATTTATCAGGACAAAACTTAACTGTTTTACCGAATTTATCTCTATACACAAATCTACGGTCATTACAATGTAAAAATAATAAATTGACTTCACTAAACAATCTTCCTCCCACTTTACAAGAATTACAATGTCAAAGTAATCAACTAACTTCTCTTGACCATCTTCCTCCCAATTTACAAGAATTATATTGTGGAAATAATAAACTCACATCTCTAAACAATCTTCCTTCAACTTTACAAATATTATATTGTCATAATAATCTACTGACTTCTCTTAACAATCTTCCTCCCACTATACAAAAATTAGATTGTGAAAATAATAAATTAATGTCTCTCGAAAATCTTCCTCCGAATCTACAAGAATTACAATGTCAATGTAATCAAATCACAAGGCTCGGCGGAGCGGATTTTCGAGGGAGTGATAACGACCGATGGACTCTGGTTGAGGAGGGAGCGCAACGACTGACGAAAACAGAGTCCGCCTTTGGTACGTCTCTAAACAATCTTCCGCTCAATTTGCGAGAATTATATTGTTACAACAATCAACTTATTTCTCTGGACAATCTTCCTCCCAATCTACAAATATTATATTGTCACAATAATCAACTTATTTCTCTGGACAATCTTCCTCCCAATCTACAAATATTATATTGTCACAATAATCAACTTATTTCTCTGGACAATATTCCTCCCAATCTACAAATATTATATTGTATCGAAAATCCAATTTATGAAACATGCAAGGAACTATATGGATTTAAACTTTCTACAAAAACAATTGAACAATACAATGAAATCAAACGTTTGGAAAAAGAATGTTGTCCGATGTTAAAATAAATAATATGACTCGCAACCTCTAATCTACCGGAATGGGGTCAGATACATCGATAATTTTCTTATTGTCATTACATTTTGTAACTACGGATTTATATTTGTAACATTTTTCGTCTTGTTTGTATATTTTTTCATGAATGTCGGAAATAACCGGACCACTAAAATCAATACAGCTTCGGTCACTACATGCTTTTTGAAACAAACACGCTAACCCAATTCCAAGAAGAATCGAAATTAAACTTCGACCTAAAGGAGTTGTTAATAAACGTCGTATATTCATTTGTTTCTCTATTATCGAGAGAGACAAATTTATTTTGTTTTTTGTAGTTATTTTGTTTTGTAGTTATTTTGTTATTGTTGGTTATCCTTGCATTGGAATAGAGGTTATCTTCGACTCATCCGACGGACATGATGTTTCGGTTTGTTCATATTTAAAACATGTGCCCGTTTTATCCCTATACTGCAAAATATCCACATTTTCTGGAGTTGGATATATATATATTTTACGCATATCTGAACTATACATGTATACGCAAAAAATGCCTACTGCAAAACTTATAACAAATAACGGAACATTTATATATTTTGTTACTGCAAACATTCTTATTATATAACGGTATTATTTACTTACACCCCTGTCCCAATTCCAACGGAGTTCTACCTAAATCTGGTTCAATGGTTGACATATAAATTCCCCATGCATTTTGTTTCGGGATAATAGGGTCCGAACGTTCCTGCTGATTTGCATTTCGCAACGTCTGCCCAATAGTATCTAAACCAATATGATACCCCGCTTCCAATAAATCCGGAATAATAACATCATTGGGGTTTAATGTAGGATTCAATGTTCCCCATTTACTATTCTGGTCTTGCGGTAAAAGGTCGGATGGGTTTGATACTGTTTTTAACGGAGTATATGGCGAATTTGCGCCAGACTGGATTACGTTTTGCGACTGGGCATATAATTCACTTGGCTGTTGCACCGGTGCATTTCCGCCACTTTGAACCGGAATTGAACCTGTTCCTGTCTCCATTTTATCTAAGGTAAATGATTTTTCACCAATATACGAATAAATAGCATATGCTAAAATAAGTAATGCGATAAATACTAAAACTCGCTGACCCGTAAAAAATTTCTTAAAACCTGATGTTAAATCTTTGAACATAATCTGTATATAAGTTGTCTATATAAAATTCAGGACAACATAACAATTTATTCTACATCACTGTCATTATCACTATCATCTAATTCTGTCAGCATATATTCATTTTTTATCCGTTTTGCCTCTATATATGCCGTAAGTGCTATTTGTTTTGCTATTTTCGCTTTTGTTCTTGCGTCTCGATACATTTTATAATAAATATCATTTCTCGGTTTTAAAACAATTGATTCCTCTTTATCGTCGAAAGACGTAGTAATTTCGTCTAAAACTTCATAAAGTTTATCATCAACTATTTTGTTTTTGTTTGTATTGTCGTCGATTTTGTTTGTATTGTCGTCGTCGATTTTGTTTGTATTGTCGTCGTCGATTTTGTTTGTATCAGGCACTTGATTTTCTTCTAATCGTGATTCCTTTTTTTCTTCTGATTGTATTTCTTCTGATTGGTTTGATTCTTTTTTTTCTACTTGTTTTTGCGTTTTTATACGACATGTATCAAATAAAGGCGTGTGTTTGGTTTTAGTTAAAAGAATTTGCCGAATCGTCATTTCAATCTGAAAATTTTTGGCGGAACACTTGATTCCCTGAAACTCCATAATGGTAATAATATCTTCGTCTGCCACATCCTCAAATGACCGTTTCATTTCGGATTCGTCGAAAATTCCTAAATCCTCCGGAATATTTGCTCGAAGAACATAGGTTTTACCAGATTTAACTATTTTTAAAGACGGCGAAAAAAAATTCTCAATATCATCCATCGTTATATCCACTGTCATTTCCTCCAGAGAGGTGAACCACTCTTTGTTTTTAAATAAAGAACGATAACAATGCTGTTCAAACTGCTGAATCCAGTCGATAAATTCATCATCGAAATTATTAAAGAGAAGGTCGCAATAATATTTCTTTCCTGTTTTTACGATTCCCGCGCGGGTTTTACATGTCGGAAATTGGATGTATAGAGGGTCATTTTTTTGTTGGGTAATTCGTATAATGGAAGAGCCATTTATTGAAATAGGTTTATGGAACACAATATCGTCCAATCGCACATCGCAAATATCATATATTTTACTCATTATATGTAGATGCGTTATCAGATAGACATAATTAGCGCATGCGAGTGTATGGATGAATTTATCAGATTTTATTAAAGATGAAGATATTCAAAAAAATATATTGTATCCAATTGGAACCGTCATGTACAACGAAATATATATTTATATTTGGCTATTGTGTATTTATAATGTTCTTTTAATATGCATTGTTTTAGTGAATTTTTTCTTATTGTTGCATCACTTAAATGTTCGAAAACATCTTGGGGCTGTCGGTTAATGGAACAGTCGATTAATGGAACAGTCGGTTAATGGAATGGTCAGTTAATGGAATGGTCAGTTAATGAAACAGTACGGTCTGTCTAATACAAAAAACATAATAAAAACAAAGATACAATTCATACAATGACTGCACTCCCGCCTACATTTACAAGATTTAGACAATTAAATCAACGACTTGACCAACAAAATATTATGTATGATGTGAATAAAACCATTGCTCTATTAATTGAACAGGAGTATAGTGAATCTACCATTATGCAGTATATGTCATTATCTCAGCAAATTTTTGCAGAAGAACAAGAACAAGCTTCTGCTTCTGCTTTAGCTTCTACACACAATATTGTATTTGATTCGGAAATAATACAATCGGATACGGGACTAACTCCACAAGAAATTATAGATAATACAATTGTAGTTCCATTTTACAATACTATGCCGGAATTAATTTGCCCTATTTCACATGAAGATTTTGTAGAGGGGGAAATGGTATGTAAATTACGATGCGAACATTATTTTAAACAATCCGAAATTCATCGACATATGGAAAGACATAATACGTGTCCCGTTTGTAGAGCTGAAATAATTCACCGAAATCCAAGTCCAATGGATACCATTATTTTAAACGCATTACGCGCCATTACTCGAACTGTATAGTTCCAAGATAATTTATATTTGCAAATAATTTATATGCAAATATAAATGAATACAACATGGAAAAATAAAAATCCAAAACAAAAACGAACATATAACCATCATCCCTCTATTACAACAAATCCGTCATTTGTAACTCCGCCATTAACGACCATTCCTAGACCCGGAACCGAATCTCGTGTAGCCGATTCTCAACTTCCCGTGCCTGAACCTACCTATAGTAGATTGTTTAACGAACAACCCGAATATGAAATACACGAACAAGAACAAGAACCATTAGACAATATCTCACCTGACAACCAAGAAAATTTTGAGGGTAATTCCGGCAATGTAACAATTACGTGGAATACTATAAAAACATCCTTTGCGAATATGTTTCAAACCAGTGCTTCCGGTCTTTCTCTCGGAATAGATAAATTTTGCGATGTAATTGTAGACGGATTTGACCCCGGATTGTCGAACGCCGAACACAATGCATATTGCGCCTACCTGCATTCTTTTTTTATTACGATTTTAATTCTTCCGGTATGTGTGTGGTCCTATTATAATTGGTATTATCTTCTTTTTTACAAATATACGAAAGTTGAGCCATTTAGTATTGTAAATAAAGCCAAAGGTTGGTTCGGAATTGATTTGGATGATTCGTCCAACGACAATTGGTTTATTATGTTTTATCCTCTCGACTATCTGATTCAAATCGTGTTTAACATCAATCCCGTAAAATCCAATTTATTTGGCGATATTGTATTTTTTCCGTTTCACGGAATTCTTTCGATAGTTCTTCTTTTTATTATTATTTTTCTTTTTGTGGGGGGCGTGGAGGGAACCGTAAATAGCGGTGCTTTCACAAATATAATATCCGCCATTATCGTGATTTTATGGTTAAAATGGGTATGTGGTAGTTTGGCGAGAGACCCACCGACAGCCATATTTAGTTTGGTGGCAAAAGTGGTATGGTTTTCAATATTTTTGATAGTGCCTTTATTGCTTTTGAAAGTGGCATTTTATGCGATAGTTGCCGTATTTTTATTTTTTTCTTTTTTCGGAATTGGAATATATGAAGGATTTGGTAAAGTATGGGATTTAATTTTTATTATTGATAAAGATAAAGAATACGAATCTACCCACGACATGGATGATGCCAATGACCACGGATTCATAACTGGAATTAAAAAAATATTTCAAATGATAAATAAATTGGTGATTGGGAACATCATTTGGATTTCGTATTTTATGGTATTTTTTATGTATTTTATTCAATTATGGAGCTCGTCCAGTTATTCGGGAGGGGGAAATTTAAAACCCATATTTACGTTCTTTTTAATAGGATTAATGACAGTATGTGGATTTATTATTTATAAAGCATCCACGAACCAATCATCACAACCTCAACAACAACCACCACCAATACCTCAACAACAACCACCACCAATACCTCAACAACAACCACCACCAATACCTCAACAACAACCACCACCAATACCTCAACAACAACCACCACAATACCTCAACAACAACCTCAACAACAACCACCACTAATACCTCAACAACCAGATAAAATTGATTTTAACACAAATATAATAAACTAATAAAATGACTGATTATACTGTAACCAAATTGGATTTATCGGAACAAAACTTACAAGTTTTACCGGATTTATCTTTGTACACAAATCTACAAATATTATGTTGTTTCAATAATCAATTGACTTCTCTTGACAATCTTCCTCCCACTTTACAAGAATTATATTGTTGGGATAATCAACTCACAAGGATCGGCGGAGCGGATTTTCGAGGGAGTGATAACGACCAATGGACTCTGGTTGAGGAGGGAGTGCAACGACTGACGAAAACAGAGTCCGCCTTTGGTACTTCTCTTGACAATCTTCCTCCCAATTTACAAACATTATTGTGTTCTCATAATCAACTGACAACTCTGGACAATCTTCCTCCCAATCTACAAACATTATGGTGTTCAAACAATCAACTCACTTCTCTTGACAATCTTCCTCCAAATTTACAAGAATTATGTTGTCAAAACAATCAGCTTACTTCTCTAAATAATCTTCCTTCCACGTTAAAAAGATTATTGTTTAACAACAATCCAATTTATACAACATGTAAGGAACTATATGGATTTGAACTTTCTATTGTAAAAACAATTGAACAATACAATGAAATCAAACGAATGGAAAAAGAATGTTGTCCACTACTGAAATAAAACAATCGAAGAAAATTGATACATATATTATGTATTTTTTATCAAACAAACAAATAATAAATGACTATAGATTATACCGTAACAGAGTTAATTTTATCGGGACAAAACTTACAAGTTTTACCGGATTTATCTTTATACACAAATCTACAAAGATTAGATTGTCATAATAATAAACTCACAAGGCTTGACAATCTTCCTCCGAATCTACAAACATTATATTGTTCAAACAATCAACTCACAAGGCTTGACAATCTTCCTTCCACTTTACGAGAATTATATATTTTCACACTGTAATGTTTGTAAATTTGGAGGAAGATTGTCCAGAGAAGTGAGTTGATTATTTTCACAAATAAACTGATTTCTCTTGAAAATCTTCCTCCCACTTTACAAATATTACATTGTCACGCTAATCAACTCACAAGGCTCGGCTTTCGAGGGAGTGATAACGACCGATTAGAGTCCGCCTTTGGCACTTCTCTTGATATTTTACCTCTTACTTTACAAATGTTCAATTGTAAAAAGAATCCAATTTATACAACATGCAAGGAACTATATGGATTTACACTTTCTGAAAAAACAATTGAACAATACAATGAAATAAAACGATTAGAAAAAGAATGTTGTCCGATATTAAAATAATTATTCGTTTTTAGATTTGTTGTCCAAACCGAAAAAATTGAAATAATATTTTTTAGCAAATAACAAACAAACCAAACAAACGAATACAATGACAGACTATACCGTAACCGAATTGAATTTATCGCGACAAAACTTGACTGTTTTACCGGATTTATCTTTATACACAAATTTACAAGTAGTAGATTGTTGCAACAATCAACTCACGTCGCTGGACAATCTCCCTCTCACTTTACAAACATTATGGTGTGCAAACAATCAACTCACAAGGCTCGGCTTTCGAGGGAGTGATAACGACCGATTAGAGTCCGCCTTTAGCACTTTTATTGAACACCTTCCTCCCAATCTACGAGAATTAGATTGTTGCAATAATCAACTCACAAGTCTCGATAATCTTCCTCCCACTTTACGAGAATTATGGTGTTCAAACAATCAACTTGCAAGGCTCGAAAATCTTCCTCCCAATTTAAAAAGATTATGGTGTTCAAACAATCAACTTGCAAGGCTCGACCACCTTCCTCCCAATCTACACCAATTATATTGTTCGAATAATCGCCTGACTTCGCTGGACAATCTTCCTCAATATCTGGAATACTTAGATTGTAATGACAATCAAATTGTAAGTCTTTTTGGAACTTCTTTTCCTTCCTGTTTACGAGAATTATATTGTGACAATAATCAACTCACGTCTCTTGATATTTTACCTATTTTGTTAGATGTATTATATTGTGCCAATAATCAACTTACTTCTCTTGATTATCTTCCTTTGTTAGAAGATTTGTGTTGTAATAACAATCCAATTTATACACTATATGGATTTGAACTTTCGACAAAAACAATGAACCAATACAATGAAATTAAACGTATGGAAAAAGAATGTCGTCCGCTAATGAAATAAACTGCCGGTTAATCAAAGATAAAACAATCCAAGATAAAATTGATAATATAATTCATATTTTTTTACAATAATCAAATGAATCAAATGAATCAAATGAACAGTTCCAACCCCGAATACGTCTATGATGAATATGTAACAACCATTGATAACTTACAAGAATCTCTCCGAATTAACGGTGTTGCCATTATCCCGTCTTTATTAGATGATATTGAACAAGAGCACATGCGTAATGGATTTTGGGATTTCTTTGAACATATTACGCAAACGTGGGCACTGCCTTTACAACGAAATATATCTCGAACGTGGCGACAATATTCCAAATTACAGCCATTGCACGGCATGCAAATTCAAAACTATCACGTAGGGCAGGCACAAGTAGCATGGGACATTCGACAAAATGAAAAGATTTTACATGTATTTTCCACATTATGGGGATGTCCCGTGGAAGACCTGTTGGTTAGTATGGACGGAATGTCGCTTAGTCTTCCTCCAGAAAAAACGGGATTTGGTTGGGAGAATAAACACAAAAAGGAGAAAAAAAGTTGGTATCACACCGACCAAAGTTATACCCACCCTCATTTTGAATGTGTTCAAAGTTGGATTACGGCAAATGATGTAAATGAGGGCGATGCGACTCTTGTATTTTATAGAAAAAGCCACATATATCATCAAGAATTTTCAGATACATTTAATGTAAAAGACCCGAGAGATTGGTGGATTCAGACGGAACCGCAATTGCAATTTTATCGAGACAAAGGATGTCGTCCTCAACGAATTGTTTGTCCGAGAGGGTCTCTGGTTCTTTGGGATAGCAGGTTAATTCATTGTGGAGGTCAGCCACGGATAGAGAGAATACGACCGAACATTCGTTATGTATTGTATTTATGCTATTTACCTCGAAATCAATGTTCGGAAGAACACTTGCAACAGAGGCTACGCGTTTTCCAAGAAAAACAGAGTATGTCCCATAATGCAATTCGCGCCAAAATATTTCCTGAACGCCCGCATCATATGTCAAAAGAAATAGAAATAACGGATATTCCATCCCCTAATCTAACTTTTGTGGGAAGACGATTGGTCGGAATGGATGCATAAATCTATATTCTTCTTCTATTTGTTATGTTTCTATTTTTTGTGTTTGTTTCTATTTGTTCTGTTTCTATTTGTTCTGTTTCTATTTGTTCTTGTTCTTCGTAATGTTTTTTTTCGATAACCTCCCATTTTTTGTTGTGATGTGGGTTGATTTTGTTGTGATGTGGGTTGATTCGTGGGTTGATTTGTGGGCTCATTTGTATTTTCTATGGCGAATGTGCTGGAAATTCTATTTTTCAATAAATCATATGTATTTACCGAACCCAATTCCCATTTTTTTCCGAGAGATTCATTTCGATAGGCGCATTTTATATTGGTTGTAGGTGATATTTTCGCTATATTTACAAGAATATATACTTCACTTGCTTCCGCTTCTCCTTCTCCTTCTCCTCCTTCAATTCGTGTAATTCCAGTATCCATGTATTGTTGTTGTTGTTGTTGTTGTTGTGGTTGTTCTTTTTCTTTTTCTCTCTCTCTTTCTTTGAATCGTTCTACCATTCGAACATCTCCCAAATAATTCGCAAATATATGCCCCACAAATTGAACCATATTTCCTTCTTTGTCATCGCCTAATGCATATATATCAATAAGTTCTTGTAACTTATTATTTGATGATATACGAACCGGTTCCATTATTTGTTTAATATGGGCAATAACATTTGTATATGGTTTGTATTTTGTCCATAACGTAGACGCAATATTGATTTGTCCTTGTTCCAACGAATTTTGTTGAATCGTTACGTCTTGCAATTGAGCCGCAAGAGTTCGCGCTTTTTTAAATACCTGTAAAATAATTTGTAGAGAGGGAGATTTAATTTCATCTAAACTGATAATTTGTTTCATTACGTCGGATGTTGATGAAGAAGAAAGATTTAAAATATCCGTTATAAACTGTATATCGGTGTTTAATTGAATAATTCCCGCCGTCTGATTTGTGGATGGAACATGTTGGGCGTTCAATTGTTTACGTATTCCTTCTTGTTTTTCGTTCCAAATGATCTTCATTTCTTCCATAAATTTCTCCTGCTTTTTTGTATATTCTCTTGAAATAGGATTGTTCGGTGCCGTCGCCCATAAATAATAATTTTTCACCGATTCTATAAATGCGCGATATAGAGGATGATTTATCACATCATTCAACCAACATGTCTGTAAAATAACAGAGTCGGGACCATGTACCAAACCTTTATTTGTAGGAGCAAGTATATCGGAACTGGGAAAAAGGTAGGCGAGAGATGTTGTGTGTAGAGAGGGGAACATTTGAGGAAATAAATAACTCATCATTACAACCATATTTTGACTTCCATATTTGGTTTTGTTGTTGTCTTTGTTATTGTTTTTGTTGTTGTTGTTGTTGTTGTTGTTGTTGTTGTTGTCTTTGTCTTTATCAGTTCTTTTCTGGTTCAAAATAGATTGCATAAATGCTCTGTCAAAAAAGAAACGAACCCGTTGTTGATATTGTTCGACAACCGTGCCTTTACCGTAAAACAATGTATCGGAAAAAAGAACCTCTTCTGTAAAAAAAGGATGCTTGGATGGAGTGTAATCCGATGAAAATGCGATTGACGGGAGAAATGACTTTTGAAATAAAACCCCTTTATTTGAATTGTCCGAGTTTAATAGCAAATACATATTTATCGGATAAATATGAATATTCATCGTTAGTTATCATATATAGATATGTTTTAACTGGGCGTATTTTTTGTTTCTCCCGATTTTTGCAGTTGTTGTAACGTGGCAATCGCATCTTTAATTTGTTGAGGAGAAGGAGGCGTTTGATTCATGGGTTGTTGCGACATGGTTTCTGTCATTTTTATATGATGGTCTGTAAAACTCTTGGGCAAAATACTAAAAGCACTTTCTTCATTAAACAAATAATCCATACAAAGTGTGAATAAAAGTGTAATTACCAAAGCGATATAAATATCTCGACAACCGACAAATGCAATACAAAATACCATAACATTACGGCTAAATGTATATTTTAAATAACTTTCCATGGATGGTGAGAGTTTCATTGTGACAAATTTGGAGGAAATATTCAAAACTATAATCATAATTCCAGCGAACATTTTACTGGTGCTTAACGCAGAAATATTTTGATGTACATAGTCAGACATTCGTAACATGGATTCTCCTATACCGACGTTTTGCCCTTTTTTTGACATTGATATAGTATAGTGATTTATTTGCCAAGGGGGGGTCACTATGTTGAAGACGAATAAACTAAAAAAATTGAAAATCTTTTTTTAATAACCAGAAACAAACTAAAAGCAAACAATGAATATCGAATTAATGAATATCGAATTAATTATTTTATCATTTTCCACGTTCTTTTCAATTATATGTATATCCTTCAATTTATTCGGATTAAAATCATTTCAAAACATAACCATTTTACCTGAAAAGGAAAAGGAAGGAGAGTATGGTCAAAGTATAACAATATATGCAGACGGAAAAAGTTATGAAGGAGAGTTAACATACAATAAAACAAATGATAAAGCATGTGTTATATTTACAAATGGCAACATCTATGGGCAACATCTATGAAGGAGAAGGAGAGTGGAAAGACAATAAAATACATGGTCAAGGTAAAATGACCTATTCAAATGGCGATATATATGAAGGAGAGTGGAAAGATAATAAAATACATGGTCGAGGTAGACTTACATTAACCAATGGTGAAATATATGAAGGAAAATGGAAAAATAACATTAGAGAAAAATAACATTAGATGTGCATATTTGTAAATTGGGAGGAAGAAAGATTGTCCAGAGAAGTGGTTTGTTGTTATCTTACTTGCATAATTGGTGTTTTATAATTCTAAGTAAAATTGATATTTTTTTAAACAAATAATTTTTTTATAAAACAACCATGAAAGACATTCCCTACGATAGTGCTCTTGTATGTTATGTACATAACACAAACAAATCTGATTATACATCTCAAATATTTACAATTGAACAAATTCACTGTTTCTTTGGTGAGGAAAAACGTAAAACATCCATTTCTGAATATGCTACAAATATATTTATCGAATTTGTGTATTACAACTCGCACAATACTGAATTCTTCGATGATGACAATATTTGCACATCCATTGTGAATAATGATACTCTTATGATTCGTTCATGGATGTCAGTGTATAATAATAATAAGACAATTCATAGTCCATATATTCGTGATAAAATTCAAGATAAATATATACAAGTAGCCCATTCTGTTATTGCGACAATTGACGGAATAGCATACTTAAATAATGATATAGAAATGCTATATAACAATTCCACTACATCATATGATGATTCTATTAATAATACTCCATTGAAGGATATTATTGCATTCATACAAAGGGATAAGGACTATTCATTCAAAAAAAACACATATAATATTCTTCATTCAGTTACAATAAAATAGTCAATATTATAAAAAGAATTGCTGAATGTGCGTTTTTTTACGTATAAAATCTTATTATGTTTGCAAATTTGCCGTAACACCGTTACAAAGGCATTATATGTCATCGGTCGTTCTATATAATGCACATTATCGTCATCATAATAATTATGAAGATACTGGCAAAATTCTACATGGTATTTATTAAATATCATTTTTTTATAGGCGGACATGTTAAATTCATAACCGTCTATGGTTAACATACATATTTTATCTAAAAATTGAAACAAATATTCATTTGGAACAGTTTTTTGAAACATTACTATATAACAAGATAAAATATAAAAGAAATTGAAAATCTTTTTTTATATTTGTATAACAAAAGAAATGAACGAAACAGAAATGAACGAAACAGAAAAAGAAAAAGCGAACGAAACAAAACAAATAGTAAATCCTTTTACGGTTAAAAGTGATACTATAATTGATTACGAAAAACTCATTATCCAATTCGGCAGTTCAAAAATAGATAATGAATTAATTGCTCGATTTGAACGTATTACTGGAAAACCGGCGCATAGATTTTTGCGTAGAAATATATTCTTTTCACACAGAGATTTGGATAAAATACTTACCATGTATGAAAATGGAGAAAAATTTTATTTATATACGGGAAGAGGACCGTCATCCGATGCATTACATATTGGACATACAATTCCGTTCTATTTTACCAAATATCTTCAAGACATATTTGATTGTCCTGTTGTAATTCAACTGACCGACGATGAAAAATTTGTTTTTAATCAAAATGTAACTTTGGAAGAATGTAATAGATTTGCGTTTGAAAATGCAAAAGATATTATTGCATGTGGATTTAATGCAGAAAAGACATTTATATTTACAGATACAAACTATATTCAATATATGTATCCAACCATACTAAAAATACAAAAATTAACTACCTATAATCAAGTAAAATCTATTTTTGGGTTTACGGCAACCGATAATATCGGAAAATCGGCATTTCCTGCGGTGCAGGCATCTCCCGCATTTTCATCTACTTTTACAATACCATTCAAAGGAAAGACTATGTCATGTCTTATTCCATGCGCAATTGACCAAGATGCGTATTTTCGTCTGACTCGAGATGTTGCTCCACGACTTGGCTACAATAAACCCGCCCTAATTCATTGTTCATTCTTTCCTCCGTTACAAGGATTGGGTGGGAAAATGAGTGCAAGTATTGCAAACAGCGCTATTTATCTTACCGATACAAAAAAACAAATTATGACAAAAATTAATAAACACGCATTTAGTGGAGGACAACAAACGATTGAATTACAGCGAAAATTAGGAGCAGATTTATCGGTGGATGTGCCGTATGAATATCTTAGATTCTTTCTTGAAAGTGATGACCAACTATCTCAAATTGAAAAAGATTATGCCTCTGGAGCTATGTTGTCAAGTGAAGTAAAAGATATATTAATTCATACCTTATTAGAAATGATTGAACAACACGCGCTTTTACGAAAAAATGTAACCGATGATGTGGTAGAACAATTTATGCGAGTTAGAGAATTGTGTATTTGATTGAATTGGGTTGATTGAATTGGGTCCGAGCATTTGAATAAAAATAAATTACTATAATAAATGACTGGAAATCGTATTTTTTATATATGTATTGCTTTTTTATTGTTATCAGGTATCGTGTATGTGAAAGACTATTATCGAAAGGAATATTTAGAAACAAATGATGAATACAAGCTTATTCAGGAATACCTTTTAAACGATTCGCCATTATACGGATTGAATCGTCCAAAATTATGGATTCATACAAAATACGAAATAAATGCGCGTATGTGGCAGAGTTTCCAGTCTCGAAATACCACCGATCTGAATCAACCATTTATCCACCTGACTATTAAAACAATTGTCGACCACTGTTCCAAAGATTTTAATATTTGTTTGATTGACGACGATACATTTGAAAAACTATTGCCGGATTGGGACGTTCGGCTCTCAACCATCGCCGAACCGCTTCGTCACCGCATCCGTCAATTGGGACTGTTAAAATTGGTGTATTATTATGGAGGTATGGTTGTCCCCAATTCGTTTGTATGTCGTAAAAATTTAGCTCCTTTATTTCATAATTCGTCGCAAGAATTGGACGCAGACCGCCTCCCCGTTCCTTTTGTGTTTGAACAAATAAATACAAGTGAAAATCGTATCGTCGACCCAAAACATTCCCGATTTCTCCCCGATATAACTATGTTTGGCTCAAAAAAAAACAGTCCCGCTATAAAAACATGTATTGAATACGTGTCGGGACTTACTCTATCAAATGGACATGTGTCCGGCGAAGCCGAGTTTGTGGGAATGATTCCGCTTTTTTTACAGAATTTATGTAACGATAAAAAGGTCATATTGGTCGATGGAACAAAAAATGGCGTGAAAACAAATCGACGGCAAGAGGCGGTTCTTCTGGACCGATTAATGGAAGAAGAATATGTCGATTTGTCCGACGACAATTACGGGGTGTATGTGGATGATGATGCACTATTATCCCGTATTCATTATCAGTGGTTTGCGGTTATGTCAAAAGCCGAGATTTACACATGTCAGTGTGCATTGGCAAAATATATCATGTCGGCATTGGTGGATGCAAAAGATGTCAAAACATCCATATTGCAAAACCAGCGAAGTGTTGTATCGATTTAATATCCAAAAATAAATAACATTTCAAGAATTAATTCAACCGGAAACGGTTCATTAAGAATTGTTTATGATAGATAATAATTTACATTTATCTATTACCAAATAATTCATTAATCTTTTTCGAATTAATAACTTATTTCAGTAGTGGACAACATTCTTTTTCCAATCGTATGATTTCATTGTATTGTTCAATTGTTTTTTCAGAAAGTTTAAATCCATATAGTTTCTTGCATGTTGCATAAATTGGATTATTTTCACAATATAATTCTTGTAAAGTAAGATGTAAAATATCAAGAGATGTGAGTTGATTATTCCAACAACATAAGTCTTGTAAATTGGGAGGAAGATTATCCAGAGAAATCAGTTGATTATGTGTGCAATATAATTTGTGTAGATTGTAAGGAAGATTATCCAGAGAAATCAGTTGATTATATGCGCAATATAATGTTTGTAGATTGGGAGGAAGATGGTCAAGAGAAGTAATTTGATTATCGTCACAACGTAATTCTTGTAACTTGGGAGGAAGATTTTCGAGAGATGTTAGCTTATTATTTGAACAATATAATTCTTGTAACTTGGGAGGAAGATTTTCGAGAGATGTTAGCTTATTATTTGAACAATATAATCTTTTTAAATTTGGGTAGAGAGATAAATCCGGTAAAACAGTTAAGTTTTGTCCCGATAAATTCAAATAGAATACATCATAATCAGACATTTTGTTTTTGTGTTTTTTTCGCTGTTTTTGTTTTTGTAGTTATTTTTTAATCAATTTTCTTCGCTTCTAAACATCTGAATTAATCGTAACAATTCTCTATCGTGACGATAAATAAAGGGCATGATTGGAATTGCATTTGCCACATTTTCTTGATATGTTTCTACGGTATCATCTACAATTCGGGTATTATGAATAGTATATGTATCCGGATATGCTTTATAGACATATTCGAGAGGTTTATGAATAATTAATGGATGTATTGTATTGTGAGATGGCTGTTTATGTATTGGCATGGAAAAAGTAAATACATGTCCATTTGCACCTAAAATAGAATGTGTATTATTGGCAATACGCGGTTGTTTTGTCGGTCGCCAAATAAGTCGACAATTATGTCGCACCCACACAAAATCAAAGGACGCATTTTCGGGCATAACATGTTGTAATACATTTGTATATACGTAGTCAAACCAATCTTTTGTGGCATATGTCCATATGCTTACATTTTGAAATCGCTGAAAAATATATTCAAAAAATTCCCTTAAATAGGGTCGCGGAGTGACTTCATTCATATTATATTGGTTAAAACAATGTATTAGTGTATCATCCATATCTAAAATAATATTTTTATTGGATAGTGTTGTATTATTTTCTTTTTCCTTTTCCTTTTCCTTTTCCTTTTCCATTGAAATAAATTCTGTCATTGTATCTGTAAAAATATATAATATAACTTTATCTAATATATTGAACCACTCAAATGAAGTTTTCAGAAAATCTTTTTTTAATAACCACGACACAAACTAAAAGCAAACAATGAATCTCGAAATTAAAAATGAAAAGGGAAATTGGCAATATATCGCGATATATTCAAATGGAGAATATGAAGGAGAGCAGAAAAACGATAAAAGACATGGTCAAGGAATATTTACATATGCAGATGGAGCAATTTATGAAGGAGAGTGGATAGACAATAAAAAACATGGTCAAGGAACATTTACATATGCAGATGGAGCAATTTATGAAGGAGAGTGGAAAGAGAATAAAAGACACGGTTACGGTAGATTTATATTTTCAAATTCCAACATATATGAATATGAAGGAGAGTGGAAAGAGGATAAAAAAGATGGTCACAGTCGAATGACATATGCAAATGGCAACATCTATGAAGGAGAGTTTAAAGAGGATAAAAAAGATGGTCACGGTCGAATGACATATGCAAATGGCAACATCTATGAAGGAGAGTTTAAAGATAATAACAGACACGGTCAAGGAATATTTACATTTACCAATGGTGAAATCTATGAAGGAGAGTTTAAAAAAGGCGTATTTATAGAAAGTGTTTCACAAATACCTTTCATTAAATAAAAAATTAATATATTGAACCACTCAAATGAAGTTTTCAAATAAATTGAAAATCTTTTTTTAATAACCAGAAACAACATTAAAAGTAACAATGAATCTCGAAATTAAAAAGGAAAATGAAAAAGAAAATGGAAATAAGCAAAGTATCACAATATATTCAGATGGAACAAGCGATAAAGGAGAGTTAACATACAATAAAATAAATGGTAAAGTCACTATCATATTTACAAATGGAAAAATATATGAAGGAGATTGGATAGACGATAATATATGTGGTCAAGGTAAAATGACCTATTCAAATGGAGACATATATGAAGGAGAGTGGAAAGACGATAAAACACATGGTCAAGGCACATATACATATGTGAGTGGAGATATCTATGAAGGAGAGTGGAAAGACGATAAAAGACACGGTCAAGGGACATTGACATTTGTAAGTGGAAATATCTATGAAGGAGAGTGGAAAGACGATAAAACACATGGTCAAGGCACATATACATATGTGAGTGGAGATATTTATAAAGGAGAGTGGAAATACAATAAAAATATTTATAAAGGAGAGTGGAAAGATGGTAAAAAACACGGTCAAGGAACACTGACATATGTTAATGGCAACATCTATGAAGGAGAGTGGAAAGAAAATATTATACACGGTCACGGTCGAATGACATATGCGAACGGTTCTGCCTATGAAGGCGAGTGGAAAGAGGGTCAAAAGGATGGATATGGAAAAACAATTGAGGAAGGTTACTGGAAAAAAGGCGTATTTATAGAAAGTGTTTCACAAATACCATTCATTAAATAAAAAGTATTTGTGAAAATGCGAGTCGGTAATATTAAATTATTTTTTGCAATCGTTCTTCCGGAGAATAATTGGGAGCGTACATTTGATAAAATTGTTCTATCATGTCATCCGTATTTCCTCGAATATAAATTTCATGTGTATCATCATTTGCATATATAGTAATTGTTTCTGTTTTTATTGGTTGTTTTATTGGTTGTTGTATTTTTGTTTCTGTTTTTATTGGTTGTTGTTGTGTTTTTTTATTGAAGGTTACTTTCTTTTTTTGCTCTTTTCCTTTTGTTTCAGTAATTGTTTCGGTAGTAATTGTTTCCGTAAGTGCATTATTTACATTTTTATTTGTATTTACATTTTTATTTGCATTTTTAAAATCAATTATTTTATGTAACCACACCGGCGAAAATGATGCATAATACAACCAATGGCTCATAATATATTCTTTTTCTTGTAATGTCGGCTTGTGTGTATTTTCGAACCATGTATATATTTCGTCATTTACGCTATATTTTCTATATGTCCACAGTTTGTCCCACGTTAAAGGCACATCTTCAATTATATATTCACGCACATGTGTATCATTAAACAACAAACGTTCCGAAACAATCGTTTTTGAATTCGTGTATGTCATTAAATTATAAATAAAGGAATACAATACAGCAGGTGTAAGCGTATCGGCTGACAAAGGTTTCCATTCTTTGGCGACATAGTTGTCCAATCGTTTTTTATTGTTTTTATTTGCAAAAGCAATAAATGTATATGTTCCATCTTCATCAGAACACCCACAACAGTATTTTGTTATGTTTGTAAGAATATCTTCCACAAATCCAGAATAGAACAATTCCATTGCCCAAAAGATTGCCTCTTTAGAATTATCGAACGATAGAGCCCAGATAAACGATATTTCAACTTCAGATTTTAGATAAAGTAAGCGGGTTAGTGTGGTCATTTTTGCCTTTGCGTTTATTTAGTCATGTAATCATATTCATTTTTTTCTTTCTTCTTTGTCTTATTTATCTATCTTTCTTATTTATCTATCTTTCTTACTTATCTATCTTTCTTATTTTTATCAGAGTATAGAATATAATATGGATAAAATACGACGAGGAAGAGGAAAAGGAACTCAAAAAAGAGTAAAACGAATTCGTAAAGGAGGAGACGGAGAATCTATGCCAGCGCCGGAACCTATACCGGCGCCAGCGCCAGCACCAGCACCAGCACCAGCACCCATAACTGCTCCCCAAACTCAACCGATAAAATCAAATTGGTGGGATAAATTTTTATTTTGGAAAAAACAGGGAGGTAGAAAAACATTACGAAAACGTAAAGATAAAAGATAATTTATATGTAGTATAAAATATGTCTCTATTTATTCACTGTGAAAATCAAGAATTGCTATGGAAAATTATTCATCGCGCAATACATAGCAAGGATGATATGACGGATACATTCCGTCAAATTATACAGCAATTTCACGAAAAATATCCGACGGTTACCACCTATGAGGACCTTGTTTTTGTAAATAAACAGGTCTTGTCGTGTATTTTATTGTCACAAACAAACGAACCCATAAATGAACCCATAAAAAATGACCAAAAAGAAACTGACCAAATAAAAAACGAACCAATAAAAAACGAACCAATAAAAAAAGAAACCGATTATTCGTATAATAATCCGTATATTGTGCCAAAACAAGATGAAATAATATTTAGCGTAGAACGAGATGAACCTATTTCGAATATAGAAGAATTGGTGTCTGCGGAAATGAACGCACGAATGGAATTGTTATCTGAAGTTGCCAAACAAAACAACGATAAGAAAAACACCAAATAAGAAATAAAATTGAACATTTTTTATTTGTATTACATCAACAATAAAACATCAACAATAAAAATGAATTTGCAAGGAAACACTATTGACCGAATTGAGGAGGAAATAAGTATTCAAAAACGATGTTATTTAAAAAATAAAAAGTTAGTATTATCCTCAACAGAATCTGATGAATATATGCATACATATCAATACAAAAATGGAAATTCTCGTATTTTACAATATAATGAATCTATTGAAGATATACTGAATTTAGATACATCACAACTTGGTGATAACGATGATTATCATATTATATGTAATGATTCTATTAATAAATTTATTCCCAATACTTTAAATGGAAATAAATTATATAATAACTGTAAATTATTATTAGTTTATCAACGAACAGAGCCAAATGGAGAAATATGGCGAAAAGGTGCTATACTAAATACGGTAACACACAAAATAGCACTTATTACAACAACTAATTCTGAAACAAATATAACAAAAAATAAAAATAAAGCATTAAAAACACATGATGTAAATTGGTTTGTAGGTAAATATGGATTATCTGCCCCAATTGTATTTTGGAGAGACCTGCAAACTATTATTCGTAATAACTAATATCACATAGTTAGTCTATTACTATATTATAATCAATCGCATAATGAAATATTTAGGTGGAAAACATAAGATTGGTAAAAAGATAGCTGAATTTATGATTTCAAAATATTCTTCAGATAAAGTAAATGGATATTTAGAACCATTTTGTGGTTCTCTTGGAGTATTTAAACATATGACAAATAGTGGATATAAAAAATGTATTGCGTCAGATATTCAACCCGATTTAATTGAAATGTGGAAACAAATACAACGAAACACATTAAAAATTCCAAATAAAATAACAGAAACCGAATATAACAAATTAAAAATTAGTGATATAGATAAACCAAATCCAATTCGAGCTATTGCAGGTTTTTTTTTATCATATGGCGGAAAATATTTTGCAGGATATTCTCAAAAATGGGCAGGAGCTTCTGGACGAAATTTTTTGCAAGAATTTAAAAATGGAATAGAAAAAATAAAACCTCAAATTCAAAAACAAGAAGTTATTTTTGAAAATAAATCATACAATAATTTTCATCCAAATAATATGTTAATATATTGTGACCCTCCATATAAAGGAACTGAATCATATTCATCAGTTGAAAATTTTGACCATAATAAATTTTGGGACACAATGCGTAAATGGAGTAAAAATAACTTTGTATTTATTTCAGAAGAAACCGCCCCAAATGATTTTACGAGTATTTGGTCAAAACAAAAAAGAAGAACATTAGATAAAACCAATAGGTCTAATAAAAAAGAACATTTATTTATATATTCAAAAGGAAAAATATCTTCTTTAAATTCAAGAATAACACAAAAAAATAAACAGCAAAAAAATATACGAAAAACAAGTAAGAATATTATGTAATTTATTTTATTTATTGTATATTTATTTATTTCGAATTTTGACGTTTTCCTATTTTTCTACCGATTTGTGCGTAATTTAGTTGTGATATTGTTGGTAATAATCCTACACAGTCAGCTTCAGTAATCTGTATTTTAAAATACCATTTCCCATTACTACCCCCAGATGATTTTTCCCAATTATTATTGGCATTTTTGAACATTAATTCCAAGTTCAGAAATGACCATTTACATCTATTTTCTTTTTGACGTTTTCCATATTTAAACCAGTGTTGGGCAGATGATGGCGACATTTCATATATTAAACTACGAATACTTGCATGTTTATCATGTTTTTCACAAAAGGGTTTTGTTGTCCATGGATTAATATTTCCAATTATATCCAAGTATTTTGTTGTAAATTCTCCAATTTTCCAACGTTTTCCCCCATTTTCTAATTGTAATTTGTGTCCGATTATTTTCATAATTGTATATTTTGATAATTTACCATTAATAAATTTTTCTGTAATAAAATTGTTTGAACATTTAGTTAAATTGATAAGTTTTTCTTTTTCTCGTGTAAGTGGATTTACTACTTCTTGTTCTTGAATAAACGGATTTACTTGAGGTACATGATGTTTTGCAAATACTGAAAATAAATGAAATTGTTTTCTAATTTCAATCGCCAATATATTATTACTATAAAAGAAGTTTGTCATATCGCATATGATTTAGTGTTTTAATTTAAAAGTATGACTTAAAAAAAAATTTTCAATTTTTTTTATTCAATTGACTTCTATATCGCATGTCACGTCTCACTACATACATATGTTCGTTCTAAAATTTTTGATAATATAAAAATCGGCGTTTGAAATGTTAAAAGGTGTAATATACCATTTTCCAGAGCCAACTTTTACAATTACTATACAATTATTTTCTATTGCTACGGTAATCATTTCATTTAATGTTTTATCATTTTTATGATACATTATACATTCTATTTATAAAGAATAAGTGTTTTTTCCACATCTTCTACGGAAATACTCGTATATTTTGTCTCTCTGTCATACAAACTATATCCAACAATCAATTCATTTGTTTCTTTCCAATACATGAGTCCCATGGCGTATTCGACAATACCTTTTTCAAAGGTAAAAAAGGGACTGTATTTTTTTAATGTGAGGGTTTCTTGGTCCAAGACAATCCAAATATGATAGTAATATCGTCGGTCCTCATAACTCACACAATGGCACAGAAACCATATTTCTTTTGTTGGTAGTTGTTGTAGTTGTTGCGGGGGGTGCGGGGGTTGTTTTGTTTCAATACATATTCCGTTGGATGAGCCTCGTATATGTTTAAAAAAATAGGGTGTCATGTGTTCATGCGTCACAATTAAATTCGATTGTTTTTGGGGTTGTTTTTGTTGTTGTTGTTGGGGTTTTTGTTGTTCTTCTTTTTCTTGTGGTCGTTCGTTCTCAATAACAATTCCTATTTTTAACGGATACCAGCCATACACGTGACAAATATGTCCTTTCGCATCTTCCAACAAAACCCAATTCTTTTCTATTGCTTGTTCGCGTAAAATAGTAGCACCCATATTTTCACCCGTTATCAAATTTATTTTACCGTGTTCAATGCCAATATCATTTGCAGACAATCCACGATTTGCATTGTATATAATTTCATTTGAATAAGAAGTAGAAGAAAAAGGTCTCACATCTTCCAGTCCGACATATACGTTATCGAGAGAGGTATTATACGGCATAATCCATTCCTTTGTTTTTATCCATTTGTTTCTTCTTGTATCTATAATGGACATGACATTGATGGTTGAAATGGTCTCTCTATTCATATATTGTCCCGTATCCGAAATACGGTAATTTACATATCGCACAATCGACACAACATTTCCGTTCGGCAGGCGACAAAAGGAGGGAGTGCTTGAAACAAACTCATCCGGTATTTTTACATGAAAAAGCGTTTTCATATAGTTCATTTGTTGGACTTGATTTGTTTGTGTTTGTTGTTGTTGTTGTGTTATTTGTGGAGCATAGAATTTATAGTTTCGTAAAATACACTGTATGTGTCCGTCATCAATCAACGAACTCGCCATAACTTTCATACACATATTCACCGAATTGTATTCCGGTGCACTCCGGTATCCTGCAAAAACGGTATATTCAAAATCCAATTTCCAGTCATATACCTCCTTCTCCCAAAATAAATAATCCATGACTTTCCCTGAACCCATGGTCTTTGCTCTCTCTTGATCCGCTATCTGATAAAACCGCAACGCCAAATCGTTCTTTAACGACATGCGATAATATCGGACAATTTCATATAAATTTTCAATACGAGACGGATATATTTGATATGCGTCTAACCACGCCGTCACGGCTTTCCCCATAATATCTTCACAAATATCTTTGGTCTGTTGTGGAGTTAAATCCTTGTCTTGTGCCGTTTGTTCTGCGATATGACGATATACACGTCCAATCCAGTAATAACATTGCCACGTTTCTTCAAACCAACCTCCTATCCGAATTCGTCTTTTATACATTTCAATTGCATTTTCATATTGACCTATGTCGCGGTAACTATTCGCCAAATAAAACAAATATCGGTCGTTGTCCGGCAGTTCGTCCAATCCTTTTTTAAGAAGTCGAATATCTCGTTCAAATTTATCGTGTTTGGCTCCTCCGTCGCCAATATCGCGAATGAATATAATGGATTTATCGAATACTTGTCCTTTATAATTGGTTCCGTCCCCCACTTTCACAAATTCGTGGGTAACTCCCCAGTAAAAAATATCAATATTATTACGGACAATACGAATATTTTTATAGTACATGCCTTCATTTCCTTGAAATAAAAAATAGAGGTCATCGGTAAGAATGGATTTAAATTGTTGGGGGGACATGCGAGGGTCAATTTCTATACGCATGTCGGCATCCAGTAATAAAATATAATCGGCAGGCAGGTCGCGACACGCGCGGAGCGCGTGAGAGCGATTGTATCCAAAATCACGGAATGGTTCATGTAGAATAACTCCTCGAATCGGAGAGGGTCTCGTTCGGTTTATTTGTTCAAAATAGTCGCGAATGATTTGTTCAGTTCCGTCACTACTTCCGGTATCTATAATACAAAAAAAATCCAATATATGCACAACGGAATCAAGAAGTCTCGTAATAATTTTGGATTCATTTTTAACAATCATATTTAAACAGAGGGTTTTTGGTTGGTTTATTTTTTGTTGGTTCATTTTTTATGTAAGTAATAACAAATGTTTATTTTATTATTTACGGTTGTTGGTTATCGCCTGTGAAACCTTATCGCAGGTTCGTTGGCATTCTTCCTTTGTTTTGTATCGCATATATGTATTTTTATTATATGAGTTTATTATAGTATTGACTTTATGTGTCAGTATTACTTCATATGGAAATGCACGGTCCTTAATACAAAACAATCGTTTTTTCATACTAATTTCGCGAATATTGGCTACATCAACTCGAATTGACGTGAATTGTCCGTTCATGGTGAATGGTATCGTTATCGAATTCATTTTATTGTTTGTTTGTTTAATTTATATGTTTTATTCCGTTTTTAATTTATCAATTTTCTTTCTACTTTCTACACTAAAAAATAGTTATGGGTGTTTGCGCAACCTTATTTTCCGTCAAAACAGCTTGTAGTCCATATGACACATTTGTGCTGGAGGCAGTGGTCGGTTTGTTTCCATACATTTTTATAGCAGTTGCGGGGTCAGTCGCAACCGTGAGTCGTTGGAAAAGAGATAAATATATATCGGACCCCGACCCAAACTGTATTTTCCATGGGTTTGAAGAGCAGGTTACCGACGGAATTCCTTGGATTTGTTGCGATATTACCAATCCTCCATTCAAATAACAGTCACAAATATTATTATTCACACTGACGATAACATATGTCCATGTCTGAATGGGAAAATTATTTGTAATGGTAATTACATTTGGAACGACCGATGCAGTGGCGGAGGTGGCAGGATTACACGCCGATGCACCACTATTTATTGAAAAAGTCAAGGTAGGACTTGTTGTGCCTAAATCCAATGAAAGGTCGGGAAACCCATACGGAAGAGAGGAAGCAGATGCGGTGAAAATATTTTTGGGAGATTGCGACCACGTATTCACATAAATCCAAACTCCGTAAGAAAAATTGGAGGATTGGGGAGATGAGATAGTTGTTATGGCGGGAAGAGGAGTTGCACTGTTTAACCATACGGATGATATGGTGGTTGTAGTAGAAAAATAGTATTGATACACCAAATACAATAGCACTAAAATAATGATTCCCAAAATTATGTAAACAATAACGGACATATTATATTATATGTGCGGTTTTTTAATTTTATGGATTTATTTTTATGGATTTATAAACAACATATAATATTTGTATTTTTGATATAAGTTATCTCCTCTCCATTCTAACCACTTCAATACACGCAGTTCATATTCATCATCGGTTTCTTGAAAATTTCGCATATTTATGTCACATGCATTTTCCATTTTGGTTCCTGCATACATTGCTTTATGTGATATAGCTTTAAAACGAGTATGTTCATCATACGGAGAACCATAGATATTCATTTTATGTAATCTGTCTGTATTTTGTATTTGTATATGTAATAGATAATAATCACTCGGCTGAATATATTTTGTTACAATAGATTCGGTTTCATACCATATATCGCCTGTTTCTAATTCTGGATATATTATACGATTGTTAATAGGACCCTTACGTTCATCAAAACAATTTCTTAAGATTTTTATTTGCGTCATTTCATCAAACAATTGTTTTCTCGTGTTAATTAAATCTACAGAACGTTCGATTACCGTATTTTTTGACCACATGTCGCAGGTTTTAAAGAATTCGCAGTAATCTCGAACCCGTTTTGCGACCTTTTTAATTTGAAACTGTATTTTTTCTTTTTCAATTAATGCATTCACTTGATTAGCGATTTCTTCTTCTTTTTTAATTAATTCATTCACTTGATTCGTTATTTCTTTTTCTTTTTCAGTGAATGCATCCACTTGATTCGTTATTTCTTTTTCTTTTTCAGTTAATTCATCCACTTGATTCATTATTTTTTCTTCTTTTTCAATTAATTTATCCACTTGATTCGTGATGTCTTCTTCTTTTTCAATTAATTCATCCACTTGATTCGTTAATTCATTCAATTGATTCGTTATTTCTGTATTGTGTTTTTCGACATTGGTAAAATCATCCTCTATAACTCGATCTATTTCTTTGATGGACCCGTTTATTTTGTGTATAGAATCTACTATTTCGTCATTGGATTCATACAACTTTTGCACTTTATCAATAAAGTCCATGATTTTTTGTTTTATTCTTACGAGTTCAGTAATAAGAATAAAACTAACAATTCCAACAGTAAAGGTTATGAAAATATACGACATGATTATTTGATTGATTTTGTATTAAAAAAAGATTTTCAATTTTTCAAATAAGGGATTTTGATTTACGAAAACTATTTTATTAAACACTTATTGTTTAAATTCTGAACACAATATATAATATTTATATTTTTGATATAAGTTATTTGCTCTTAACTCTAACCACTGTAATATACGTAGTTCATATTCATCTTCGGTTTCTTGAAAATTTTGCATATTTATTTCACATTCATTTTTTAAAACTAGTGACATTTGTTGATATGATGTTATTATTTCACTTGATTTAGTCACATTTAAATAAAATATATGATAATTATTTTTTGATATGTATTTTTGTATAATTAAATATGCTGGTCCTTCTGGATTTATTGTAAAATGCTCTAATACTGGAAAAGCTATAATATTTGATGTTGGATGTTCTGGACGTTCTGGACGGTTTGATAAAATTTGCATTCTATAATGAATTGATTGAATAATATCTTGTCTTGCGCCAATTGGGTTATTTTCTATTCTATTTTTTGACCACAGTTCGCACGTTGTAAAGAATTCACAGTAATCTTGAACACGTTTTGCGACCTTTTTAATTTGAAACTTTATTTTTTCTTTTTCTCTTCTTTCTTCTTCTTTTTCAATTAATGTATATATTTGATTTGTTATTTCTTCTACTTGATTCGTGATTTCTTCTTCTTTTTCAATTAATTCATTTACTTGATTCGTTATTTCTTCTTCTTTGTCAATTAATGTGTTCACCTTGTCCGTTATTTTTTTTTCTTTGTCAATTAATGTATTCACTTTATCCGTTATTGCTGTATTGTGTTTTTCAACATTGGCAAATTGTATGTCTTCTTTTTCAATTAATGCATCTATTTTATCCGTTATTTCGGTATTGTGTTTTTCGACATTGGTAAAATCCTCCTCTATAACTCGATCTATTTCTTTGATAGACCCGTTTATTTTGTGTATAGAATCTACTATTTCATCATTGGATTCATACAACTTTTGCACTTTATCAATAAAGTCCATGATTTTTTGTTTTATTCTTACGATTTCCGTAATAAGAATAAAACTGACAATTCCAACAGTAAAGGTTATGAAAATATACGACATGATTATTTGATTGTTTGTTTTGTTTGTTTGATTTATGTAATTAAAAAAAGTTTTTCAATTTTTTTCGATTTGTTTATCATGCATTAATTAATCCATTTTCTTTCCCTTGTTTTTCAGAGTTTTTTTAACGGGAATTTGTTCAATCATTTTTTCCAATTCAATAATATCTGTATCCATATCATCCATAAAAGATGTCATGCATGTTGAAATCTCGCGTATTTGAATCGTCTGTTCTCCGGCGAACTCACATAATTCTTTGACGGCGCCTTTTACCGTCAATAACGTTTCTTCTATTTTTGCAATTTTTTTTTCATATTCATCGAATTTTTGTTTTAATCGGTCTTGTTCTTTCACGAGAAAGAATAGGGAGACAAGTATTACATATACGACAATGTTTTGATTTGTGTAGAATAATTCGTACATTTTATTTGATTGTATTTGTTTTGTTTGTATTTGTTTTTACAAGAAAAAATAAATCAATTTTATCTTGGAAAATTAAATGACATAAACAATAAATAATATATTTTTGTAATAAACGAATAAAATGACAGACTATACCGTAACAGAATTAAATTTATCGGGACAACAATTAACAGTTTTACCGGATTTATTTCTCTATACAAATTTACAAACATTATATTGTGACCATAATCAACTAATTTCTCTCAACAATCTTCCTCTTACTTTACAAAAATTAAATTGTGCAAATAATAATTTTACTTCTCTAACCAATCTTCCTCCCAATCTACAAATATTAATTTGTCGTGAAAATAAATTAACTTCTCTTGATAATCTTCCTTCCAATTTACAATACTTATATTGTAGAAATAATAAATTGACTTCTCTGGACAATCTTCCTCCCAATCTACAAAAATTATATTGTGAAACTAATCTACTGACTTCTATTGACAATCTTCCTACCAATCTACAAATAGTAAATTGTATTGATAATCAACTAACTTCTCTTGACAATCTTCCTCCGAATCTACAAGAATTAGATTGTGCAAATAATAATTTGACTTCTCTGAATAATCTTCCTCCGAATCTACGCATGTTGTATTGTTCAAAGAATCCACTAACTTCTCTCGACAATCTTCCTCCCAATTTACAAACATTAGATTGTTCAAAGATTCTACTAACTTCTCTCGACAATCTTCCTCCCAATCTACAAAAATTATATTGTAGTAATAATCAACTAACTTCTCTCGACAATCTTCCTCCCAATTTACAAACATTATGGTGTGAAGAGAATCAACCCGCAAGGCTCGGCGGAGCTGAGTCCGCCTTTGGCACTTCTCTAAACAATCTTCCTCCCAATTTACAAACATTATGGTGTGAAGAGAATCAACCCGCAAGGCTCGGCGGAGCTGAGTCCGCCTTTGGCACTTCTCTAAACAATCTTCCTCCCAATTTACAAACATTATGGTGTGAAGAGAATCAACTTGCAAGGCTCGGCGGAGCTGAGTCCGCCTTTGGCACTTCTCTAAACAATCTTCCTCCCAATTTACAAACATTATGGTGTCGCAACAATCAAATTACTTCTCTTGACAATCTTCCTCCCAATTTACAAGAATTATGGTGTCGCGACAATCAAATTACTTCCCTTGATATTTTACCTCTTACTTTACAAATATTACGTTGTGAAAACAATCCAATTGATACAACATGCAAGGAACTATATGGATTTGAACTTTCTGAAAAAACAATTGAAAAATACAATGAAATCAAACGATTGGAAAAAGAATGTTGTCCGCTACTTAAATGAAACGACAGAAGAAAATTGATACATATATTATTTATTTTTTAATCAAACAAATAATAAATGACAGACTATACCGTAACAGAATTGAATTTATCTTGTCAAAATCTAACAGTTTTACCGGATTTATCTCTCTATACAAATTTACAAACATTATATTGTGACCAGAATCAATTGACTTCTCTCGAAAATCTTCCCACCAATTTACAAACATTAAATTGTTACAATAATAAACTAACTTCTCTAACCAATCTTCCTCCCAATCTACAAATATTAAATTGTTACAATAATAAACTAACGTCTCTTGACAATCTTCCTCCCAATCTACAAATATTAACTTGTTCAAACAATACACTGACTTCTCTAACCAATCTTCCTCCCAATCTACAACAGTTATATTGTCATAACAATCATCTCACAAGTCTCGATAATCTTCCTCTTACTTTACAAAAATTATATTGTTATGAGAATCAACTCACTTCTCTGGACAATCTTCCTCCAAATTTACAAAAATTATATTGTTATGAGAATCAACTCACTTCTCTGGACAATCTTCCTCCAAATTTACAAACATTACTTTGTTTAAATAATCAACTCACTTCTCTTGACAATCTTCCTCTGAATCTACAAGGATTAAATTGTTCAAACAATCAACTCACTTCTCTTGACAATCTTCCTCTGAATCTACAAGGATTAAATTGTGAACATAATCATTTTACTTCTCTCGAAAATCTTCCTCCCAATTTACAAAAATTATATTGTGGAAATAATCAATTGACTTCTCTGGACATTCTTCCTCCCAATTTACAAGAATTATGGTGTTCATTTAATCAACTGACTTCGCTGGATAATCTTCCTCCCACTTTACAATACTTAGAATGTAATGACAATCAAATTGTAAGTCTTTTTGGAACTTCTTTTCCTTCCGGATTACGAGAATTATATTGTGACAATAATCAACTCACGTCTCTTGATATTTTACCTATTTTGTTAGATGTATTATATTGTTCCAATAATCAACTTACTTCTCTTGATTATCTTCCTTTGTTAGAAGATTTGTGTTGTAATAACAATCCAATTTATACACTATATGGATTTGAACTTTCGACAAAAACAATGAACCAATACAATGAAATTAAACGTATGGAAAAAGAATGCTGTCCTCTATTAAAATAAAACTGCCTGTTAATTAAAATTGATAATATAATTCATATTTTTTTACAATAATCAAATGAATCAAATAAACCAAATGAATAGTTCCAACCCCGAATACGTCTATGATGAATACTTAGATTGTGAAAAGAATCCGATTTATACAACATGTAAAGAACTATATGGATTTGAACTTTCTATACAAACAATTGAAAAATACAACGAAATCAAACGATTGGAAAAAGAATGTTGTCCTCTACTGAAATAACACTTTTGTAAATGTTGTCCTCTACTGAATGATATCATAAACAGCATTTTTGTCGATTTTAGTGAAAGACTCATCAATAAGTTTTTTTATCTTCTCAATTTTATCGCCCAGTTCCTGAAACTTTGTATTCGCATCTGTTTGGCAATCTGGGTTTTTATCTGGATGTAATTTTAATGTCATTTGTTTATACATACTTGTAAATTTTTTTGTAAAAAACTCTTTATTATTATTCGCCGGATGTTCCTGCATATCTTTAAAAATAGTATCAATCTTTTTTTTTAATTCATTTGAAACATTATTAATATTTGATGATACACACCCACTTTGTTTTGGTTTTGGTTCGGGTTTTGGTTCGGGTTTTGGGTCGGGTTTTGGTTCGGGTTTTGGTTCAGGTTCAGGTTCAGGTTTTTGTGGTTTTTGCGCAGGTTTATACGAATATGGATGACCCTCTCTCTTTTTCGCCTTTTCTCGAATTTCATCTAAATTTATAGATTCGGTCGAACTCTTTTTTTTATTTTCATATGGCTGACTTTCCCGCTTTTTCGCCTTTTCACGAATATCATTTATGTTAAATGCATTTTCATCAAACGGAGAAGAGGGAGGAGAAATATCCATTTTTACGGACCGTATTTTTTTACGCATAACAACTCTCTTTGTTTTATTTGCATTTTTTGGTTTTATTTTCCCATGAATACGATTTGCTTTATAAGTTCGGTTTTTCAATGTTTTTTTAATAACCATTATATATTAAAAACAGAAAATTAATACACAGCTTCTATTTCCACGAGGAGGAAGAGGACGGGGAAACAGGATTCGCCTTTACCTTAACCTTTTTTAACATGCCTACATTAAATCCCTTGTTTTGTTCTACTTTAGGTTGTGTTGGAATCGCCGCCATCTGCATTTGTTTATTTTTTAAATGTTTTTTTGGTGGTTTTGGAATATCAATGGACGAAAAGGAGGAGGAAGCAGAAGCAGAAGCAGAAGCGGAAGCAAGTGGCTCAATATGTTTACGTCTTTCCAATAATTTTATTTCGATTTCATTCAATGGACGCGGTTGTCGAGAAAAAGGTATCTGTTTAAATGTTTTGCGATTCTGACGAATTTGTGACATAAGAGATACATCATTCTTACGTTTTTGTTGAAGATTTTTTTGGGTTTTTTGGCGATGTTGTTTTGCGATATTTTTTTTACGACTTTCTTTCTTTTTTATTGCCCAATTGCGATTTTTAAATCCTAAAATGCGAAGATCCATTATATAATTATACCATATTTTTTTCTTTGTCTTTTTCTTTTTCTTTTTCTTTGTCTTTTTCTTTTTCTTTTTCTTTGTCTTTTTCTTTTTTTTCCTTTTTTCTTTGTCTTTTTCTTTGTCTTTGTCTTTTTTCTTTGTCTTTTTTCCTTGTCTTTGTTCTTCTCTCTCTAAATATGAATGGACATAAACCAGTAATAATGAAAGAATTATATATATATATGGAAGAATCAATCCCTCCTATTTTACATTTTCCTATTTACGACCCTCGCCAAATAAGCGAATTCAAAACAATGACGTTTTCAAATTATAAAAAGATTGAAGTGAAAGACGCTCTTATAAAATCCATGTCACAAGAAAAGGTTGAACCCGCATGTCACTGGTGCGCCGAACTTATTTGTAGCGGTCAGTTTATGGAAATCTGGGAGACACTTCTTTTATTTATCGGAAAACATATTCATATAGCAAATCCAAAAATCGTTATTTATTTACAGAAACGTTTCTCTCAATTTCGCGATATCATGATACAGGGACATTTCGCCACAGAACTTGAACTTCGTAACAATCGTATGATTCGAAATATGTTCGCCGAAATTGTGTGTATCATGTCGACATCGGCAAAAAAGAATAGTTTTGAACAAGTGAAAATCCAGCGCGAGGAATTTGATATGACCAATCATACACGAATTAAAGCGGATTCTCTTGATTATGCTCGCCCCATTATGAAAAAAGAAGACCCTCTCGAATTAACATTGGCTATCAATGAATTTTCCTACGATTTAAAAAACAATAATATGTTAAATGCGTGTTATTGGATTGAATGGTTAATTGAGTTTGATGTTATTTGTAAAACGCGTGGAGATAAATGTTTTGCCGAAAAACGCACTGAATTATCGGTAGAAAATAAACACAAATGCGATATAATATGGATTTTATGGGAGGCAATTCTGTATTATGGAGAGGAGAAACACAAACCCGAATTTATACAGAAAACACTTTTGGCACTTCACGATTTATTTTGTATTAAATATACCACAGGAACACCGAAAAAACGGCGGTATTTGCTTTATTTTGCGGTGGAATTAATTACAGAAACCGTGGATTTTGTATCACCTGCTTTTATTACCGACCGAGAATTAATGCAAACTGTGGTGGACCAAATCGACCAAGTGTATAAACAAATAAAAAAGCATGAAATTATAGATGAAAATGCCAACTATATGTTTATGGGATTGTCGGAAAAGGAGATTAATTTAAAGAAATCTCTCGGAAAAATGGAACTTATGAATTCGGCGGATTATTCGGGAACTCGTGATTAAAATAAATGCATACAATATATGTATATGAATATAACGAAAAAAAGAAGAGGTAAAAAAATTGAAAAATTTAAAAAAAGTAGAGGGAGTAATAAAAGTAAAAGTAGAAAGATGATGAAACAACATGGAGGAGGCAAAGAAATAAAAGACAAAGAAACAAAAGAAAAAGACAAAGAAAAAGAAATAAAAGACAAAGAAAAAGAAATAAAAGACAAAGAAAAAGAACAGAACAAAATTATTGGAGAAGGAACTCACGGAACAATTCGAGTCATGGACGAAAATAAAGTCATCAAAGAATTCAAAAATATAAAACAAAAAGGACATACATTATGCCCTCGTATTTTAGATGAAATTAATACAACTTGTGATACGGTTCAATACGAATATTTAGTTCAAAAATATATTGAATCGGAATTATCAAAAACACATATACGAGTTATTGTGCCAAAAGCATATACATTTTCGTCTACGCCGGATACATGTCAATATGAAATGGAGAGAATTTCACCTTTAGCTCCATTAGCTCCATTAGCTCCATTAGCTCCGGTTTCACCTTTAGCTGATGCGCCACTTATACAGGTAAATATAAGCGACCCAGATATGAATCAATATTTGCCAAACGTGGGGCATTTTTTGGGATTGAATGTATTGCCGCTCAAAATATTCAAAATGTCCAAAGAAGAATTTGTGTGTGAAATAGGAAAATTGTTTTCATTCTTTCATTTCCAGTTATTATTTGACGGATATGACTGTGAATTGTTGTTGGGAAAACTTTCTACGAAAAATGTGATTGCGTGTATTGATTTTGATAAAGTTTCGTGTATTGAATACAAAATTGGGTTTATAGCAAAACGAAAAATAGATGAACAAACCACGGATAACTATGAATTTACAAGTTCGAAAAAAATAGCCTCCTTTTTATTTGGCGCACTTATCAGTATGTCTTTATTACCAACCGACCACGCATTAAAAGAATCCTTTTTACTCGGATATCGCGAATATGTGAATTACGATGATGAAATGATGGTGGAAACATTGCATCATATGGTGGAGAGAATTTATGAATACGAAGTTTATGAATACGAAGTTTATGAATACGAAGTTTAGTCAATGGATTTTGGCAAAGATATAGTTTCTTTTTCTTGTGTTTGTGTTTCGGTTTGCATGTCATTCTTTTTTAATGCGAGAGTTCGGACAATTTTTGTTTGTCCGCTTTGTTCGTATTGACGATAAAAATATCTGACCAAGGATATTGAATTTGCCAAAATATTCATTGCGGTGCAATATGTAATTACACCATAATATGACCCCGGTTCTTCTATTTGAATAGAATACCACCAATAGGGGGGAATATACAGCATCATTCCTCCCGTTACATCATATTCTAACATTTGGATATTCTCATTTTTATTATCTTTCCCTTTATAGTCGCTGCGAAATTCATATTTTTCATAATCGTATATTGGATGCATATATTTTGAACTTTTAAAAGGCGTCATTTGTACCGTAATGCGACCTCCCTTCATAGGAACATAGATAAATTTACGCGAATCTGTATGATGTCGCATTATCGTGCTCGCTCCCTTACTACCAAAACAGACATCATATATAGTATGACATGTGTAATTCGGTTTGATATATTCATGAAACGAATCAAAATATTCCTCCAACACAGTCGCCTGAACGAATTCTTTGTTTCCTTCGCTAATATAATGTCCCGTCGAATCTGTATCCATAAGTGCCAATGCACTTGAAAAGGAAAGAGGTATCGAATCATCACTGGGTGTATCATTTGTATCACGCACATTTACAAATACATCTTGTTGCCCCACTTTTGCGGATAAATCTTCTAAAGACAGTGTATTCAAGTAATGAAACGTTGAAATAGTTGGTGCAAAATCAAATAAAATGGGCTGTTTTAATTGACATATTTCTTGGAGATGCGTGTTTCCGGCGTAATCTATTTCATAGATTTCATATTGGTCACCCTTTTTAAATTGGTCCATAAAATGAAGATAAAATAAAAAGAGAACAACGAAAATACCGATATATAAAAACATATTATGTATGTGTTCTATATTTTCTTTTACTTCAAGAAACGAGTAAATCTTCTCTTTTTCCAAGATAAAATTGATTATTGTTCTTTATATTTTGTATTATTAACTACAATGAATTTATTAGAAATATTTACATATGCAGATGGAGCAATTTATGAAGGAGAGTGGAAAGAGAATAATAGACATGGTCAAGGTAAAATGACATTTGTAGATGGAGATATCTATGAAGGAGAGTGGAAAGACAATAAAAGACATGGTCAAGGAATATTTAGATATACAGATGGAGCAATTTATGAAGGAGAATTCAAAAATGGTCAAATGAATGGTCAAGGAATATTTACATTTGTATATGGAGATATCTATGAAGGTGAATGGAAAGAGAATGAAAAACATGGTCAAGGAACATTTACATTTGCCGAAGGCGATATCTATAAAGGAGAATTCAAAAACGATGATGTGAACGGTCAAGGAACATGTACATATGTCAATGGAGATATCTATGAAGGTGAATGGAAAGAGAATGAAAAACATGGTCACGGTCGAATTACATATGCAAATGGTTCTGCCTATGAAGGTGAGTGGAAAAACGATAAAAAACATGGATATGGAAAAACAATTGAGGAAGGTTACTGGAAAGACGGTGAATTTATTGAAAGTGTTTCGCAACTACCTTGTATAAAATAATCGTCGGACCGTGGAGGGAGCGATACAAATAACTTTTTATTAGAGAGGTTCAATCTTCTACATCGTTTTCTCCAAAATATATAAAAAATGATTTTCATTGGCATCCTCTGTAACTGAATCTATCTCTACTTTACTTCCATCCTTCAACCCCCATTTTCCATGAACGAAAAACCCACAAAACAACGCATCATTAATGATATCGGACATTTCTTCCATATATAACGTTTGTTCATTTTGGCGTATATTTGCAGTGGATTTATCTGTAAATGTTTCGGTAAATACCATATGTTTATCTGAGGACGAAGAAGAAGGCGTATCATATTTGGATTGATACATCACTCCATTATCAAGGATTTTTGGCATGGCTTGTGTATTGGATGGTTTGTTTGGTGTTGGACTCATGAGCGATGAAAGCATAGTTCCAAAATGAAATGGATTGAATGTATTTTGAGAGGGAATCGTTAAATTAAATCGGGGATTATTCACCACGTGCAAGACCAAATACCCGCCATTTTTTAACCAATGATGACAATTCTTGAAAAATGCGATTTTATCTTTCATTTGATAAATGGTTTTGTCTAAACACAAAATATGGGTAAACGACCCACGGTCATACAATAAAGAATCAGTAGTTGCGTCGCCCTGTTGAACCGCTTCTTTTAACGTCGGCAAATTGTGTTTCACATGTTCGACCATGGCATTCGACTTATCAATTCCATAGGCGCGGTATCCGTGTCCAGACAAATAATCTATAATTGCCCCCGTGCTACACCCAACATCTAAAAATGTGCTGGCATTGGGAGAGGGTTGGGTTGCTTGAATAATGGCATTTAATTCGCGCTCTATGCGTGTTGCCGACGGATGAATATCATCGTATACTTGAACATAAAAATCATCATAAATATCGTCGTTGCGTTTTAAAAGAAATCGTTTGTTCTGGTCGAATCCCTCGGTTTGTTGTTTGCCATACATACGATTGTAAATGACTAAAATCAAGAGAAAAAGAGATATAAGAATAAGAACTTTTAACCACCGAGTTTGTGCATTTTTTGAGAAAAAAACCGATGGAATAATTTGCATCTTTTATTATGTGTAGAAAGAAAGAAGAAAGAAGAAAGAAGAAAGAATTCTTTATTCATCATATTCATCACTATCATATTCATCGGTATTATTCGGCAAATGTGTATATAAGAATCGCCGATTCTGTATTTCTAATTTATTTCGTTGCACCACATTTATATATTTTGTTTGAAACAATGCCTCTTCGGTGTTTGTATAGTATAATTTTCGTCCAAACGTTTGGTTTTTTATCGAAAACTGAACTAAATGTAACATAAATTTTTGTTTCAGAGTACGTCTATTATTTGTCGATGTTTCATGTCTATATACATAAAATGCCCGTAAAGCCGGTTTAAAAGCATCCATCAATACATCTTCGGGAAAATCGGGGTCTATACGTATTTCATATTTACTGCTACCATCTTCTTTATAAATACCATCTTCCCGAATTGGCTCTCGAATATTCATATGGTCGATCCGAATACGGTTGTTATAAAATTCCAACATTTGATGAATTATGTGTGTTGGTGGGTGAAGTAATCTACAATACAATACATATTCAAATATTTCGTGTTTGTATGTGTGTGCAAATTTGGCGCTATTCATTTCACACAGAAAGAACAAATGAAGCAATATAGGTAATGTAGTCCGAAAATGGTCGGAAAGTGCGAAATATATATTATATAGAGCCGATTTGGTAAATGGTTTGTTATTGTATGGATTTTTTATCGCCAACGGTCCGTCAATATAGGTGAGTGCCGTTAACATAAGATGAATAAGTTCTTTGTGTGTAAATAAATACGTGAATTTTCCTTCATGTAAAGCCAATACATGGGGAGATGTTTTATAAATGGGTTCTTGGTATAAATCCGTTGTATTATGCACAAGTCGTGTTTTATGGATTTTATTCATTATACATCGGGTAAGAAGACGACTGGTTCGTTGCATTTTATAAAACACTTCCATAAATTCTTGTTTTGTGCGGTCATCGATAAATGTATTTCGCATAAATTCTCTATATAAATCGTATTTTATTTGGGTGCGTTTATAAAGAGCCATAGCGGAAATAAGATTTGGCGCGGGATTTGTTGTAGTTACGATATTTGTATTGTTTCGACTTTTGTTAATATATATTTTTAAATAAATATCAATAATTTTATTTTTGGATATCATTTCGCCAATTTCGTAAAACATTTGTTGGTATTTTATGTATTTAACAATAAATATTATTTCAATTTTTTACTTTGCATTATTTTATGTATTTATATAATATAATGAAAGGAGGTGAAACCAAAAAATATTCAGTTGGTATATATGAAGGAGAGTTAAAAGATGGCAAAAGAAATGGAGAAGGTACAATGACATACAAAAATGGAGAAACCTATCAAGGAGAATGGCAAGATGATAAAAAAAATGGAGAAGGTGCAATGACATACAAAAATGGAGAAACCTATCAAGGAGAATGGCAAGATGATAAAAAAAATGGAGAAGGTGCAATGACATACAAAAATGGAGAAACCTATCAAGGAGAATGGCAAGATGATAAAAAAAATGGAGAAGGTACATATAATTTTGAAGATGGAAGAAAAATCTATCAAGGAGAGTGGGAAAATGATGAAATAAATGGATATGGTAAAATGGATTATTATGAGGACGATGATTTACCATATGAAGAATATGAAGGAAATTGGGAAAATGGTGATAGAACCGGACACGGTATAATGAAATATTATGATGTTGGTAATACGAATGATGTATATCAAGAATATGATGGAAATTGGGAAAATGGTGATAGAACCGGACACGGTATAATGAAATATTATGATGTTGGTAATACGAATGATGTATATCAAGAATATGATGGAAATTGGGAAAATGATGAAATAAATGGATATGGTAAAATGGAATATTATGTATACAGTAAAAAGAAATATATTGGTGAGTGGAAAAATAATCAAAAAGATGGTATTGGAAATATGACATATTCTGATGGAACTGTTGAAAATGGAATATGGAAAGAAGATATTTTTATAGAACCTTTGTTATATACGATGAAAGGAGGTGTCATAAAACAACTCCATAAAAAAATAAAACGAATGACACGTAAACGAAAAAATACTGTCTCACGAAAAAAACGTACAACTTCTTCCGTGTTAAAGAGAAAAAGAAAGATAAATAAAACAAAAAAGTCTAAAACAGTATAAATTATATGGTCGGCATGGGAATGCATACGGCATTTCCACTATCCCACTCGGTTCCCGTCGAGCAACAATTTGACCCCACACATCCATTAAATCCGCCTAATAAATTTCCCGCTAATTCCGATGCAGTGTTTGTAGCCGTTGTTGCGGTAGCGGACGATTGTATTGCGGGAGGATTCAAATTATATTGTGTAAAATCCATATTGCTCCGCAAACTCATATTCCACCATGTCATGCCAATTATAATACTAACAATAAAAACAATCAATACCGTAAAAAACGCCGACGGAAAAAAAGGCACGAAGGAGTGAAGTAAATTCGAACAAAATATAAGAATAAGTCCTATAACAACTACCTTTACCATATACACATATTCTCCGTATTTTTTATTGTAACTTTCATTAAATTGAATCACCCGTTCCTGCGTTTGAATGGCGTTGTTTACCGTTTGTTGTTTTTGTTGAAGACGTGTGTTTTCGTTGTTTAATATTCCCTGTAAATTCTGTATATTATTCTGGTAGTCGTTAATAACTCCAGATGCCAATGATGTCGTATATGTGGATGTTTGTGGTGTTGCCATACCTTCTGTTTTGTCATAATAATACGACGTATTAAAACTTTCACTACATGTTCCCGTTAGAAAACATGTATTTATGCTATTTGAAATTTGACTAACTATACCGGCTTCATTTTGCACTTCCGATGATAATAAGGCGTTGTCGGCATGTAATGAACTTTGTGCCATATTTGCCTGTATAAGTTGATTGTTCAATGACTGATAACTATTTTGCAATGAAACGTAATTATTACAAATATCAATGACTTCTTGCTGTAAATTCATGTTGCTTTTCAACAATACGCCATTTTTTTCGTAACACGCATTTAAATTGTCTTTCATTTTATCCATTTTTTTTTGCAATGTGGCGGTTTCGGTAGTTGTAGAAATCGCTTCCGCCACACCCGTTGAAGAAGACATGGGTTCTATTTGTTTTTTTTGTTCTTGGTGTTCTTCTATTTGTTTTTGTGATTTGTTTGTATGAAATCCTTCTGCCAACGCATATATTTGTTGATACCACGCCCCCCCCAATGGATTTTTCGTTGGAGAGTGTGTTCCACCGGGGCATTTTCCACTTCCATATTTGGAATATTGTTGCCCCGTTCCGCTAAAACATTGACCTCCATCTTGAAGACCAATGACCGTATCATTTGAATCGGTTTGTTTCCAACATTCAATCAACGCTTGGCTCATTTTTCCGGCATGTGCATTTTGAATAGCTGAATTACTTATATTTTGATGCTGATTTGGAAGAGTACGACTAGGAACGTCATTATAACATCCAATATACGTAAATCCGGGTAATTGTGATGACATATGATACTTACTTTATATAAAGATAATCAAGTATCGCTAAACCTAACGATTATATGTAGAAAATGGTTCCATCAAGGTATGACCGCTCTTTTTAATAGGTGGTTGTGTTGGGTCCATTTTTGTGTATAATTCTTCGCGCGTTAGATATAATTTCTTTAGATCTGAATCGGGGGCTTTATGTATAGGTGCATAGGTATGTCCTATATATCCAGTATCATTTGCGCTTTCAATAAACATTTGTTTTCGTAAATCGTCGGCATTATGTGTTAAATATGCGCGATACTGCCAATTGGACTGGATTCCATTTTTTTCAATAATGGTTTTATTTATATCCGATGTTGGCTGATAGGAGGCAATAATAGTTCTGCCGTCGGACATAAGAGGGGGGTAACCGTCATATAAATTATTGTCAGAATATCCTCTAAAATTCGATGGATTCATATTTATTTATAGGTAGATAAATATGTTATATGAAATTTGTTACTTCTTATGATTTTTCTAATATACGCACTAATTCATTATGTTTTGTTTTTACATTAAATTGAATTTTTTTTTCAATTGCGATTTTTTTTAACTCTGATAAACTTAATTTACTATAGTCTATTTTTTCTTGTAGAATAGGTTCGTCTTGTAGAATAGGTTCATCTTGTGTAATAAGTTCGTCTTGTAAAATAGATTCTTCTTGTAAAATAGATTCTTCTTGTAAAATAGGTTCGTCTTGTAGAACAGATTCTTCTTGTAAAATAGGTTCGTCTTGTAGAACAGATTCTTCTTGTAGAACAGATTCTTGTTGTAGAACAGATTCTTGTTGTAGAACAGATTCTTGTTGTAGAACAGATTCTTGTTGTAATAAAACTTCTTCTATTTCAGACACAAATTCTTCTTGTAATACAAGAGTTGGCTTATCTTCTTCTTCTGGTATAAATTCTTCAAGGGTAATAGATTCATCGCCATCATCGTCTTCTTGTTCATCGTCTTCTTGTTCGCCGTCATCATCATCATCTTGTTCGTCTAAAAAATATGTGTTTATATCTTCAGCTTCAGCTTCAGCTTCTGTTTCTTCTTCCTCTTTCTTTACAACAGGAGTATGTTGAACTTGGTCAATACATTGATTTATTCGACGCTTTACAAGCTGAATTTCATCGATAGTTCGACTAATCATTGATAAAAATGTATCGGTTTTTTGTTCTAATAATTGTATCCTATTTTTGTAATGATAAATTAGGAATAAAATTAAAATAAACGTTATTCCTAAAGTTAGCCAAAGCGAACTTTCTACGTAATTAAAAAATGCCATTTAATGTATTATTATTTCTTTATAATTTATTTGATTTTATTTAACGCGCGCAAAAAAATTGAAAAAGATATAAACAATAAATACGAATAAACAAACAAATAAAATATGGCACTACTTGGATATATAATCGGTAAAACAGTTATTGTGACAGTTGCAGGAATTTCAGGGTTTATTGTCGGTGGTCCAGTTGGGGCAGGAATTGCAATTAGTCAAGTATGTGTAGCAACAGGCGTTACCGAAATTGTATTACTAACGTCTCCATTATAACCGGTCAAATGTCATTAAATATAAAAATTGGTTTACATCTCCCAATATTTCATCTCGCACATTTAATAAATCGCTGTTATCGGATGGGTCGAAACTACGGTTCATATGGATTAATAATTGTCGAAATTCGGTCAATCGTTGTTTAAAATCTGTATCATTTTTACAATCATGAAATTGTAATGTTTTATGCGTCATTTGAATTCTTGATGCATCTTTACCCAATAATATTTCAACAAATTTATCAATATTTTCGTTCAAACGTTCATACAAATCATCGGTTGCTTTATGTTGTGAAAATACACGAGTTTTCCAATGATACAGTTTGACTAAATTTAATGTTTCCATAAATATTTTAACAATGTCGGATTTTATCGTATTTGTTATCGTTTTTTTGGGCACACCTTTTACGGTTTTATTTTTTTTATTTTTTATTACTGTATTTTTTTTCGTTTGCATTATATTTTAGTGTTACATTTTAGTTACGTTAAATAAAATGTAAAAATACACACATGTATCATATATGGAAGAACCACCATTGTTTTCAGGTTATTTTAATCTTCCGATTTCTTATTTAGAAAAACAAGTTCATCCTCTCTCACCTACCATTGCGGAAGATTTGGAATTGGATGTAAGTAGAAATATCGACCAAGAAACGACAGAACAAAAAGAATCAACAAAAGAAAAAGAAAATAAATCCATGTATGCACATTTGATGCATCCGACCCACGAATTTGGTCGTCAAATGACCCATTCATGGAAATCTACATTTACCTCCGATACGAGTTTTTTACAGCAAACGCAAGACATTTTATTGGACTTGTCCAAGGATGAACATGTGCCAAACCTCCATATTAACGGAATAAAAGAAATTTGGGCAAGAAAATGTGATGCCGATTTTATCAATAAATATCAATATTTGGAATGGGATGTGTTGGCTTCTCTCAATCGTTCATCGTCGTTTCTGCAAACACTCGCAACATTAAAATACGCAAGTCCGTTAATCTCTCTTCTTCTTCCCCTATTTCTTCTTTGCATTCCTTTTTTTCTGTTGAAAATAAAACGCATTCCTATTACGATACACACATATATAGATATTTTAAGTGTAATAGCGAAAAACCATTTTATAGGAAAAATATGTAATGTTCGCCCAGACGCACAAAGTATTATTTATGTACTATGTTATCTCGGCTTCTACGGATTGTCCATGTATCAAAATATGGCAGAATGCTGGCGAATGACCGCGAATTTACAGCAAATGCACACAGATATGCATCAAATGCTTTCGTATGTACATACGAATACACAACACATGGATGCGTTTTTATTGCGTTTTTCGTCCAAATCCGCCTATGCGCCTTTTTTAAAAGATATACAAATACACAGAGAACGATTGATGTGTTGGTATACAAAGAATGCATGGCTACTTGATACAAAAGCCATATTTGGAATTACACATACACCTTTTATGGGTAAGCTAATGCAAATGTATTATATGTTTTATAAAGATAATGACTTGGATGCAAGTTTTCGATTCTCGTTTGGATTTGAAGGTTATTTGGACAATATTCTGGGGATTCATCGTCAATTGTTATCGGGGACTCTACAATGCGCCATTTTCATCGACCCGCCAGAACAACCCAAACAAAACAAAAATAAAATCGTTCGAAACAAAAAAACAAAACCATGTATTATAAAGAATCAGTCGTATCCAATTCAATTACACGAAAATGTAAAAAATACGGTATCTCTCTCTAAAAATATTATTTTAAGTGGAGTAAATGCTTCTGGTAAAACAACCACATTAAAAACAACCATGTTGAATATTATATTTTCACAACAATTTGGTGTTGGATTTTATGATGCATGTTCTATCATTCCGTATACACACATTCATTCGTATTTAAATATTCCTGATACATCGGGAAGAGATAGTTTATTTCAAGCCGAATCTCGCCGGTGTAAAGAAATATTAGATATTATTAAAGATGAAACTGACATAGAAAAAGAAAACAAACAAGAAAAAGAAAACAAACGCCATTTTTGTATTTTTGACGAATTGTATTCAGGAACAAATCATAATGACGCAGTAAAATCATCTATTTCTCTTTTAAAATATCTTGACCGACATGAAAATGTTACTTTTTTATTGACAACTCATAATGTTGATGTATGTAAATATTTTAGTGATGTCAGCGAAAAAGATGGAATCGAAAAAGATTCTATCGAAAAAGATGGAATCGAAAAAGATGGAATCGAAAAAGATGTCAAAATACCTGATTTTCACGCCAGTCATAACATAAAAAATTATCATATGGAAAAATATCATTTATCGGAGGGAATTTCAGAGATAGAAGGAGGTATTCATATTTTAAGAGAAATGGATTATCCGACTGAAATTTTGCAAAATATGATGGATTTATCATGTTAGTGCCCCCCCCAGTAAAATTGAAAATTTTAAAAAATAAAATTTATACTATAAAAAAATGAATAGAATGGAATTTATTTACAATACAAATCCCGAATGGGGGCGCGTAATTGACGAATTCATCCAATTAAACCCCGAATTCAAAATTTGCACCTACATTCCACTTAGTCCAAGAGAGCAATTTCCATACGAGAACGTACATTCGTTGTTTGAAGCCGTTCTCTTTTATGTTTGTTGTTCCGGAGTAAGATTTACATTTGCTCTTGCTCAGTGGGACATTATATATCCTTTATTAGCATCAAATGATATGAATTGTATATTATGTAATATGTATGACATAGCAAACGATGTGCGTATTCAGCCAAAAAAACGAACTATATATGCGCATATATGCGAATATGTTGCATTTGAATTGGGAGGAGAGGTAACTGTTGAAAATATATATAAATTAAAAGAGAATATTTCGGGTATTGGAGACGGATGTATTGCGTGGTGCAATAGATATTTTACAGACAGTCCAGATTGCATTGAATATACAGATATTAAATTCAAAAAAGGATTTGAGAATATGTATCACGTTCACGAAAAGGCATTTATGCGAAATAAAATACATTTTTGGAAAAAACATAAACACGGAAGAATTGCAAATATAATGATTATGGCATTTAGATAATTTTTATAATGCGTTAATATATAATAATGGCTCGTTGTGCAAATGGAACTCGTAAAAATAAGACCACTGGAAATTGTGAAAAACACTCTGTAAAGACCCGTTGCAAAAATGGAACTCGTAAAAATAAAGTTACTGGAAATTGTGATCCAAAACCAAAACCCCCTTCAGGAAAACGAATGAATGCGCAAGCCTATGTAAATCGTTATTTAGTAAATCATCCGAAATACAAAAAGGCGCGAAAAACAAATAAAAAACCATTAACGCCATACAGTTCACAACGTCATTATCATGTAGAACACTCGCCATCTTCTGTATATCACACGCCACATATCCGTTCGGAATCTCCCGAATTTCATACGGCGCCGGAACCTATCGTCAAAATACCCAGAAAACTTTCATTTTCGAACTCATTATAAAAAATGTTTCGTCATGTATTTTTGTATTGTGAAATACGTAATGATTTGACCTTCTGCATCACTTCCTAATAATTTACATAATTTATCATCCATTATAATTTCTCGTTTCGCCTGTGGATTTTGCAAATTATTTTGTTTAATATATGTATTCAACCGAATCGTAGTTTCGGCACGTGAAATTAATGTATCATGTGAAATATTTAAAAAATCACATAAATCCGTGCTCACCAGTTGATTTCGCGCAAACCCAGATTTTTTTTTCTCCTTTTTTTGTTCTTGTTTTGCCAATTTTTGCACGAGTTTTTCAAGTTCTTGAAATTCCTTAAAAAAATCATTATGCAACTGCATTAATGTATTATGTTTGTTATGTAGTGATTGTAAATCTAATAAAATAGTATTCATTAAATATGTATTTATAATAACACATATTTATATTTTTACTTTACTTTTTTTGCTTGTTATGTTTTTCTATACAGTCATAAATCCATCGGCATCAACAACTGGTTTGGTTTTTTTACTTTTTGGAGGTTGTTGTGGTCGGTCTTGTTGTGGTTGTCTTGGGGGGCGTTGTTGTCGGTCTTGTGGACGGTCTCGTTGTCCTTGTGGACGGTCATGTTGTCCTTGTGGACGGTCTTGTTGTGACCGACCTTGATATGGTCGTTGAGGACGTGGACGGTCTTGTTGTCCTTGTTGTCGGTCTTGTTGTCGGTCTTGTTGTCGGTCTTGTTGTCCTTGTGGTCGGTCTTGTTGTCCTTGTTGTCGGTCTTGTTGCCCTTGTGGTCTCACTTGCTCGCTACGTTCGTCATATTCCTTTTTATCTTCGTTTGCAATACGTCGAGTCTCACACATAATATTTCCTCCCAAAATACCACTGATGTCCTCGGCAAAATACTCATACTTTTCATTATGAGCTTTTGTTACCGCAAAATCTACATATTCGCCCATAACTAAATATTTATATTGCGATTCTTTTGTCCGTAAATTGCTATAATGAACAAAAATATCCTTTCCAACAAATTCAGAATCTCCGGATAATACCGTAATAAATCCAAATCCAGAAGAAGAATTAAACCACTTTACGATTCCAATGTTACGAGTTGAAAGGGCTGATTGTTCGAATGTTACTTGCTCTACCATGTTACATATGTTTGTCCATTGTCTTTATGTTCGTTATAGAATAAGTCTTCTGCCAAGTAAAATTGATGGATTCTTTTAAATAGGTTAGGAATATCCTAACCTATTTGGTTCGGTTCTTAATCTTCCTCATCATCATCCATTTTTGGCGACAAATAAAACAATATTCTTGCTCTTACTTTGCTTTCTTTTTCACTTTCTCCTTCTTCTTCACCTTCTCCTTCTTCATCCTCTTCGAAAAAATATGTAACGCAAATGGGTTTTCCGCTAATAAATTTTAGTTCAACTTCTTTTGCGATTTTATGATAACTGCAAATCATTTCCATATAACGAAGAGAAAATGAAATGTGAATAGTTTCTCCCTCTTCAATTGCAAAGGACTCTACTTCATCAATTAACATTTCAATGGACATTTTACCCTTTTCCAAACTTTGCGATGAAAATATGATTTTTTCTTCACTACATCGAATATCCACTGTATCTCCCATGGATTTTAACTGTGATACAATTCCAAAAAAACGGTCCGACGAATAGGTAACTTCTGCCGTATAATTGCATGGAGGAATTTCCAAAATATCCGACGTCAAATCAATTAACGGGAGTTCAAAATTCTTGTCATATTCGTTTTTCTGCTCACTATGAAAATACAAAAATAGTTTATCGGATTCTTCTGAAGAATAATGCAATTGAATAGTTTGATTTTTTTCTCTTGTTTTTAATACCATGTGCAGAATTTTAGAACTTATACCAATTGTAACAGATTCATCCATCATATCATACTGGTCGAACCACGTGCTCTGCAAATAGACTTCAGAGAGAATAACACTGGATTTATCCATGGACTGAATAAACATTTGTTTTTTATTGAAAAAAATATTAACTACATCTGCGACATCTTTATTTTGAAAAATAGAGGCGAATTGGTCGGCTTTTTGAGGAGTGCGTATATAAATATCCATAATGATTTCTTTTTTATTTTATTTTTATATCTTTTCTTTTATTTTATAAAAAAAACAGTATAATATATCTGGAAACATTTGCTGACTTTATTGAAATAAAAATGAAAAACAAATAACATACAATATAACAATAACCATAATATGAACAATCCAGAAGAAAAGAAAGAAAAGATTGTTACACGACTTGAACGATATTACAATACAGAGAATTCTATGTTAACCGAAATTGGCGTAGATGAATCCGGCAGAGGACCTATGTTTGGTCGTCTTTATGTTGCAGCGGTCGTTCTTCCGACTTCTTCCCAAGATTCACCTCTTTGGACCGCAGATATTAAAGACAGTAAAAAATTCACAAAAACAACCAATAAAACACCCAATAAAACAGATAAAATTCATAAAGTTGCGGAGATTATTAAACAAAATGCGGTTGCGTGGACGGTTGAATTTATTGAGTCCGATGAAATAGACCGAATAAATATTCGAGAGGCAGTTATGAAAGGAATGTCAAAATGTATCTCGAATATTATGGAACAAATGTCATTAACGGAAGAAACGGCATTTCTTCTTATTGACGGAACCGATTTTAGTCCATATATGATGCCGATAAATAACTCCGAACATATTCGATATGTGCCTCATATAACGATTCCACAAGGAGACGGCAAATATATGGCTATTGCTGCGGCATCTATTCTTGCCAAAGTTGCGAGAGATGATTATATTTTACATTTGTGTGAAATGTATCCGGCATTAATAGATAAATATCAGTTACAAACCAATATGGGATATGGAACAAAAGTTCATATGGCTGGAATTGCGAAATACGGAAATTCACCATGGCATCGTAAAACATTCGGCTTATGTAAATCGGTTCATGATTGGGATACGAATGAAACAACAAACACAACACAAACAACACAAAATCTACCATAAAATATTACGACTTAAATTGTTGGGAGAGTATTTGTTGTCTTTCCAATCTCCCAAAATAGAAGCGGACCTGCGCAAATAATTCTTTTGGCGAATTGGATTTTTATGTTTGAGAAAGTCTTCATACCCAAGTTGTCCAAAATGAACCCAGTGACCACCATTGTCACATATCATATATTTTTTGTCGTTTTTTGTTGATTTATAAATAGTCGCATGTTTCCCCAGATATGCGTGTGCTCTACGTTGTGCTTGTATGGGGTCCGAATAGGTATACAGAATATCATTTTTTTTCACGCGAACCGCTTTTATATGTTCTTCCATTTTCATTAAAGAAAGAAAATAATCGAATCTCTAAATTAATATATGCCCCATTTGTGTTCCGTAGGGACAAATATAATTATATAAATAATAATAGTGAGGCACAATTGCCAATAATGGTTGTCCGTATATTATTTCTGATGTATATACATATTGAATTTGCGGTTGTTCTTTTTGTATTTCACGCAATGCCAGAATTGCACTTTGCGCACGTATTTGCTCTGATATAGGTGTAATTGTAAGAGTGCCGGTCCAATGAATTCGTTCTTTTCCCATATGGTCTTCCACCTTGTCTACTTTAAAAAAATAATATTCACAAATTTTTCCATCTCTCTGACAATAATATATATACAACAATCGCCGTTGAATGAAAGAAAATAAATCCACATTTGACGGATAAAAACTACACGACCATGTTTTTTCTGAGGGCGTATATTGTTCTATTTGTGTAACAAGAGTGGATATGTGACCTATGGGCATTTGTAAAAGAGAATAAGGAAGAGAGATTGGACTATGTGGTATTTTTGAAAAATCATATACATTTGAAATCGTTGATATACACGGAACCAATCCTTGTATTGGCACACAGGATGAAAATAAAACAATATCTTTTTCTCCTTTTTCTACTATCTGTCCTTTTTCTACTATCTGTCGTCGTTCCAATGAAAATAAGTGTTCCTGAATAAGTCCATAAATATGTTTTTTGGGAGTATGGGGGGAAACTGCGAAAAAAACTGCATGTTGAACTGTCTCTCGAATTTTTTGTCCAGACATGAGCGCCGATGCGTTTTCATTTTTAGTTAATAACATATGTATTGGCTGTGTTGCTAAACAACCTTTGTCTATTGATAAAAAAGAAATATAGGACAATCCGGATAAATAGGTGCGAATATCTTCATACACCATCGTATTAAATGTCTGAATAGTTGTTAAATAATATTGTTTTATAATATGAAATAAGTGTGTTTGATAGTCGGAAGATGTATCGATATCGTATATAGAAACGGTAGTTATCATATTCGGACTTATCCATCGATTTTTATTGGGTTTGTTGGGTTTATTTGTTTTTTTAATACGTTGAGGTAGATAGACAAAATAACGACATATATCGTATGTGTGAAACATTGGTTGCGAACTCCAAAACGGAAATTGATAGGATATACCGACTATTGTTACTAAACTAATGAAAATAATTATGAAAAAAAGGGTTATTTGTATAGAAAACATATCAAATTGAAATGTAGATAAATTGTTAAAAAGACCGAGGTCAAATGTGTTCATTAACATCAGACAAGATGTTTTATTTGTCCCTGATGTTTTATTTATCCCTACGGAATACAAATGGGACATACATGAATTTTTCATTGTATTGTTCAACTGTTTTTTCCGAAAGTTGAAATCCATATGATGTATAAATTGGATTTTCAGTACATTCGAGCCTATGTAAAGTAACAGGTAAAATATCGAGGGAAGTCAATTTATTATTTGAACAACATAATATTTGTAAATTTGGAGGAAGATTGGTTAGAGAAGTTAGTTGATTATGATAACAATATAATATTTGTAAATTACGAGGAAGATTTTCAAGCCTTGTGAGTTCATTGTTTGAACAATATAATTCTTGTAAAGTATGCGGAAGATTGTCAAGAGAAGTCAAATGATTCTTTTCACAATATAATGTTTGTAAAGTGGGAGGAAGATTTTCGAGAGAAGTGAGCGGATTGTTTGAACAATTTACAAATAGTAAATTGAGAGGAAGATTTTCGAGAGAAGTTAGTTGATTGTCTCGACAACATAATTCTTGTAAATTGGGAGGAAGATTGTTTAAAGAAGTCAGTTGGTTATTTTGACAATGTAATTCTTGTAATGTGGATGGAAGATGTTCGAGAGAGATTCCAAAGGCGGACTCTAATCGAACGCCGATCCTTGTGAGTTGATTATTATAACAATCTAATGTTTTTAACGTGGATGGAAGATGTTCGAGAGACGTTAGTTGATTGTATTGACACCATAATGTTTGTAGATTGGGAGGAAGATGATCCAGAGAAGTGAGTTGATTATGATGACAATATAATCTTTGTAAAGTTTTGGGAAGAGAAGTCCCAAAGGCGGACTCTAATCGGTCGTTATCACTCCCTCGAAAGCCGAGCCTTGTGAGTTGATTGTTATCACAATGTAATTGTTGTAAATTGGGAGGAAGGTCGTCGAGAGAAGTCAAATAATTATTTGAACACCCTAATTCTTGCAAATTCGGAGGAAGATGATCAAGAGAAGTGATTCGATTATTAGAACAATTTAATTTTTGTAAATTCGGAGGAAGATTGTCAAGAGAAGTCAGTTTATTGTCTTGACAATGTAATTCTTGTAAAGTGAGAGGAAGATTGTTTAGAGATGCGAGTCTATTATTTGAACAAACTAATTTTTGTAAAGTTGGGGGAAGATTATTTAGAGAAGTTAATTGATTATTTGAACAATACAATGATTGTAAATTTTTGTATAGAGATAAATCCGGTAAAACTTGTAAGTTTTTATACGATAAAACCAAATAGGTTACAGAATAATCAGTCATTTTATTTTAGCGTAGGTTTTGTCAATTATATTAAAAAAAAGATTTTCAATTTATCTTGTTAAAAAAACTCTGTTTAGAGCTTTTTTAATTTTATCTCTCTCTTTTTATTTCTCCAAATCTTTTGTTATTCCATTTCAATCTCTCTGTTTTTGTTAGAGAGGTTCTTCATATTGTAACAATAATTTTTCTCTTTATAATTGCCAAAATAACTGGGTCTTTCTTGTCGTAGACCGTGTCTCCCAAGGGAGACGCATAATGACGAAAATATTAACACTTTCTTTTTCTTAGAGATTGTTTGATTTCATTGTATTGTTCAATCGTTTTTATCGAAAGTTCAAATCCATATTCTGTATACATAGGATTTCCTATACAATTAAGTTTTTGTAACGTAACTGGTAAAATATCAATAGAAGTTAGTTTATTCATTCGACAAAATAATGTTTGTAAATTGGGCGGAAGATTGTCCAGAGAAGTCAATTGATTATATTCACAAAATAATTCTTGTAAAGTAAGAGGAAGATTGTTTAGAGAAGTTAGTTTATTTACGGAACAAGATAAATCTCGTAAATTGGGAGGAAGGTGGTCAAGAGACGTCAGTTGATTCGTGGAACAAAATAATTTTTGTAAATTGGGAGGAAGATTGTCAAGAGAAGTTAGTTGGTTATCCCAACAACATAATTCTTGTAAATGGGAAGGAAGATTGTCGAGAGATGTAAGTTTATTATGAGAACAATCTAATTTTTGTAAATTTGTGTACCAAGATAAATCCGGTAAAACCTTTAATTTTTGATGCGATAAATTTAATTCCGTCACAAAATGGTTGGTCATTTTTATACACGCTGTAAAAATTGGAGTATATGGACACCATAATTTTTGTAAATTGAGAGGAAGATTATCGAGAGAAGTTAGTTTATTCTCTGCACAATACAATTTTTGTAAATTGGGAGGAAGATTGTCAAGAAACGTTAGTTTATTTGCGGAACAATATAATTCTCGTAAATTGGGAGGAAGGTGGTCAAGAGAAGTGCCAAAGGCGGACTCAGCTCCGCCGAGCCTTGCGAGTTTATTATCACTACACCATAATGTTTGTAAATTCGGAGGAAGGTGGTCGAGAGAAGTTAATTGATTGTGGTGACACCATAATATTCGTAAGTTGGGAGGAAGATTGTCCAGAGAAGTCAGTTGATTGTATTCACAATGTAATATTTGTAGATTTGTATATAGCGATAAATTAGGTAAAACATGTAAGTTTTGGTTCGAAAAATCCAATTCTGTTACGGTATAATTAGTCATTTATTATGTGTTTAATAATAATATATGTATCAATTTTTTTGGTTAGTTACGTATTTATTGCAGGAGGTGTCGGCGAAGGACCCGATGGATTTGATGCCAAATATTGTTGTATTTGTGTAATTTGCGCATCTACTCCAACCGCATTTCCTAAAATAGATGTAACAGTCGTGTCCGCGATAGGCGGTTGAAGCGCCTGAATAGCGGTAATTTTATCCGCACTTGTTTGATTTTTTGCAAATACAATAGGTCCAAGTGTATTTAACAATTGTATGCTATATGCATTTGCCTGTGACGATGCGCTAAATGATTCTTTTATTACACATGTGCTATTTTGTAAAAATAAACAAATACATACAATCGCTACCAAAAAAAATATTGATGTTATTTTTTTTACCGATAATACCATATATATCTTCACCCTATTTTATTTTAATATTGGACAACATTCTTTTTCCATGCGTTTTATTTCATTGTATTTTTTAATCGTGTGTCGGTTAAGTGTAAATCCATACACTTCTTCACATGTTGTATAAATCGGATTTTCTTCACAATAGAGTACTTGTAATGTAACAGGTAAAATATCGAAATAAGTCAAATTATTAGTTGGACAATATAATTGTTGTAGATTCGGACCGAAGGCGGACTCTAATTGGTAGTTATCACTCCCTCGAAAGCTGAGCATTGTGAGTTGATTACATGAACAACGTAATACCCGTAACGTTAAAGGAAGATTGTCAAGAGAAGTAATTTGATTATATTGACACCATAATGTTTGTAGATTTGGAGGAAGATTGTCGAGAGAAGTCAATTGATTCTCGTCACAATCTAATTTTTGTAAATTTTGGGGGAGATTGTTTAGAGAAGTCAATTGATTCTTGTTACAATATAATATTTGTAGATTCAGAGGAAGATTGTCGAGAGAAGTGAGTTGATTGTGTAAACACCATAATTCTTGTAACGTGTGAGGAAGATTGTCAAGAGTTGTGAGTTGATTATGTGAACAATGTAATGTTTGTAGATTCAGAGGAAGAGACGTGCCAAAGGCGGACTCAGCTCCGCCGAGCCTTGCGAGTTGATTATATGAACACCATAATACTTGTAGATTCGGAGGAAGATGGTCTAGAGAAGTTAGTAGATTATTATCACATTGTAATTTTTGTAAAGTGGGAGGAAGATTGCTTAAAGAAGTGAGTCGATTACTGTGACAAGATAATATTAGTAAATTTGTGTACAAAGATAAATCTGGTAAAACGGTCAATTTTCGACAAACTAAATCCAATTCGGTTACTGTATAATCTTTCGTTTTTTTCTGTTTTATTTGTATCATTTATCAATTTTTTATGTGTGATTGAATCAAAGAATATTATTAATTCTGTGTAAAATTGATTTTATTTTTTATCAAATTTATCAAATAAACAATAAAATGAGTTTTAGTTTAAATATGATGTTCGATGAGCAAAAACAAGAATTAAGAGTATATTTTAACCACCGCTTAAAAGTTTTGCCCGATTTGTCTTTATACCCAAATCTACTAATATTAGATTGTTCAGAGCATCAACTCACTTCTCTTGACAATCTTCCTCACACGTTACAAGAATTATGGTGTTCACACAATCAACTCACTTCTCTCGACAATCTTCCTCCGAATCTACGAGAATTATGGTGTTATAATAATCAACTAACGTCTCTCAACAATCTTCCTCCGAATCTACAAGAATTACATTGTAGTAATAATCAACTGACGTCACTTGAAAATCTTCCGTCGACTTTACAAACATTAAATTGTGAAAATAATCAACTCGGTGTTCGAGGAATATGGACTATGTTTTTGTCAGGCTTTGCTCATTTAAACAATCTTCCCCCAAATTTACAAGTATTAGTTTGTTCGGGTAATCAATTCACAAGGCTCGGTGGAGCTGAGGACAATTTTCCTTTAACATTACGGGTATTACATTGTGGCAATAATAAACTGACTTCTCTGGACAATCTTCCTCCGAATCTACAAGACTTATGGTGTGGAAATAATCTACTAACTTCTATTAAATATCTTCCTCCCAATTTACAAACATTACATTGTTACGGTAATAAATTAACTTCTCTCGACAATCTTCCTCCGAATCTACGAGGCTTATTGTGTTCATATAATCAACTAACTTCGCTCGACAATCTTCCATCAAATTTACGAATATTACATTGTTCAAGCAATCAAATTGTAATGATTGAAGGAGAAGAATTTGACTTTGATAATTTACCTCTTACATTACAAGAATTTAATTGTAATGGAAATCCAATTTATTATACATATAAGAAAACGTATGGAATTGAACTTTCAACAGAAACGATGAAACAACACAATAAAGCCAGACACATTGCAAATTTGGAAAAAGAATGTTGTCCAATGTTAAAATAAGAGTCTTAATTTATTTTCTTCGATAAAAGAGAGAATATGCATAAGGCGATACAATATCGTTTATATTTTTTACCGGTGTCACTAAATGGTCATTATAGTGATACCAATCTTGTTGTAAACGCACAAATGCCGTATAATGTCCGTAATTCACTTGTCCGTGATGCAAACACACCCCAAATAAATCATATACATATTTTTCAGGCGAAAATCCCGATACGTATTTTTGTAAATCCAGTCCATCGATGGGGTAATGAATTGCCGTATCATTTTTATTTCGAGACGAGTTATGCACTCTCTTAAACGATATGATAAGAATTTTCGGAAAATTCCAAACACACGTGCCTTTTATGATATCTTCCTTTATACCGGTGGTTTCATTCAATAACGCATTCTCTCCCTCAATCCGTTCATCCGAAAAAAAATCATCCAGACAATCGTATATAGACCCTTTTATTTCTACATGTAGGGAACCGAACATTTCGGGAGGAAGAAAACGCGTATGTGTCGGAGTTCGTATTTCCGAAACGATAATTCCGTAAAACAATTCTTTAATCTCGGAATAATCTTTTGAATAATCCTGTTTCACAAATTCAAAACAAGATTTTGCCAATGGGTGTAACGTGTTAATATCGGGCGGGTCCATACTATACGGTCTCACCAAACTCATGTGAAATTCATCCAATAAAAATGCGAAAAATTCCGTCATATCGGCTTGTCCGTAAGAGGCAAAATCGGCGTGTTTTTGATTTGCCACAGATTTCACAATTCGGACAAACCAGTCGGGAGATATTTGTTTGGTCTGTCGTCGTCGCTGTTCCGATAAAAATGCATTGAATTTTTGTAATGCATGTAATAAACTATTGTTATTGTTATTTTGAATATACGCCAATTCAGGAATGGCGTACAATAATTGAATGCATACATTGATAAAACACGTATTTCCCAAATTTGTTAGCCCCACAGTTGACATATATAGATATATAGATGTCACATTTATTTTTATATAAAAGACCACATTCATTAAACAAAGTGTATTCCAATATCGGTATCTATAATTGTATCCAGTGCCGTTTGTGAAACCGCACGTTTTGGCGTGAGAGATTTTAATGTCGACACACGTTTTACGTCTATATTTTTTAATGTAAAATTATGGGTATTTGTGTCAAAATGAAGAGCAGGAATATTTTGAATTTCCTGTTTTTCTTTGTTATACACAACATCCTTTATTTTTTGCAATTTGCCTTTATCCAGCGCGGATACGAAAAATACTTTGAGAGCCTTTATATCTTTTGCCGAATATTCGTGGGTGAATCCGTATTTGTCGGCATATGTATATAATTTTTGTATTTTCAGAGTTTTATCGAGTTTGGACCAAACTTCGGTTTTATTGTGTGTTTTTTCGCGTTCCAATATCTGGTCAATATCGGAGACATTGTTGTTATACGAGGTTGCCATATCTCCCGCAACAATGCCGGTTTTCGATTGAGAATTCATAATTTGTTGAATGGAAGAGTTCATATAATATAGTATATAAAGAATATAGTCTCTATATTCTTTTCATTTTTTTCTTAGAATCTTAATGCGGTGTTCTTGTTGTTGTTGAATACCAATCAATTAATATTTTGCGCATATTTGCCAAAATATTTTCACGATTTGTATGACTGTGATTTTCAATAATGAAATGTTGAAATGTTTGTTTGATGACCTTTTTTTTCAGAAATGATTTTTTGGTTTCTGATAAATGAGAAAATACGTGTTTTCTTTCTGTATCGCGACCAATTGTTTTTAGTTCATTCAAAACATCTATAAAATGTGTATTTACGAATTTTTCAATAAAATCCGTTTTCTTAGTGATGCTATGTGGCGAGGATGCTTTACCTAAAATTTTACGCGTAATGCGTTTTATATGTTGAACACGTTTTACAGTTTTTTTAGATGACATATAAAATAAGGTTAGAAAAAACCCAACATATAAACTACTATGCCTATTTATCCAATATCGTTTTCTATTCCTAAACAAAAAATAATTGACCGACCATATCAAAAAACACAATTCATGTCAAATCTTATTCCGGGTATTCAAGAAACATATATTTATGAATATGAATCCGATTATTACGCCGAATATCAGAAATCATTGTTTGCCGTTACAATGAAAAAAGGAGGATGGGACTGTATGCGACATTACGAAATATTGGCGAATGGATGTATTCCCTTTTTTGTCGGATTGGAAAATTGTCCTCCTACTATTGTAACGACTCTCCCAAAATCGCTACTTTTGCAAACGAACGAACTGTTTATCCATTTATCTCAAAAATACAAGATAACTCCTTTTTCAAATAATAGTCCCATCGTTTTAACGAAAGACGAATGGGAAACGTGCTACCGATTTGCGGATGAATTATTAGAATATACAAAACATCAATTAACAACGGAACACATGTGCCGTAATATAATAAGTAAATTACCGAATGTATCTCCCCAAAAAATCCTTCTGTTTCAGAACAAACCGTGTGAGGATTATTTGGAGAGTTGTGTTCAACACGGATTTAAATCGGTGTTTCACAAAGACTGCCATGAATTTCCGTATAAACCATATATGTATGAAAACTCTCATATAGATGTTCGTACAATGTATGGAAAGGGATTTACATATACCGAAGGTTTGAATAATGAGCTATATGATTTGTCGGGAGATGCCGATATGGAGAAAAACATTGAAAATAGAGAGTATGATATTATCATATATTGTCACATTCATCGAGAAAAACCCATGTTGGAAAAAATATTGAACTATTATCCTCCCGAAAAAATAGTTTTAATGTGTGGTGAAGATGAACATGTTTGTTGTTGGCGTGAGTGGTCAGATAAAGGACATGTGTGTTTTGTGAGAGAGTGCAACTAGGAGAGATTATATATATACATATTATACCATGACAATTATACATTTAAGAAAAACCCAACAAACAAACAAACAACAACGAAAAACAAATAGACGACGAAATACAAAAACAAGAAGACGTAGTGCGAACGACCGCAGCAGTCCGTCGATGGGCACTATAGCCAAGTCGATGCAATTGTTACCTTGGGTCGATGTGAAAAAAATAGATTGGCGTAATTTATCATCAAATCCAAATGCGATAGATTTATTAGAAGCGAATCCAGACAAAATATTTTGGCATAATTTATCATCAAATCCAAATGCGATTCCTTTATTTAAAGCAAATCCTTTAAAAATAGACTGGGCTTCATTATCGAAAAATCCAAATGCCATTTCTTTATTGGAAGCGCTTCCAACAAAAATATCTTGGTATTGGTTATCAGCAAATCCAAATGCCATTCCTTTATTAGAAGCGAATCCTTTAAAAATAGACTGGCATTCATTATCGAAAAATCCAAATGCCATTTCTTTATTGGAAGCGAATCCTTTAAAAATAGACTGGCATTCATTATCGCAAAATCCAAATGCCATTTCTTTATTGGAAGCAAATCCAGAAAAAATAGTTTGGTATTGGTTATCTCAAAATCCCAACGCCATCTCTTTATTAGAAGCGAATCCAGAAAAAATAGTTTGGAAGCAATTATCTCAAAATCCAAATGCAATTTCTTTATTAGAAGCGAATCCAGAAAAAATAGACTGGTTATGGTTATCGCAAAATCCAAATGCCATTTCTTTATTGGAAGCGAATCCAGAAAAAATAGCTTGGGAATATTTATCATCAAATCCAAGTATTTTTGCAGATTCAACATCATTTTATACAACAGCTCAAAAACATGAATTATATATGAAACATCACTCTACAAATGAAATAAATGACACATTAACTCGTGGCGGGAGACTCGACCTGAGTCTTCCATTATTTTGGGATGAATCTCCAATAGTCGAAGAATATCTTACCTATCTATTGCATCATCGCCCAGAAATCATGGATGAAATTAAACGTAGTATCAACAATAGTATCAAAAATAGATTACATACAAATAGATTGAATTGTATTACAGCGATTCGTTTTTTTATGGAAAATCATCTATTTGATAATGATAACGAAAACAAATTAATACAATTGTCCGTTTTATTTGTTGAACATGCACCAGTTATTGAAAATCGTAACATTGCAATATATTTATTTGGAATTATGCCAGAAAATAAAGTAAATGCCATATTTGATGTAGATACAAAAGAAACCTATTTACTACATGCATGTAAAAATAATGATGTTGAATTGGCAGAATGTATTGTTTCTCGATTACAAGACAACACGACTCTCCATAAAAAAGACGATTTTGGATATGATGCAATTTATTATGCGAAACAATTTCGTATGAAACATGTGTTGCACCGAATTCATGAATTGGATGAGAAAATGAAACATGCTTATATTGCTCCATCAAAAAAATTCAAGACACCTGAAATGAACACAAATGAGCGAACAACGATAAAAAATGGATGGAATCCAATCGAACTTCAATATGTTGATGTAAATACATGGTTATTACAAAGTCCAATGAATTTGGCATTATCATTTGACCCAAATACAATTGTTGGTAATTATCCTACTATTTGTATGACATCACCGAATATTGGAACTGCTCTACGTCAGCCATCTGTATATGTGAAAGAATGCGTATATATTAAAGGTGCATTATTAGATTATGTTAAAACCCGCGAACTGCCGGAAATATATATGAATATATCGTCTATCGGAATTATTGGTATAAAAAATCCCATTTTAATAGATTTAAACAGTTTTACGCATAAATTAGATGCAATCAAAAATGTAAATAAATTAGCGGGAAAACACGTGCATCTAACAAAACAAAAAACGATTCGTGGGATTTTACGACAGTATGTATTATATCATCCGTCCTCGCATGGATTACTTACAGAAGGAAAATATACGGGCTTCGCCACAAAACAAAGCTTGTCCTTAACGAATTATTCAAAACACTGGGATATTGCTATGAACTCCTATTTACGCAAAGGTCCCAACTATTTTTTATCGACTGAATTTTTAAAATATTATCATCGTTTTGGAAAAAATGTGGATGAAGCGAAAGAAAACGTATTGAAAAATATTGAAAATATAGATATGGCATTTACCTATGCTCCAAGAACCGGAAAATCGGTAACGGTATTTCGAGGAACAAAAAATGCACAAACCGATGCACCTTACGATGGAATTCAACAGGGATTTATTTCTACGACATCAGATGAAGACATTCTTGACATGGGAGGAAATGCATTTATTTCAGCAGATGACCAATGTTGTATTTATGTTTATACTGTGGAAGCAGGTATTCCGTATATAACAATGAACCAGATAAGTCGGTATAAAGCGGAAAACGAAATATTATTGCCGAGAGGATTGATTGTTACCGTAGATGATACGGAAATTACAGAAGACGGATTCAAAAAATATTTATGCACCATACATATGCCAGAAAATATTCAAGAACGGTATCCTCTAATGGAAAAATGTGTTTCCTACGATGTATTTGATATATAATTTTTTGTTTATTTATTTCAAAATAGGTAATATATTTGTATTTGTATTTGGTTTGCCATTATACCATTCACATTCCATTGCGAACCCGTCGTGTCCATGGCGTTTATATGTACCATATCCGTGTCTTTTTCCATCTCTCCATTCTCCTTCATACACATCTCCATTTGCGTGTATATAAATACCATATCCATTTTTTTGGTCATCTTTCCATTCTCCTTCATATATATCTCCATTTTCTTCATTAAACAATCTTATATTCCATGCCAAGTAGAGATCCTTATCACCATATACATATTTTCCTTTTCCATGGCGTTTATTTCCCTTCATTTCTCCAATATACAAGTCACTACCTCCTATAACTACCTTACAAATATATGGAATATTATGTAACGATTTATATATTTCATTACATTCAGTTCGTATCGCATTAGTAATTGTGTTCATTTTATTTGGTTATTTATTAAAAAAATAAAATTTTCAATTTTTATATTCCACCACTTCGATTGCTGTCAAACCCCTGTGTATATTGTCCTCTTAATTGCGTGCGTGTATGATTATGCATACTATTTCCTCCAATAGTGTTTCCCATCAGATTTTCATGGGGAGATTGGTCAAACATATATCTCTCAAATAAACGAGGATACGGTTGTTCCGATGGGCGAGATACAATGACGGTTTTATACAAATCCGACTGCGACGACGGTATATAAGCATCTTTTGTTTTTTGTGGATGTTGTTGTTTGGATTGTTGTGAAAAAAAAGAATCCATTTCGCGAGGTCGGGACAAGAGCGTGTTTTGATTTTTTAATTCACTTTCTCTATCAATATTCGACAAATACCCCGACACAGGACCTTGCCGATTTGCGGGAGAAAAATTGGTATGTATCATATACGGCGATTTTGCATGAATAGGAGCAACCGTATTTTGTGTATGTGTCGTCATAATAATAGGAAATTTCGCATATTTTGTGGAAATGGAACGGGGGTCAAAATTGGGTTCCAATGAAATATCCGATTTATTTCTGTCATAAATGCGATCATTTAATTCTTCTACACGCTGATTTTGTCCATAAAATAAAGTCTCTCGAAAACTCGTTCCTTCATCAGAAATAGGTGAATACAATTGATGGAATTGGTCCGACGATGAAATCATTGTATGTTATATGAAATAGAGAGATTTTTATAGGAATTTAATATAATAATGAATCATTATCAACGACAAATAAAACATCCACAACAAAACAAAAAAATCAATCAACCGCCATTAAAAACCATATTGTCAACTGCGTGGTATCCCTTGGGGGCAAAATTTCCAGAAGCGACGTTTCATAGTTGGATACACAATATGTTAAGTCGGGTAAAAAATTATTATTTGGTGGTATATACAAATACAGAATCTCTCTCCCTATTTTCCCCCTATCTATCAAATCCACGGATACATATTGTCGTAAAACCGATAGAAGAATGGACTCAATACGAAAATCGAATCTTTTGGCAGGAAAATCATACAAAAAACGTTTTCCTAAACCAAAAAATAGATTGGAAATTAAACATGCTTTGGTCCGAAAAGGTGCATTTTGTGTGGAATACAATTATGTATAATTATTTCGTGGAAGATGCACAAAATAGTATGTACGGGTGGATTGACATTGGATATTTTCGCGGGCGACCGGTCGACACAGAACTCCGTCGTTTAACGGAATTTCCAAATCCATCCCGCATTCGTGCATTAGACCCCACGAAAATACATTATGCATTGGTAAATAACAATATGCCACAAATACAATATATAGAACATTGTGTTCAAACGGGGCAACCAATTCATCCCCAACAAATTTCGGTTGGAGGCGGATGTTTTTTTGGAACAAAAGAAAAGATAGAAGAATGGAGAGATGTTTTTACGATTATTTTACAGGAATATATTGACGCAAATAAATTGGTGAAAGACGACCAAATAATTGTGGCGGAGGCGGTATTTTCGTTGAAATACGGAGGATTGTTTTATTTACACAGAGAGGTGAATCCGAACTATGACAATTGGTTTATGTTTTCACGATTGTTGTTATGATTACACCATAACAGAAAATACGGTAAGGGCAAATAAAACAAACGGTAACAATAACAAAAGCCAACTTAGCCAAGGGTAACCGGATTTACATATAATATTTAAAATAAATGTCCAGAATATAATATATAGCAATTGCGCTAAAAATAACAAATAGGTATTTGCGACAGAACACGATAACATACCGACGCAAAATAAATTGGTGTTTCCCATATTTTGCCATATGAGAAGTAGAAGACATACAAGAGATATGCCCAGATAAAGCTTACTTGGAAGACAAAGACTTGGAAATTTCATTGTAATAATATTTCGGGAGAGAATATTTCGGGGGGGGGGAGAAAAGAGGAGAGAGAATATATTAAATCTCTCTAATAATATTTTCGTCATTATGCGTCTCTCAAAGAAGGGGCAAAGCCCCTTTTTGAGAGACACGGACGACGACAAAATTTTAGAAGAGGAATGTTCAAACTATCTATCTTTATAGAGAGACTTCTATTCCATTTTGGAATAGAATGGAATAGGAATTTATGTGAATCTTTTTTATTTGGCATATATCTTTTACAATTAGTCCGTGTCTCTCAAAGAGGGGCTTTGCTCCTTCTTTGAGAGACGCATAATGACGAAAATAGTATACGCATGTTTTTTCTAAAATGGGTTAGCGTACATGAAAGAATATAAACACGTCCTACTATAACTAGTAATCTCATGTCTTCCTTTACCAATAAAGAAATGACCGTTATCAAGCGTGATGGCACAAATGAAACGGTTGAATTTGATAAAATTCTAAATCGTGTTCGAAGAATTGGCGAAGAAACTGGTGTAAAAATAAATTACACGAGTCTTGTAGTAAAAGTAATTGACCAATTGTGTGACAACATATCCACAAGTAAAATTGACGAATTATTGGCGGAACAGTGTATTTCGTTATCTTCTTCACATACAGATTATAGTATTCTTGCCGGACAATTGCTTGTATCGAATCACCAAAAAAATACATCCGACTCATTTTCTAAAAAAATGACACAATTGTATGAATTTCGCGATATTCACGGAAAACATTGTCCAAAGATATCCAATGAATTGTATGAATTGGTGTCTCTCCATGGCGATATATTAGACTCTATTTGTGATTATTCGAGAGATTTTTTAATCGATTATTTTGGATTTAAAACACTTGAACGAGCCTATTTATTTAAATTAGACGGTAAAATTATTGAACGACCTCAAGATATGTGGCTTCGCGTTGCATGTGGAATTCATTGCACCAATTCAAATATATCTGAATACAATACTTGTATCGATAAATCTTATGCCGATAAATCTTATGCCGATAAATCTTGTGTTGATGGATTTGGGGCTTGGTCTTGTGACGATAAATCTTATGCCGATGAATCTTATCCGCACATTCATACGCAACAACCCATGTTCGAGAAACTTATGGTGGCAGAGCGACGAACTGTAGTGCAAGTGTGTAGCATTGAATCTATTTTAGATAAAATTCGAGAGACATATGACGGAATGTCACAAAAATATTTCACACATGCAACTCCAACATTATTTAATGCCGGCACTCCCAAACCGCAATTAAGTAGTTGTTTTTTATTGGCAATGGAATCAGATAGTATTAATGGTATTTATGATACATTGAAAGATTGTGCTATTATTTCAAAACATTCCGGCGGAATTGGATTGCATATACATAATATTCGCGCAAGTGGATCACATATTCGCGGAACAAATGGTCAGTCAAATGGAATTGTGCCGATGTTAAAAGTTTTTAATAATACGGCAAAATATGTGGATCAGTGTGTTGTGCCAGAAACTATTATTTATACAAAAACCGGACCGACCGAAATTCAAAATTGTTGTGTCGGTGAAACGGAGATTTATAATTTGCATGGAGAAACAGAAGTTATTCAAAATATATTGGAACACACATATGAAGGAGAATTGTTACATATAAAAACACAGCATTCCTTTTTTCCTTTACAAATTACGGCAGAACATCCCGTATATTGTTTGCGAAATGGAGTTGCCAATACATGCAATAATTTTGAATGGGTAGATGCAGGCGAATTAACAAAAAATGATATGATTGTGTATCCGATGCCTACCTATAGTAAAGATATTGATACCATTACAGAGGATGACTGTTATATGTATGGAATATTGTTAGGAGATAACAACAAAGAAAATAATATTTGCATCAAAAATAAACCAAAGATGGTTGCATTTATCACAAATTATTTCGATACAAATCTGGTTCAATATACGATTCATTCCGACCACATTCAATGGAAAAAATCAATTCATTTACCATTTCGCCATAATGACATATATAATACGGCACAAAATAAAAGAATTCATCATAAGTGGTTGCATTTACCGATTGAAAAGAGTGCCCATATTATTCGAGGATTGGTTGATACAGAAGATATGTGTATTCATAGTAAATCTTCCGAATTAATTGAATGTGTTCGTTTTTTATGTATGAAACTTGGAACACTTACTACCAGTGAAGTGGAAGACGACCTATTTTTTCGTGTTCGTATTATACCAACTCCATTTATTTGCAAATTATTGGATATTTCCGATAGAGATTGCCTTTCCGATAAAAATCGAATCGACCATTTTCTTTTATCTCCTGTTCAGGAGATAACCAAAACGCATTATTCGGGAGTATTGTATGATTTGCAGTTGGAAAAGGAACACAATTATCTGTTACATAATGGACTTGTGCATAATGGAGGAGGTAAAAGAAATGGTAGTTTTGCCATTTATCTGGAACCATGGCACGCCGATATTGAAAGTTATTTACAATTGCGGATGAATCACGGCGACGAGAATTTAAAGGCGCGTGATTTGTTTTACGGATTATGGATTCCCGATTTATTTATGGAACGGGTCAAGTCCGGCGGGCAATGGACACTTATGTGCCCCGATGAGTGCCCCGGTTTGGCGGATGTATATGGCGAAGAGTTTGTTACCTTATATACAACATATGAACGTAATGGACGCGGGAGAAAAACCATTTTGGCGAGAGATTTATGGTATCAAATTTTAGATGCACAAATGGAAACAGGAATGCCGTATCTTCTTTATAAAGACGCGTGCAATTCAAAATCAAATCAGAAGAATTTAGGAACGATTAAATCGTCGAATTTATGTTGTGAAGTCGTTCAATATTCGGATGAAAATGAAACGGCTGTGTGTAATCTTGCCAGTATTGCATTACCGTCCTTTGTCGTAAATAAAACATTTGATTTTGTAAAACTCCAACAAATAACCGAATTGATTACGTATAATTTAAATCGCGTAATTGATATTAATTACTATCCCACGGAAAAATGCCGTAATTCAAATCAAAGACACCGACCCATCGGCATCGGTATTCAAGGATTGGCAGATGTGTTTATGATATTGGGCATTTCGTTTGAGAGTGAAGAGGCGAAAACATTAAATCGAGATATTTTTGAAACGATGTATTATAGTGCCGTAAAAGAATCGTGTCGATTGGCGCAAAAAGATGGTCCCTATTCTACCTTTGCGAATTCTCCGGCAAGCAAAGGTATTTTGCAATTTGATATGTGGAATGTGAGCCAAGACAATACACGGCATGATTGGACAACATTAAAACAAAATATTATTACACATGGACTTCGCAATTCTCTATTAATGGCTCCAATGCCGACCGCTTCCACCTCGCAAATATTGGGATTTAATGAATGCATTGAGCCGATAACAAATAATATTTATTCAAGACGAACAAATGCGGGAGAATTTTTACTGACAAACAAATATTTAATGAAAGATTTACTGGAAATGGGAATTTGGAATGAAACTGTTAAGAATCAAATCGTGGCGAATGGAGGGTCGATTCAAACAATTGAGTCAATTCCCATGGAACTTCGTGTTAAATACAAAACTGTATGGGAAATTCCGGCAAAGGTGCTTATTGATATGGCGGCAGATAGAGGTCCTTTTATTTGTCAGAGTCAAAGCAGTAATTATTGGATGGCGAAACCAGACCGGTCAAAACTCACAAAAATGCATATGTATGCGTGGTCAAAAGGATTGAAAACAGGTATATATTATCTACGCCAACAAGGGGCACATCAAGCACAAAAATTTACAATTGAACCTACCAAAATGACGGGACATACACAATATGAAGAGGAGGAGGAGGAGGAAACCACATGTGAAACGTGTTCGGCATAAAAGTTGGGCGTAAAAATATGTGTATATAACAAATAATGTCGTCGTCATTAAGTTTTTTGTCGTATGGTCTTATTGGAGTAACTGTTTCAGTTATTGCAATTGTAACTATTTTAGATGAACCAACTTCTTCCTCCTCTCCAACTCCTTCTCCTTCCACGTCCATTCTTCCAACGTCCATTCTTCCAACGTCCATTCTTCCAACGTCCACAACTACTACTACTGGTGGTAAAAAAACACGTAAGCATAGAAAACGATAACCAAATAGACGAATTACTTTAAAAGAATTTCATTTTCATTTCTGATTGGCTCAGTAAAATGATTATTTAACAGAGAATTTAATAGTACAATCGTTTCTTTTTGTGTTTCAACATCGTCTCCATTTATTCCCGGCGACTTATTCCAATATCTGGCATCTCCATTTATTCCCGGCGAATGTTTAAGGATTTTTTTAATAAAATAATCAAGAAATCGTTTTTTAATTTCTAAAGGAATTGTTTTACTTGGACCTGGGAGTTTATTTTCCCCTTTTTCGTCAGGTTTTTTCATTTCTTTACTAAATTTATGATAATAATCTGTCCAGTAATATCGGTTCGTATCATTTGTCGCAAGTGCATTATACATATAATACACTTCATCATCTGGAAATTTATTTATAAATGAACCTTCCGTATTTTTATAATATTGTATATCGGTGTTGTTTGATGTATTCGTAGACAATGGTTCATTAAATTGTTCAACGAGAACAAATAATCTATCGTAAATGGATTGTTGCATAACAGAATTGTCCATATGTTTGAATTGTTTACGCACAACCTTATTTTCTTCGCGTATTTGTTTTTTCGCCATATCTTTTTCTATTTGTGCTTGCATTTTCAATTCTGCCTTTTCGCGTATTTTTTCCATTTGTGCTTGTGCTTTCAATTCCGCCTTTTTGCTCATTTTTTCATCATTTTTAGACATTGTTGATTGTTGTGTTGGTTGCGGAATAAAAAGATTTTCAATTTTTTTTTCTAAAATAGTTATTTTTTCTTCACACATCTTTAATTTTGTTGGACATGATAGAGGAGAAAGAGAAAGCCGAGGCGAAAGAGAAAGCCGAGAAGAAAGAGAACGTTTTTTCGTTTTACTATTTTCTACACAAAGTCCCGTTTTTTTATGTCGCCGAGTTCCATTTTTGCAACGTTTTTGTTTTTCAGACATTATATATATATATACATACATATTATGTCATCTTCAATTCCATTAGATCCAAATTATTATCAAGCCATCGCAAATGCATCGAATGATTTTAATACAGCGTATGCACAATATTTATCGTGTAATTGTATGCAACCGGGTATAGGCGCATCCACTTCTGCTTGCACGACTGATCCATTATTAGGATGTCCGACTACAAATATAGGTTTAAGTTGGCAAACCATGGTATATCCATCCTATGTAATCCTTCAAAATACAATTGACCAAGCATTAGCCACAATACAGCCTATTAATCTGCCAAATTACGACGCATCTATGAACGAACTAACTACACAATATACACAACTTCTGGCATTTCGACAGAATTTAGACCAACATGTGAAAGATTTACATTTAAATTATACGACAAATACGGGAATACCGAATATGTATCAGTCGAAATTGGATACGACTATACTAACCACCAGTATTTGGGCAATTCTCGCCACATCATTAGCGATTTATATTTTTATGAAACATGAGTAGAGAGGGAGGTTTTATTTGGTTATGATTTGTTTATGGTTTATTCAAAATATAAAACAATCACATATATTATATAAATGCAACAACGACGAACTATATTAAAAACAACTACTCCGTATCAACCAACCTCACCTCCCCAATTGGAGGGATTTTCATTTGTGAATTATGGAAAGATTCTGAATGAAGGATTTACCGATGCCAGTTGTAATATTACCGACCCCGCATGTCAACAACAATTAATGACATCAGGGAGTCAATATTATTTACAGTTTCAAAATTTAGCGAATTCTTTACATAATGTATCCACATCTGCGGGTGTATATGACCAACAGTATGATTATTTAATGTCAAATCCAATGTATGCATACAGTGGAACTGTTCTCGGTCCGCCTTCTTCTATTCAAGATGCATTGACGGATGATTTACATCAAGTTACATTACAAGAAAATACATTTTATGTATTGGGGACAATTACTATTGCAACATTGTTTATTGGGGCGATTATATTGTCGAAATAGTCGTATTGGAAGACCAAAGAAAAATTGAAAATCTTTTTTTTATATTTTAATTGCATCTTTAAAACTGTACAACACAGAATTACTACTATCACGATGTTTTCCGAAATCGAAATCCAAGATTTACTTGTAAAAATAAATCGCGCGCAAAATAGTCTTATTCCTCTATACGAAGTTCGAAAACAGTTCTTTATTGAATATGCGAAACATAGTCCGGGAAGCGCCTATACAGCCGAACAATATGCCACTATAAAATTTGAAAAAACAAAAGAGGCGAAGGACATTAAAAAATTTGAACGTATTTTATTTCCCTCCCAACTCATGGTCGATTGTAATGAAGAAACGATTACATATGCCATCAAATTTGCCAAACATTATCGTGAACCAATTTCACGTGTAATGAATGCTATGTATATGTGGGAAGAAGGCAGAAAACAATTAAGAAAGGCGAAAAATGGTGGTGAGCTTATCTCCTTTGTCAAAGAACAATTTAAATTACATTATTATGTATGTAATACTGCTCTATGTGTTACCACTCCATGTGTTACTCCTGCTATAGACATTTCTCTTTCAAATTTAGAATTATGTTGGGAATAAATGTACGTGCTCTCTCTCTAATTAAGTAAATATCAAGCCTATTATTTTTTAATTATATGGTCTTTTGGTAAATCTATTATATAATAATAATAATAATACTATATAATAATGCCAAGTCTGCCACTCATACAATATTTGAAAAAACGACGATATGGAAATAGAGGAGGAGGTGCCAAATATTTTATTGACTGTCCGGCATTTCAAAATTATCCCGAATCAATTCAAACAGAAATGATTCTCAAAAATGTTGATAAACAAAATGTTGCTATTTTAACAGCATTTGCTCAAGACGATGAATTTCGTAAAAAAATAGTCATAAAATTAACATATGCTAACGAAATAGACGGAAATAGAGAATACCGCATTGGAGAGATACTTTATGAACATAAAATTTCCGGATTTATTTGGTATTTATGCACATTTCCGTGTTTTGATGATACTATATCCCGTGCTCCAAAATCTCGTAATGGTGAAAAAATAAAACCGAAAGCATACACAGACCCTATTTGTCAAGCACCTCATTTGAAAAAGTATGCTCAAAATGTGCTTGTTATGCCATACATACAAGAGGGTTCTCTCGAATCCTATACATTTACACCAGAAAATATATTTCTATTAAAATCCACATTAATTCACGCAATTATGTCATTGACTGTAGCATATGACCAACTGCAATTTATTCACGGAGACTTACATTTGGGAAATATTCTTCTTAAAAAAACGACAAAACAAGACATTACATATCATATTCGTGGTATAGAGCCAATTACATTAGATACAATGGGATACAAAGTTATTCTTATGGATTTTGAAAAATCAAAATTAATTCTTGATGTGTCCGAGAAAATGCAAATAAATGTAGGACATTTTTGGAAAGATTTACTTTTCTTAATAAAAAAAACCGGTGTCGCATTTGATAATTATGATGATTATTATATTACATGGGATGATGCAGATATTCTTTCTTTTATACATCGTGCGTCGCAAAGTGCATTACCATGTTCTGAAATTATGACGTTAATTCATTTGGTAAATGAGTCAACATTTTATTTTTTACCAACAAGTAAAATAACATATAGTTCGATATAAAGATAATAAAATAATAAAATATAATTTCATATGATTGAATCAGACCTATCGAATCCACCCGTTACGGTATATTATCTAAATTCGTGTCTTTGGGAGAAGGATTTTTTACTGAATGATATTTTGGGACCAATTTGTAAAAATGTTATTTTTTTTGATAAAATAGAAGATATTTCTATTGCAACGCAAAATCATCCGCAAATTCTTATATTGACAGATACCCTGCCGTTTCAAGAGGTTGAAACGTTTGTAAAGAAAATATCTCCAAATGCCATTTTTTTTACCTCCGGCGAAACAGGAAATCATGCGCAATGGTTGTCATTGTCCGCCTATACTCCATTGTATTGCAAACAATACAATCATTTTTCTATAGGAACATCTCCCACAAATATTGTCCAAATACCGCTTGGATATATAAAAGGATTTATCACAAAATACGATTGTCCTTTATCCACTATTCGCCCGCATGTGTGGGCATTTGTTGGTGAATTAAAATCCGATAGATATGAAATGTGTGAAACATTTGCACGTTTTCCGAACAATGTCGTTGTTATATCAAAAAATACATGGAATCTTGAGCGACAACATATATCTCCTCAACAACTTGCTGATATATATAGAGACGCCGTATTTGTTCCGATTGGAAGAGGCAATTGTTCATTGGACTGTTTCCGAATTTATGAAGCAGTTGCATTGGGGGCTATACCAGTTATTGTGGGGAGAAAAGATGAAATAAAACAAACATTTTATTATGACGGACATATTCCACCATTTGTATTTTGTGAAAACTGGGACCAAGCCATTGATATATGTAATGTTTTATTGGCGAATCCGTCTCAATTAATACATAGACAAGCCAGTATTTTACAGTGGTGGAACGAACGTATTATGGACATTCAATGCAAGATAAAAAAGGTTATTTAGCAGAGCAATACGTATATAAAATTGAATTACATTTATTTATGAATTGGTGTAAAATGTCTCTTGAAACAGTTATAAACGAAAAAACCATAAAAAAACGTCATTTTATATTATCTAATTATCTCAAAAATAATAATGTTGGCGTTTTGAATGAAAATGAAACGTTATGGTTTAAACACATATTTGAAAAGTTTTATACACCAGACGACCAATATACTAAATTTAATTCTTCGCAAATTTCAAATGTATCCATAGTAAAAGACAATTACGGAAATAAATGTTTTTGTATTTTTGTAAATGATACTCGGTTTCCAACATCTATAAAAAGACTTGCCGGCGGAAATAGAAACGACAAAGCAAATGTAATACGAGCATTAAGAAATGCGATAGAACCGCAAATTCATGATTTTCGCAAAAATAATCCATTAAATCCTGTAAATATTTGTCCGATTACAAATGAACCATTTGGGTTCGATGCCGAAGTAGATCACCAAATACCATTTCATATGTTAGAAGAAGAATGGATAAAAAATAATAAAAATATTTCTTACATTTACAATGTAGATAAATTTGATTATATTTTACAAGAACCGTATTACACACGTTGGTTTAATTTCCATTTAGAAAAATCAATATTAAGATGGGTGTCAAAAGAGGGCAACAAAATTGCGCATAAATTATATGTTAAAACGGATTGTCTGGGCTAACTTGGTTAATACAATATTTTTATTGTATTAATTGTTTTATTTATATAAAATACGCATTGCTCTAAATATCCAACGACATAATATTCTTTTCAGACCGAGGTTTTCGCCGGCTCATATTTTTTTTACTATTGCCGTCATTCGAAACCGTTTTTAATCCTGCCAATAAATTATCAATATCGGAAGAAGGTCCTTTCATCTCTGCTCTCGGAGGAGGAGAAAATTGCGATTGAGGTTGTTGTTGTTGTTGAGGTGGATTTGTATAAGATGCGTGACCGCCTACATCAATTCCTTCTTGTTGTGTTTGTTGTTGTTGCTGCTGTCGAATATCTTGCGGTTGTTCCGGTCGAAAGGTAGTTCCTCTCGCCAAACTAATATCGGGACGCTGTTGGTTAGGTCTTTCTGTAAAATTCATTGTTCCTTTTTGCACAATGGGCTGATTGGTTCTGGTATCCAAAGGTGCAGGTGGCGGACCGGATGACATATTGGGAGGGTCTTTTACAAGCCCTTGTGCAAATGCAAATCCGGGGCTTTTTTCTTTCATTGCATCTACAGTTGCATTTGTAAATGCCTTCATTAATTGCGGACTTTGTTTTAATACATCTTGCAATCCCGGCGCTATATTGGTAAGTGACGAATTTGTAATATGAATCATTGATACAGACAATCCCAATTTTAGACATAGAGACAATTCGGGAGGTATTTTTTTACCTCCACTATATTTGTCATGAAGTTCCGAAAATATTTCATCATAACTATCTATATCATCCTCAACCGTATCAGAAAGTCCCCCTAAATCCAACCCAAATGGGTCAAACGTTGAGTTCGCCCACTCTACAGAACTTACAAATGTTTTTAACCAATATGCCTGAAGTTTTATACCATCTTTTTTACGTTTATCTTCCAAGGCAGATTCATACTCGTCTTCAATCTCTTCATACGCCGAATCCACGGTATAATGTGAAATGTTTTTAATTGAACCTTTTTCATACCATTCTTCTAATTTCTTAATCATGGCACGCTTCTTTCGATTGCGTTCTCTCTCGGACGATGGAACCGTGGTTGTTTTGGAAGATACGGGCATTTGTTTGCTAAATCCGTCCCATGTCTTGCTTGTTCCAGAAAGACTCTCTTGGGTAGCATGACCAATATTTGAATCGGTGTGTTCTAATACAACTTCAGGAGTGGGAGAGGCATTTTTTTGTGAAAATCCGAAAAAATTACCAAAGCCGGACGAAGATACGGTTTTTGTTTGAATAGGAGTCTGTCCAGTTAATTCATTTAATTCATTCTCTAAATCTCCTAATTCTTTCATATCGATACGCCCCGAACCACTGGACGACCGTTTTTTATCATTCATCAGGAGTTCAAATCCAGAACCAAATTTTGATGTTGCACTATCCATATTCAAATCCAAATGTTCTAAATTATCATTTCCGATGTCCATTAAATTAAGTTCTTCCATATTTACTTGTATTATGGTATTTGAATAATATTTATTCTTATTTCAAACACATCTTTATGTTTCATGTTTCAATAAATAAAAAAATAAAAATAATATAAATATAAAAATAAAAATTCTATTAATATGCCGATAACATTAATTAGTTTTGATATTGGTATTAAAAATATGGCGTATTGTATCGGTAAAGTAGATGATGAATTGTTTTCTATTTTGGATTGGAATATAATGAATTTAAGTGTTGAATATGCTACTCCTCAACCCGCCTCTCTACCCATATGCAGTTATATAACAACTACCACCTACAAAAAGAAAAATAAACCACCTATATTAAAACCATGCTCAAAATTGGCGAATTATGGAGAGACCCACCCGTCATATTTTTGTGAGAAGCATGCCCACGAACAAATGACCTACGGTATTTTACCGGACAATAAACCGAAAACCATTCTTGAATTAAAAACCATATTGTCGCAAAAGTCCATAGATACCACGAATAAAAACAAGACTGAATTATTGGCACAATGTATCAAGAAACGTCCCGTTGAAAAACGGGCAATTACGGCAGATAAAATAAGTCTGATAGATATCGCCCAACGTTTTATCATACAAATGGATATATTGTTAGAGAAATTTCCCGAAATTACGTGTGCCATTTTAGAAATGCAAATATCCCCCATTGCCACAAGAATGCATACAATTCAAGGAATGCTGGCGATGTATTTTATGACAAAGAATATTCATGTAGAGTTTATTTCGTCCTCCAATAAACTAAAACTTGTAAAAATGATGGAAGGCGAAACAAAAAAAGAAGGAGAAGGAGAAGAAACAAGAACATATAAAGAAAATAAAAAGTTAGCTGAAGAATTTTGTCCAAAAATACTTGACCATAATGTATCTCTCTCTTTATGGAAAGATGTTGTTACACAATTTAAAAAACAAGATGATATGTTTGATTCAGCACTTCAAATGATATGGTATTTACATAACAAGAATTATGTTAAATTTCAAAATTTTGAAATAATTGTTGCATCAAATAATTGTTGCATCAAATAATTGTTGCATCAAATAATTGTTGCATCAAATAATTGTTGCATCAAATAAACTAATAAATTGAAAATCTTTTTTTTATAACCAGAAACAAACTAAAAGCAAACAATGAATCTCGAAATTGAAAAGGAAGGAGAGTATGGTGAAAGCATCACAATATATTCAGATGGAAAAAGCTATGAAGGAAAGTTAACATACAATAAAACAAATGATAAAGCATGTGTTATATTTACAAATGGCAACATCTATGAAGGAGAAGGAGAGTGGAAAGACAATAAAATACATGGTCAAGGTCGATTGACCTATTCAAATGGAAATATCTATGAAGGAGAGTGGAAAGAAAATAAAAAATATGGTCAAGGAACATATACATTTACCGACGGCAATATCTATAAAGGAGAATGGAAAGACGATAAAAAACACGGTCAAGGAACATATACATATGCCGATGGAGCAATTTATAAAGGAGAATGGAAAGACGATAAAAAACACGGTCAAGGAACATATACATTTACCGATGGAGCAATTTATAAAGGAGAATTGATAGACAATAAAACACACGGTCAAGGAACACTGACATTTGCCAATGGCGATATCTATGAAGGAGAGTGGATAGACAATAAAAAACATGGTCATGGTCGAATGTCATTTTCAAATGGCAACATCTATGAAGGAGAATGGAAAAACGGAAAAAAAGATGGTCATGGTCGAATGACATATGCAAATGGTTCTGCCTATGAAGGTGAGTGGAAAGAGGATGCCAAAGATGGATATGGTGAAACAATTGAAAAAGGTTACTGGAAAAAAGGCGTATTTATAGAAAGTGTTTCACAAATACCATTCATTAAAGTTAAAACCGAATGAGAAAAGTAAATGATAAAAGGTAAATGAAAGGATAGATGATAGATAAAATTGATAAAAAAATAATAAAATTATGTATAAAATAATACAAATATGAACAATCAAATAGAATTTATAGAATCCATTGTTAGAACAGATACGTCATTTCTAAATACATATATATTTACAAATGAAGATTTACTTCATATGTGTATTGAAGATGTAAAAAATGAATTATTAGAAAATCCAACAATTCAAATATACGGAAAAACCGCTATTCAACACAGGAGTATCGGATTCTTTTCCGATAATTCAATTGGATACTATTATTCTGGACAACTCGCAAAATCTAAACCACTGTCATCGAATTTATTATCACTATTAACCATTATAAACGCACATTTTGCTATGGAGTATAATGGAATTTTAGTAAATAAATACGGCGACGGAAATGACTGTATTGGTGCACACAGTGATGATGAAAAAGGATTGGATGTGGGTGGAGTTATTGCCATATCATGTGGCGCTATCCGAAAATTTCGTGTTCGAAATAAAATATCAAAAAAAATTGTTATAGATATTCCAACTATATCAAACCATATACTACATATGGGAGGAGATTTTCAAAAAGAATTTACTCATGAAATACCGATTGAAAAAAAGGTAAAAGATATACGATATTCTTTTACATTTCGAAAACATCTTCGTTAGTAAGATTTACGCGTAAATTTCGATGACGCATTTGTTCGACTACTTCGTTTTATAGTTTGACGACTACTATTTGATTTTAACGGCATTATTAAAAAAAACTCTCGAATATAATACATAATTTTTTGAGAGACCAGTATATCTATTTTTTTTTCTTCTTTTGACGATTTTATTACCGGATATTGTGCGAGTTCATTCTTGATATCTCGTAACGATATTTTTTGTATATTATCTCTCCGAATAAATTCACAAAATCGGTCAAATATATCATTCGTTGATAAGTGATGATTGTATGCTTTTGGTTTAATATAGTACACTTTATTATTCGTATTGTACATTAGCGGATGGTATAAATCATCTATAAAACATATTTCGGCATGTTTGGATAACATGGAACATTGAATAAAATCAGAATATGTTTTTAATTGCGTGGTTCGTTGTGTGTTTACAATTTGATTGCCAATTTTAAACGCATAAATAATTTGGTCAAACAAAATGAATTCGGCACCTCCCCCCAATTTATGATGAAAATATGCAATAACATGATGTATCCAATCGACAGGACATTGGTTGTTTGTATATAAAAAAACTTTATAACATTCTCCCTGTTTCTTTTTATGACATAAATATTCGAGTATTACCAGAATTCCAACGCGTAAAAACTCCGGATATACATCCATCAAAGAAAATAAAATAGCGCGTTCTCCCTTTTCTGGATACAGTTTAATAGAAATTTTCCATAAAAAATATAGGTGAGAAAAGGACCCAAGAGTTTCATCAAAATCCAATACAATCACTCTTTTTATTTTTTTATTTTTTCCAAGTCGTGAGTGGATTGGCGGAAACACTTCAATAATTTCTTTGTCTTCTTTTTTTTCTTCTTTTTCTTCTTTTTTATTTGTTTCTTTTTCTTCTTTTTTATTTGTATTTGTTTCTTTGTCGTCCTTTTTATTTGTATTATTTGTTTCCTTTTTATTTGTGTCTTTTTCTTTTGTATTGTTGTCGCTATCGAATTCTTCTTCGTTGTATTCATATTCATTTATAAATATATTGTTCATAATTTATCCAAATACAGTATTATGATACTGTATATAGAGATTATTTATCGTAATTAACCTATTTGCGAATCTTTTGTATTTGTGCTATATGTCGGGCTCAAATTTCCTCCGCGAGACGATAACAATTGCAACTGTTTATCATTAAAACACAAACTACCTTTTGAATTGGTATATCCTGAACCTTGGGTGCAATTTGTATCTCCTTTTACTCCATAAAACGCGTCAATTCCTTCCGGTGTATCTGCGCCACAAAAAAGTCCGCTTTTTCCAAAACCAAACAGTTTAGAGCATTGCTTTTCTTTTGAACCGTCGGTCAGTAACGCAACGCGAGAATCTAATGCCTGATTTGCCGGATATGTTGAATATTCGGTTGGAAATTGGGTAAATCCTTCTAAACTTTTCCATGATGATGGAAGAACAGCTGACAAGAAAATAATAATAGCCAACAAAACACTTAAAAAAATACTCTCTCTTGACATGAATTTTTTCATTCTATTATTATAACTTACGAAAATAAAGAATGAATTGAATGGGTGGTCGGCAAATCTTTTCCTACTAAACACCCTTTAAGTAAATTGGGCGCAAAATACGTTTGACAAACTCGCAATACATCTTCTTTTGTTATTGGCGCGTATTTTTGTTCAAAAATAGTGCTTAAAGGGACGATGCTTAAAGGGACGGTGCTTAAAGGGACGATGCTTAAAGGGACGATGCTTAAAGGAACTGCATTTGTGGCATTTATGATTGCAAGTGCATTTTGTTTTCCCGATAAATCAATATTGTTTAAACGCAATATTTGTCTTCCTTTTAATTCTTGTTTTGTATGTTTTATTTGTGAATAGGTCATCCCTTTATGATATAAATTTTTGAGAATTTGTTTAAGAATAGGAAGCACCTGTTTTGTCTTGGTTTTGTCAATTTCTGTATATAAAATAAAAGACCCAACGGTTTTATAATAATTCACTTCAATTTCAGACGAATAGGTGAATCCATGTTTTTCTCGTAATTCGTTAAATAAAAAAGAATTCATACCATCGGATAAAAAAGATTTGATAAGATTTAATATATATCGGTCTGGGTGATTGTAGGGACATGTGCGAAATCCGAGAGAAATACGAACGGCTTCCAATGGAATAGAAATACACGAAATTGGAAATAGATTTTGTTGTTGGGCGCATTGTCGTTCAATATAAAAAGTGGGCGACTGTTTTATGTGCGATTTTGTAAATCTGGTATTTTGCAACATATGAACAATTGTTTTAAATGGATGGTGCGATACAATACTACATATCGTATTTTGTGGAATATAGACATTTTTATACAATTGAAATACGGTCTCTCTATCTAATGATTTTTTTGTATGATAGGCAATATTATCAATCGGAGAATCATATATAGTTCCATTAAATAGTAGTCGTTCTATTTCATTCGATTCTAATTCATCTGTGTCATTTACGGCTAATGTATTTTCTTCAATAACAACGGCATGTTCTAATTCATAATCTTTTTTATTAAATACGGAGGAAAATAACATTTCACCTAATGGCTCCAATGCTTGTTGTGTATATTGATATCCACATTTTACATAATAACATGTATATGATTTTTCAGTATACGCATTTACTTCAGCTCCTATTTTATCATATATATCCGATATAGTAGTTGATTTTTCATATTTCGAACAACCTTTAAACACCATATGTTCAATCATGTGAGCAGAAGCGCGAAGATTTGGTGGTTCATGAATAGACCCAAATTGTTGATAGATTTGAATGGAAGAGAGAGGAAGGTCGGTTTTTTCATAAATTAGACAACAACCATTATCAAATATATGTGTTTGTATTGGTAACATACGATTGTTATATAATAATCATATTTAAGCTTTTCTTATATTTTTCCTTTCTTATTTTTCTTTTTATTTTTCCAAAAATCTATTATGTATTTCTCTTAAATATGTATAATTTCATTCTCATCTTCAAGATAATATTTATTTCCACAAGCGTTACATTTTTGTTGTATTCTGTCTTGTTTTTGTTTATATGTAAGACGGACCTCGGGTTTATCACACATATTACAAAGCAAATACTTTTGAATAAACTCATATAGAATTTGTTTAATTTGAGAATGTGAGAACTCACCTTGAAGATAATAATATTTGGTATATTTATCAATTCCACTTTTACATGATAATTTTTTGCCAAGAATAGAGAGAAGAATAGATTCATCAAATTCTAATTCTTTACAAAACTTTGAAAAATTATCCAACATTGTAATTGTTGTTCCTTTTTTACTGCTGTGACTTGTTTCTATTACCGAAATTATATAACGATAATTTTCATCAAATAAAATCGACTCATCGCTTGTTAAATAAAGTTTGTTATGTTGCTCCATTTTTTGGTATATTTGTGGACAAATAAATCAAATAAATCAAAATTTTTTAACCCATTAGTTTTTCAGAAAACATCCAAGCCCACTTATGAGTTAACCACCAAATACCACCAAAAATAGCACCATGTGTTAAGGCAACGACTAATTTTGAACTCTTTGGCGGAAGAGTAATCAACACGGATGGCGTTAACGCGACAAAAAGAAGCACAATATACAAAAATAGAAGAATATTCATTTTATAATATAAAGGATTATTTTTCTAAAGGTCGGTAAAGGGTCGAATAAAAAATGTTCATAATTACGTAAAATAATAGTAAACCGGATGATAGACATATCTATAAAAATAATCAAACGGATAATAATCATATTCGTCTAAAAATAATGGATTTACGGCAATTGCTCCTCCTCCTCCACCTCGTCCTCCTCCTCCGTGACCTCCTCCACCTCGTCCTCCTCCTCCGTGACCTCCTCCGCCTCCACCATGACCTTCAACAATTTTATTATTCAATATAAAAAATATACAAACAAATACCAACGCAACACAAATAATTCCTATTCCAGTGTATGGTTTTTTCATTAATTATTATATGATTAGACATATTATGATTTATGATATTTTCTTTACCGGAATTTTACTATCAACAATATAAATAGAATTCTCCGTCATAATAATGAGTTCAGTTAAAACCTTGTATATATTTACAATTGAACTTGTAAATTCTTCGGGGCTTCGCACCAACAGCCGTTCAGTAATTTTCTCGCCCGTTTCTTCGTCAATTTCTTCACGAATTCCAAGAATAACCGATTTTTCAATAGAACCTACCCAATAATCCATCATAATTGGTTTATCTTCAACAATAGCTAATTTAGATGCTTCATGAAATGTTTTACCTTCTGGATGACGAATAGGAGGAACAGTTTCCGTATTTTTTTTTGATGTTTCCGTATTTTTTGCTAAAGACATAACAATAATAATGTATGGACATAACAAAAAACGTAATTTATAACGCCCATTTTGTCATACGCGTTATAAATTTCTCTCCTAAAGTTATATATGTCTTCATCTTCTGTAAATTTAGGGAACAATGCTGGACAATTTGACCAACAAACCGGCTCTATTGCGATTGGACAACAAGCGGGGCAAACTAGTCAAGGAACATTTGCCGTAGCAATTGGACAAAATTCCGGACAAACGAATCAATCGAACGCATCTGTCGCCATTGGACAAAATGCAGGACAGGTAGAACAATCTGAATACTCCATATCCATTGGACAAAATGCGGGACAAAATAGTCAAAATACCGTAGCGGTTGCTTTAGGTCAAAATGCCGGACAGATAAACCAGTCCGACCATGCAATTGCCATTGGGCAAAATGCGGGTCAATCCAACCAAGGTTCATATTCCATTGCCATTGGAACAAGTGCGGGTCAAGTAAGTCAAGGAGAATATAGTATTGCTATTGGACATGATGCGGGTCAACTTGCGCAACCGGCTCATAGTATTGTATTAAATGCTCAAATAACCGGTGTTAGTCCACAGACGACGGGACTGTTTATCCAGCCATTGCGAAATGCATCTCAGTCAAATACGTTATATTATAATGATGCTACAAGTGAAATAACCTATTATACCTCAACGGCAGAAGATAAGACCGATATTACTTCGTTGCCATTTTTTCAGAGCGCCAGTATTTATAAACTACTACCTCGCACATTTACGTATACATCGGACGGAATTAAAAATATTGGACTTATTGCCGAGGAAGTATTTGCAGTAGATCCGGATTTAGTTGTTGTGGATGCAAGCGGAAATCCTATTAATATAAAATGGTTTGATATTGTAACATATCTCGTTTCAGAAATTAAGAAGCATCAAACTCAAATTTTAAACCAAGCCCAGCAAATGCAATCGCTTCAGTCATTGGTATTTCAGCATAAACTACAAAATCAACAACAAACTGACGCATTAAAACAACAAACTGATGCATTAAAACAACAACAAAAACAATCCACTGTCCAACAATCACCTCAATTAACTATTCAACCATCTGTAACTATTCAACCGTTGCAAAAAAGTTCATCGTCTGTTCTCCGAAGTTCTTCGAGAGGAACTGGGGCATTAGGTAAATTTATATTTCAACATAAATAGATAACGCCATAATTGGTATATGAGTAAAAAGATAGGGCGAAATGACATGTGTTTGTGCGGTTCCAATAAAAAATATAAAAAATGTTGTCTACTCAAAGAAGAACAAGAAGACAAAGAAGACAAAGAAGTTCATTCCATTGTTCAATATCTCCGTGTAGAATTTCCAACACATAAGGTGATTGATATCACAAATAAACTCACTGTTGAAACCTATCGACCCTTACAAATTCAACATTATTCAGATAATGTAATACAATTTGCCGAAAAAAACGAATTAAATGCAAGTGTGTTTTTGACACGAGTTCCATTAGATACATACGATATTATGATTTTATATCATGGGTCATATCGTACATTTCCGAAAGACGATATTTATTCAGTTATGGCAAGTTTAAGAGCGTTAATTTATCCGGAAACGGATAGTTCCATTTGAATATAAATCTTTTTATATTGTATAACAATGGCAAAATTTACCGATATTTTGTATCGCTGGTCGAAAATAAATCGCCATTACCTCATTACCTTTTTTGTTCTTGTTTTATTTATCGGATTGAGTATTTTAGGCTATAAGTGGTTTAAAAAAACCGATACTCCTTACAGTGATGTTGCAAATGCTAAAACTCGAGGACAAGAAGTTGAAATTTATATATTTACGGTTACATGGTGTCCTCACTGTAAAACCGCTCGTCCAGAATGGACGGCATTTAAAGAACAATATGAAGGAAAACGTATAGGTCCTTATGTTATTCATTGTGTTCAAGTAGATTGCACAGATAAAGATGATATTCAAGTTCAAAAAATGCGTTCAAAATACAATATTTCATCTTTTCCGACCGTAAAAATGGTTAAGGATGGAAAAATAATTGATTTTGATGCAAAAATAACTACCGGCAATTTGAATCAGTTTGTCTCAACAATGGTAGGATAAGCGAAGACAAATTATTTTTATTTCTTTCATAACATATTATTTCTCACCATATTATATATGTTATGGTTAGTAAATCATTAAAGAATACATCCTCAAGAAAAAACGAAACAAGAAAAAACGAAACCGAAACAAGAAAAAAAACTATAAAACACCGTTATACAAAAAAACATTATTCGTCTGGAGATGGTATGTTGACAACCGTTTGGGGACCACCTATGTGGCATTTTTTACACACAGTATCATTTAATTATCCCGTTGAACCTACATGCAATCAAAAAAAACAATATCGCGAGTTTATACTTTCTCTACAATATGTGCTTCCTTGCGGAAAATGTCGCATAAATCTCTGTAAAAATCTAAAAAAACTACCTTTAACAATACATCATATGTTAAATCGAGGAACATTTTCACTATATATTTACAAACTACATGAAATGGTAAATACAATGCTTCATAAAAAATCCGGTCTTACCTATGACCAAGTTCGAGATAGATACGAAGATTTTAGGGCGAGGTGTGTAATGTCTGACTCCGATAAAAACACGGACACAAAAAAGGAAAACACGGACACAAAAAAGGAAAATGGCTGTACCGACCCCGTGTATGGAGAGAAATCGCGATGTATTTTAAAAATTGTTCCCCAATCCGTTCAATGTGAATCTTTATCTATAGACAAAAAATGCAAACGAACATCTCTTCTAATGTAATTATAATATGGATTTTTTTTATTTAATAACAATTGCTATCGCCATTGTCATTTTAACAATCGTTCTTGTTGGAGTTTGGTATGTTATTAAAACAACAAACGCAAAAGGAACTATTTTCCCAAATGTAGTAAATCAGTGCCCAGATTTATGGTTAGTGGATAATACAACGGGCAATTGTATTATTCCTGATGTATCGTTTAATGCTACCACAACATCACCAAATTTAGGAATTTTAACACAATCTACCTATAGTTTAATTCCCGGTTATGCTGTATCATCTCTCGGATATAATGAAATTAACTTTTCAGATGCGGGATGGGCGTCACAAAGTGTATCATCCGCTACATGTGCAAAAAAAACATGGGCGAGTGTAAATGGAGTTGTATGGGATACGGTAACAAATTATAATCAATGTTAGCATAATTAAACTTACATAAAAATTGAATCGTAAAATACACGAATAGAATGGAAACAATGACAAATGATATTGACAGTGAGTGGTCGTTATTTTTACGTTCACAACATGAAATTATTGATATTCGACAACCAATCTATACTACAGAACAAAGACAACAAGAACGAGATTTAGCACAGGACAGTCAAAACAATGAATCCGAAAATCCAATACCAATCTGCGAGGAATTGTATATATCGACAAATACAAAAACACTTATTTTAAATCAGGAAATAGATACATTTGTTGTATTTTGGAAAATTCCTATTATTGAATATTGGAAACCAGAAGAAGGGGTTGTTCATAAACATATGAAAGTTGTATCAGACACACCCGAACAATTGGAATTGTATAAAGAATACCTTTCTCATGTAAAAGAGGAATACAAGGAACACATTATGAAACAAATTGATATTCGTAATACAAAACGTCCAAAATTCAAAGATGACCGAAAAATAATGGTCGGTATTTCAAAAAAAGAAATTATGAATGCGCGAAAAAAACAGAAGAAAGCATTTATGAATTCTTTCGCAATTATTATTCGTTTGGAATTTGAAGGTATGTTTCGTGAAATTCACGTGAAAATATTTAATACCGGTAAAATGGAAATTCCGGGAGTCCCTCAGCGGGCTCTTTTAAATATCGTAAAACAGAAAATCATATGTATTTTACAACCACATATGCCAACTCTACTTGAATTTTCTGAAACGAGCGCCGGAATGGAAGATAAAGGAGTTCTTATTAATTCAAATTTTCGATGTGGATATCACGTGAATCGAGAAAATGCATACCATATTTTACGGACCAAATATGGAATTGATTCGGCATATGATTCGTGTAGTTATCCGGGAGTAAAGAGCAAATTTTATTTTAATAATAAAATCGGATTTGATACGGATAAACAAATAGGTCGTATAGATGAGGAGGACCGTTCATGCACCATAGATGCGTTACGTAAAAATCCGAAATATACCGAAATGACATTTACCATATTTCGAACAGGAAGTTGTCTCGTATCTGGAAATTGTTGTGATGATATTTTATATTTTGTATATAATTTTCTATGTAAATTTTTACGGGATGAATACTTGCAAATACGAGCAAATGTAATTATTCCAATGATAAAAGAAAAAAAAATAAAGGTGAGAAAACACTGGATTTCAACAACGGTTGATTATTACAATAAAACAATATCCAAAACCACATATAAAAATAATTCTAACGTATCCAACGATGAATTTGGTGTTGCCTCTGTATAATGTATCTTTAACAAATATACAATTTTTAGAGACCAAAGACAATATTCGGATGAACGGTATTTTTACAAAACTAATTTATTCTGATTTTTTTATGACGATGAACGGATTATATGCAATCATTCCCATTGCATTAAAATCGGTCAACTATCATTTTGGATATTTTAATCCTATTGAAAACATAACATGGATTCGAGATATAATCGCAATTGAATCTCATATATTACAAGAATATAGAAGAAAAAACAAGTCGAGACATTTACGATTTTCTTCTATACAAACTGTATTACAATCAGGAACAATAAAGTTAAGTAGTTATGCAACGGATGTTTGGAAAGAGCATTCTATGCCGATAACGTGTTTAAAAATATCGGGGGTTTGGGAGAATAATGGAACTATTGGCATAACATATAAATTTTTATATGGGCGATAAGACCCATTTTATTTGTAATCACATATAATTACTTTATATTGTTCATTTTCTTGTATTATTTGAAATGGTTTTCCGCATCCATAGAGTGCTCCTTCTTCAACTAATTTTATACACTCGTGTTGGGGAGCATGTGGACTTAATTGACGACCAGTTGACCGATAAATACCACATCGAAATATACAACAATTTAATTTTACAATTTCACACATTTGGTTACAATGAGGACATAACACGAAAATAGGGTCCGATAATGTTTGTTTTGTCTTTGTCATTTATTTTTATATATTTATTACGAGAAGTTATAATTATCAATTTTCTTCAGTATTATTTTAACATTGGACAACATTCCATGCGTTTGATTTCATTGTATTGTTCAATTGTTTTTACAGAAAGTTCAAATCCATATAGTTCCTTACATGTTGTATAAATTGGATTAGTTGTGCAATCGAATTCTTGTAAAGTGAGAGGAAGATTGTCGAGAGATGTAAGTTGATTATGCGAACAATATAATTTTTGTAGATTCGGAGGAAGATTGTCAAGAGAATTGATTTGATTATTCCAACAACCTAATGTTTGTAAATTGGGAGGAAGATTGTCAAGAGAAGTCAGTTGATTATTTTCACAATATAAGTGTTGTAAATTGGGAGGAAGATTGTCGAGAGACGTAAGTTGATTTGTAAAACAATCTAATGTTTGTAAATTGGGAGGAAGATTGTCGAGAGAAGTCAGTTGATTGCCGCCACAATACAATATTTGTAAATCGGGAGGAAGATTGTCAAGAGACGTTAGTTTATTTGTGGAACAATCTAATTTTTGTAAATTGGGAGGAAGATTGTCAAGAGAAGTCAATTGATTATTATCACAATATAATTTTTGTTGTAAATTGGGAGGAAGATTGTCGAGAGAAGTCAGTTGATTATTATAACACCATAATTCTTGTAAAGTGGAAGGAAGATTATCGAGAGAAGTTAGTTGATTATATTGACACTGTAATTCTTGTAAATTGGGAGGAAGATTGTCAAGAGATACGATTTGATTATTATAACAATATAATGTTTGTAGATTGGGAGGAAGATTGTCGAGAGAAGTCAGTTGATTATGATGACAATATAATTCTTGTAGATTCGGAGGAAGATTTTCGAGAGAAGTTAGTTGATTATATTCACAACATAATGTTTGTAGAGTAGGAGGAAGATTGTTTAGAGAAGTCAATTTATTACAAATACAATATAATCCTTGTAAATTGGGAGGAAGATTGTCGAGAGAAGTCAGTTGATTATGACAACAATCTAATCTTTGTAGATTTGTATAGAGAGATAAATCAGGTAAAACAGTTAAGTTTTGTTTCGATAAATCCAATTCGGTTACGGTATAATCTGTCATTTATTATTTGTTTATTACAAAAAATAAACAAATAAATATCAATTTTCTTCGCTACTATTTTAGTAGTGGGCAACATTCTTTTTCCAAATTTTCCATGTGTTTGATTTTATTGTATTGTTCAATTGTTTTTTCAGAAAGTTCAAATCCATATAGTTCCTTACATGTTGTGTAAATTGGATTGTGTGAACAAAATAGTGTTTGTAAAGTAGGAGGTAAAATATCCAGAGAAGTCAGTTGATTCTTCAGACAAGATAATTTTTGTAGATTCGGAGGAAGATTTTCGAGAGAAGTGAGTTTATTATGGCGACACCATAATTCTTGTAAATTGGGAGGAAGATTGTCGAGAGAAGTCAGTTGATTGCCACCACAACGCAATGTTTGTAAAGTGATAGGAAGATTGTTGATAGATGTAAGTTGATTATTGAAACAATTTAATGTTTGTAGATTCTGAGAAAGATTTTCGAGAGAAGTCAGTTGATTATTGAAACAATCTAATCTTTGTAGATTGGGAGGAAGATTGTCGAGAGAAGTCAGTTGATTGTTATAACAATCTAATCTTTGTAGATTGGGAGGAAGATTGTCGAGAGAAGTCAATTTATTATTTCCACAATATAATGTTTGTAGATTTGTGTATAAAAATAAATCCGGTAAAATAGTTAAGTTTCGTCCCGATAAATCCAATTCTGTTACGGTATAATCTGTCATTTATTATTTGTTTATTACAAAAAAATAAACAAATAAATATCAATTTTCTTCGCTACTATTTTAGTAGTGGGCAACATTCTTTTTCCATATTTTCAATGCGTTTGATTTCATTGTATTGTTCAATTGTTTCTACAGAAAGTTCAAATCCATATAGTTCCTTACATGTTGTGTAAATTGGATTATCCCAACAATATAATTCTTGTAAAGTAAGAGGTAAAATATCAAGAGAAATTAATTGATTCTTCCGAAAAGATAATGTTTGTAAAGTGGGAGAAAGATTGTCAAGAGAAGTTAGTTGATTTGTATGACAAATTAATGTTTGTAAAGTTGGAGGAAGATTTTCGATAGAATTTAATTTATTTTCATGACAAATTAATATTTGTAAATTGGGAGGAAGATTGTCAAGAGAAGTTAGTTGATTGTTTTGACACCATAATACTTGTAAAGTAGAAGGAAGATTGTCAAGAGAAGTTAGTTGATTGTTTTGACACCATAATACTTGTAAAGTAGAAGGAAGATTGTCAAGAGAAGTTAGTTGATTGTTTTGACACCATAATACTTGTAAAGTAGAAGGAAGATTGTCAAGAGAAGTCAGTTGGTTATAATAACAATATAATGTTTGTAGAGTGGGAGGAAGATTGTTTAGAGAAGTCAATTTATTATTTACACAACGTAATGTTTGTAGATTTGTATAGAGAAAGGTTTTATACTTAAATATAGATTTTTCCGTTAAAAAACCTCAGTTAATGTTTTCTCTCCATGACAATTGCGACAAAGAGCCTGAAGATTACTTAGATCATTCCCTCCATTTGCTACCCGAATTTTATGGTCAATTTCATAACTTGCCGAAAGAAGATTGTCGCATGAGGCACACCGCCATTTCTGTCTTGCCGCCACATATTTTTTCTTTGCATCTGAAACGGAACGTTTATGTTTGGTTGTATCAATTAAACCGGCTTGTGGAATAGAAACCCGTTTTTTTTCTTTATCAAACGATAAAATAGGTTGCGAATATCCATCATCTGTATATTTCTCTTTTGTAAAGTTGATTAACGGTTCAATAAAATTCGCAGATACATTTCGGTCGACTGGCAAATATTTTACATATTCGTGTGTATTATAAATCATATCTCGGGCAGACGCTGGATTCTTTTTCATAAACCAATACAAAAATAATGCTCCTAATAAAACTCCTCCTATTTGATAGTATTTTTTAAACGCATAAAGCTTCTTTACATATTTACCCTCTGTATAAATATTTGCAACTAAAAAACATGCAACCAAGATTAAAACGATTTCAAATCGCATTTATATAAAACAATGATACAATTTTCTTTCTCTTAAAGATAATAACCTTCTATTTTAATAAGAAACACATGACAATAAATTCATACATTCTCTTTTTTATTTCCATCATTGTAATAGGATTTTATTTCTATTTCATCATTGGAAATATTCGCATTAAAAATATATACGGAAATACAGGCGACCCCGTTATAAAAGAGTTCCAACAAGATATTATTACAGGAATTACTTTAGCATTACTCGGTTGGCTTACCTATATAAATCAGAAATTCGGAACTATTTCATTAACTGTATTGTCTCGTTGGATTCTTGCGATTGTATCTCTCGGTATTGCCACATACATAACAAGAACAACATGGCTATCATGGTTTTCCGGATTTAATTCAATGACTTTCCTGTATATAGCATTATTTTTATTTATGATTGTTGCCGGTATGGCGATTGCATACCGAATATTTTATACGCAACAAGAAGGAAGTAGTTGGGAAAACAATATACTTATTCAATTCCTTTTATTTTTACCGTGTTTATTGACAGATTTTCTGGAACATGTAAATAAACAAATCGGAATTACGCCCAATATTGTGTTTGTTCTTTTCCTGATGGAACTAATCGCAATTCTTTTATTTATTTCAATTCCCTATTTTCTTCAAAAATCCGCAACACTGATTCAGGGAAAAGGAACACCTATTTTAAAAGAATCCGCATTTTTAGATATTCAAACTGCCTTGCCCCCGTTTCATTCATTAAAAACAAATTACGCCATATCTTTATGGACATATATAAACCCCCAACCAGCTTCAGATAAAGAATATCTTATTTTTACGATAAATGCCTTCATGCCAATTATTACGTATCGGACTCATGATACAAGAAAGGAACAAAAAGAAAAAGAACAAAAAGAAAAAGAACAAAATAAAATAATTGTGCATTCATATTCAAAAAATCCCAAACAAAAACAAAAACAAGAACAAGAGTTCGATGTAAAATTACAAAAATGGACAAATATTGTATTGAATTATCGACATAATATGTGTGACGTTTTTATTGATGGAACTCTACAAAAAACATTCGAATGTTTTGAACCGCCCCCCATTCACTCGGTTTTCATTGGAGAGCATAATGGATTATATGGAGCAATATGTAATGTTATGTATTATCCTGAACCGCTAACTCAATCACATATTGTAACAATGTATAACGTTTTTTCAACCAAAAACCAGCCAACTTTATTTTAGTAGTATTATTGTGAATAAGCCACTGCTAATTTACTTAATTTTTGTAAATATGCAAGAGAATGCTGTTTATTGTCGTCGCTCATGTCTCGAATTGGATTACGAATTTTATCAACAATAACCATAATTTCCTGAGAATTCGATAAATACACTAAATCACTTCCATAATCTTTATCAATAAAAAATGAGATATCGCCACCATCAATACGGTCTTTGTATGGCATATAAACATAACTATACCACGCCTTTAAAATAGCCGTAACATTCAGTTTTCGGATGGTTTCGAATGACTGTTTGGCAACTTTAATATCATTATTATCCGGAAAAATCGCAATAATTTCGTCTAAAAAATCAAAAAAAAGTTTGTTGTATGCTTTTAAATAAATAGATTTATCCGACATGTGCAAATAGTATATTTTACATAAATATACTTTTATATGGTTTTATACGTTTATTTTATTTCTTTTTTTATTTCTTTTTTTCTTTTTCTTTCTTTTTTTATTTCTTTTTTTATTTGATTTCTTTTTTTATTTCTTTTTTTATTTCTTTTCTCTCTGTCTTTTCTTTTCTCTCTAAAACCCAATATTATATTTATTGTCATCACAAATTTGTATTACATTGCTACGTTTAATATTGCCAATATTGTTTTCAATTCGGATTGAATCCGCCGAACATTTCCCGCCATCATCTCCAGCACCCAACATTCGATTGATTTCCGCCGTCGGGTCTTTTAATTGCAATGTCTTTTTTGATTGTTTTGCCATCTTTTCCATATCTAACAATATATTGAACGAATTTGTTCCGAAAAGTCCCTGTTGTCCCATCATAATGTTTCCAGACACACCGCGCATTGTATCTAAATCCGCATGTCTTCCTGCATCTAATAATACTTCTGTATGAACCTCGAACGTTGCTTTGCCAATTGGTCCAATATCATCTTTAAGAATTCCTGAACGAAAGATTGGAATCATATCCTTTGTTAATGTCATGCGGTCACATAACAAACTCAAATGATGATGATTGATATACACATCACTGAATTCCATTACATCCACAAATTCTTGATACATAACTTGACGCGCAGCCGCAATTCCAAGAACATCAAACACTTCACGAATATCATTACTAATGGTTCTCGTTGAATCTATAAAATCCAGTGCAAGAACATCCAGCATATTTGACCCATTTGTATCTAAAATCCAAACATCCTCTTTCGTTACTATTTCTCCTCCTTCCTTTGTAATTTCTAAACCTTTGGGCGGGTCTTTCACCATATTTGCGATTTTTCTCGGAATTACATTTCCCACACCCGGAACACCTCGCAGAACAATATTATTTAAAACGGTATCTTGAAAATTCTTCAACAAATAGATTTCATCGGACTGGTCCAGAGTTCGGGCAATACCTTTTTGTTTCTTTGTATGTTTTTTAAATACATCACTGTTTATACGAATACGAAATATCAAATTATCCATATTGTAATCCGAAAATATGCACGTAATATTTTGACCATCATTGCTTTTTTTAATGGCAAAGTGAATATCGTCCATCGTCAGATTTTTATCCAACATTTTTTCTCTATTCATTTCCATTCGCACAATCCATTTTGATTTTGGTTGGGGCGGTTGCTGTTGTGGTTGATTTGTATTGCATTCTTCCACCATTTGTTCAAATGCATAGTATTCTTGAAGCATTAACTCGTCTGTGGAAGGAGTTCGGTCATCGGGTTCAAAACAAATCTGTGTAGATTTCACCACATCTACCAATTTTGTATGTTCCACCATAGTCGAGTAAAATTTTGCCTTGTCCTGACTTTCTCGGTCTAATTCCTTCAAGAAAATCGTCATGGACGTATTTTTGGGATTTCTCGTTAAACGCAAAATTTCTTCAATTCGGGGAACACCGCGAGTTACATTTGACTTGGATGCTACACCTGCCAAATGAAATGTATTGAGTGTAAGCTGGGTGGTCGGTTCGCCAATCGATTGCCCCGCAATAACTCCCACCATTTCGCCCGGATGAACAATTGCCTGTTTGTATTTTAACAAAACCGTTTCCAACAACAATGTGAGAGCTTTGCGATGGAATCGTTTTTTATACAATAAATCAATTGGATTTAAATAATAGTAATACATAATTTCAAACAATTCCGTTGGAGGGGCAAATACAATACTTTGTAATTTTGCGTAATAGGACTCGATGAGTTCATACGCTTCATATGGCGTAATATCCACAACTGTATTTGTCGTTAAATCCAGCTGTCCTTGCAAATTATTAATAATATAAATAAATGCAACGGGGACATTCACACTGTTTTCGTTTTTGAATTTAAACACATGACGAATAAGTTGATTTCGCCAACTGACCATTTTATCAATCATTTCTTTGTTCTTTACTGCGGTTTCTTCTCGCTGTTTATAAATGCGAGTAGACGCTCCTTTTGAAAATACATCCAATAGCGTTGTTTGTGTGTCTTCCATATAACGTTTGTATATATCCTCAATGGACATTGTCGCCAAAGGAATCGGTTGTACTTCCACACGAGTAGAATCAAATCCGTCATCTCCATAATGAAACTGAATAATTTTACCCATATTGTTACGCACCGTCATATCATACATGACAACCGCATCTTCCAGTCCCTTAATCAATCGACGTTGAATATATCCCGTTTGACTTGTTTTGACGGCGGTATCTATTAATCCCACTCGACCACCCATCGCCAAAAAGAACACTTCTTGAGCAGACAATCCCGAAATAAACGAATTTTCAATAAATCCACGGGCTTCCGGACTATCATCGAATTTTCGGTAATGCGGAAGTGTTCGATTGTCGAACCCATATGGCACACGTTTGGCATCAATATTGGTTTGACCTAAACACGCAATCATCTGTGAAATATTTACCATATTACCTTTTGACCCCGATTTCACAATAGTCAAGAATCGATTGTCCGATTTCAAACTCTTTTCCGCCTCCTTTTCTGTATCTCCGCGCGCCTTGTTTAATATATTATTTACCTGTGTCTCGAACTCCACTCGATTGTTTTGCGCCGTTGTGTTCTTGAAAATTCCCAAATGGATTTTTTCCATAAGTTGTTGCACTTCTCGCTTTCGGTCTATAATAATCTGGGTAATTCGTTCGTATGTATGTTTATTCGCAATTAAATCGTTTACACCCACACTATACGAACTCGTCTTCATATATTCCGTAATAATATTTTGCAAATTATCGATGAAATCGGATGCCACGCGATTGCCGAAATCATTCACAATACGGTGAATCAGACCTTTCGAACCGCCTCCAAGCACGGATTTTTCCATTTGACCGCGAATATACTCTCCGTTTTGGATTTCTAATGTGTGATTGCGGTCGGGGGTTGCATCTTTATATAATTTTGTATTGTATTTTAATGTTAGTGGGGGGAGAATTTGGGACAATATATCAAAATTCGTAATATGTCCCTGTTTCGTATATGCGTCGGCTAATTTTTGTGGTTGTACATTCGGAAACATCATTAATAAATTCATCGCTTCACGAAACGTAAATTTCTGTCCTGCGCGCGTGAATTGGTATGACCCCAACATCGAATCTTGGAAAATACCAATGATAGGCGCGTTGTTTCCCGGACTTACAATTTGATACGGAATTGCCGCCAAATTCCGCAGTTCTGTCTCCGCCAATATATTTTGCGGGACATGCATATTCATTTCATCTCCATCAAACGTAGTGTTTTACAGAATTCCTGAGAAGGGAATTCACCTGTTCTTTCGATACAGGACCAGACTTTACCTTAAGCATTATCGGGGTCGTTACTCCGTCATTTAATACCCACAATCATCAAGTCGTTGAACCTTTCTCATACTCTACGATAAGCGAGTTTAGAGACATGGCTGCGGATTGCCCAATTCGTAACGTTTTTACCATTGGATTCGGTCATTACCCGAGTTCCCTCTTCCGTCGTTTCCGACAAAGAGGTGGTAGTTACGACTCTAAGGGGTTTCCCGCAATTTGGTCATGTTGCATATTCAATACATTGCCTCCGTGTAGAGACAACATATCATGGATTTCCTCAGGAAATTCGATTTCAAATTCTTTGTGATATAAAAGTAGGGTTTGGTAGTGTTGTGCGATTTGGGATTGAACTATATTTTTATTTTTTGACAAGTTTTCATGAACAGATAAGGGCATTGTATTTCTCCAATTTAAACATAGAAATTGTTCATCCACATTATCCAGATTAAATTGGGCAATAGGAATCACGTGGTCAATATGCCACACAGTTCCGTGATTTTCAAATGTAAATTTTTCATCAAACTGATAATACATCCAATCGTAAAATTCATTTGCAGTGCATCCCAAATATTCAATCGTATGATTTGTTTTACGAGATTTCAATGCATTACAAATTCGTGTGCGTTGCAATCTTAAAAACCTAAAAATAGGATCTGTTTCATATCTGGTTTTTAAACGTTCTTTGAAAATAGCAGTTTTAATAAATGCTCTTCCATCTTTTCGTTCGCAATCTTTGCACTTTTGCCGATTATGTCTGAAGTTGGATTTATTGAAAATAACATCACAATATGGGCATTGTTGGTTGTCTTCTCCAATTGCCAATTGTTTTTCTCTCTTTGCCTCTTGTCGTTTAAGAACCTTGTCATGTTTATATATGCTGGATTGTTGACTAATCTTTTGTCGCAATTTCTCATCCCCATGATATCGAGTTGTGCGTTTTAGATTGTTGCAATCTTTACAAATATTTCGGTTATTAATAAATAGTTCAATATCCTTTTCAATGTTGCACGTGTTGCAACATTTGATGGGTTGTTCATACGTTCGTTTTGCATAATTTTCTCTGTGAATTTTATTGTCACATTCTTTGCAAATGTTTCGATTCTTTATAAACAACCCAAATAATTTGATTTCTCCGCACCTGCTACAACACTTTTCCTCCATCGCCTACCACACATTTACTTTAATTTGAATATCAATTTTCTTAAAATCGAATTGAATATACTAGAGAGTTTCACGCTTTTAACGCTCCCTGTTGCGAACTATTTCACAATCCGCATTGTATGGCTTGGTGCAACCAACGTTCATTCTGAAAGAATCACCGGTCGTCATAATTTTGGCAATATGACACATCATGGACATTCGATGAAGACTCGGTTGTCTGTTAAACAATACGGCATCTCCATCCATCATGTGACGATGCACAATATCACCATTTTTCAATTGAATACTCATTCTATCTACATTTCTCAATGAAATCGGGTCGGTTTCCCCCTTTCTCTCCAGTGTTTTTGCACCCGGATACACATCAGGACCATTTTGAACTAATTTCGTCAGATAATCCCGATTGCGGTCATTTACATAGGCTCTTGTGGTTAAATTCTTGGCAACTTTCATCGGAATACCCAACTGTCGAATAGACAAATTGGGGTCACCCGTGATGACTGACCGAGCACTGAAATTCACACGTTTTCCCATTAAATTACCGCGAATACGTCCACCTTTTGTATTTAATCTTCCCGAAATACATTGAAGTGGTCGACCCGACCGTTGGGTGAGAGGCGATGCACCTTTCACCTTATTATTTACGACCATTGCAATAAAATATTGAAGCACTCCCGTCATTCCTTCAATCACAGGAAGAGGCGCATCTTCGTGAATTTTTTTCAATAAATCCGTGTTGGTTTTAATAATATTACTGTAAATATGCGTTAAATCGTCTTCGCTTCGTTGTTGAGCATCCTGTTTTACGGACGGACGGACGGCGGGGGGTGGAACTGCCAATACGGTGCAAATAAACCATTCTGGGCGGGACCATTTCGGATGAAATCCCATAAATTGAATATCGTCATCCGAAATTCGGCTAAATATTTTAATAACAATTTCGGGCGAGAGATTCATGATAAGTCGTTCCTTTTCTTTTTCTTCTCCTCCTCCTCCTCCTCCATCTACGGTTGTATCAATACTATCCCACACGGCAATAAGTTTCGCCATTTGCTCCTGTTTAATTTTATCGGGCTGTTTGCATCCACATCCATCGGGATTGTCGTTACCACATCGTTTTATTTTTTGCGAATGTTCATATACATAATCCCAACGTTGATTTGCAGGACGGTCCAATATATGCGCGTGGTTGTTTTTATTCATAAGAAGTTTGCTACATTTAAAACAAATACATTTTAGAATTTTTGATATTTCCTTAATATGTTGAATGTAAAATACGGGACGAGCCAATTCAATATGTCCATGGTATCCAGGCGTATCAATATAGGTTAAACCATCGGTTGGACAAATAAATCCCTTTTCAAGAACTCCCATTCTTGGGTCAAATAATCCACCAATAACCGGTTTATTATTTATATAGGTATCTCGGCTGGTAATATGAACCACCGATGATTTGCGTATCTCTTCCGGAGATAACACGCTAAACTGAATGCCAATAATTCGGGAGGCATAATTGTTGAATTCATTTTTTGATGGCAATGACATTAATATATATAATGATGTTTATGTATATTCTTTTACGAATGAGTAATCAATTTTATCTGAGAACCTACTTTGTATAAAACAAATCTAAATCGAGGTAGTGTCAGTTCCTGCTATACAAAAATAATAATCGCCAAACGCCGTTTTATTTTTAATACATAAACTCATTTTTGATGAACACATGCTCTCATATTGCGCCGCCTTTGCGATTGTATCCCACGTTCCCAACACCATTTCCGTTCCGACCATTCTTTTTTCCACCTTTTTACCTGTAGACGAGGTTTTTTTATATTTATGTATGTCTTTTTTCAATAAAACACCATAATATCCTTCATTTGTTCCGTATTCTGTCCAAACCGTTGCTTTAAGTGCATATTCACACGAATTCAAATAATCTTTGATTTCTTTCATATCATTCTCTCCGATTTCCTTATTCACGCTCGTTTTCCATCTCTGGTATTCCTCCAACAAGGTCGAATTTAATATTTTTCCATTGGGTGAAAATGCGCATACTTGAAATAAAAATGTTTCCGTCACATTATCTACGAACTTTTTCTTATACATAATATCTTTTAGTTTTATTCCGACATATCCATGAACAACTTGGTCACTGTCTTGTTTTGAAATGCGACTTGCTTTAAATCTGGTATCTAAATAATGTTTTAATTTATGGAAAACTTCTTTCGTGGGTTTGCTGTGATTCCAAATACGATATTGACCCTCTATTTCTGTAGAGGATGCATCTACATCCGGTCGAACAATACACATAGTATCTATAAAATTGTTGAATTTTATCGTCAATTCGTCTTCTGGTAAAAGTGCGTTTATATATACGGACTGGTTTTCTACCATCGCCAAATTTATTTGTGTTTGTTGGGAAGCATTTGCCGTTTTTAGTTCAACCAATTCGAGAGACTGTTGTGCAATCGTATTTTGACAGGTAGCCAATTGTTCTTTCAATTGAATTTTCTCCATTTCCAGAATTTCATTTTGCGCAGTTAATTTATTGAAATTTTCAATACTATATGTTCTTAACTGGATAATTTCCTTGATATATTTTGATAATTTATCAAGAGTAAATATTTTGTTATATGCAATTATTTCGGTTTTATTTTTACCATGTATCTCAATACTTCGAATTTGTTTTTTTATTTTTGGGTGGTTCTTGATAAGATTTTCTATTTCTACCTTGTTGTGCACTCGAAATACATAAATTAAATTGAAATTTGTATATGTCGCGTGATGGTTCATAACTCTTGTAGAGAGGTCGTTTGAATGACCAAATTTAATGAGACATTCTTGTTGTGCGTTTGTATTGTCAATTGTTCCGAAATAAATACATTCTGTATTTACGGGAAATTGAGAGATAAGTGCATGTTCTACGTCTCGGCATTTTTCACGTTTTGTTATTTCAATTGTGTGTTTTACTTCTGTTAATTGTGTTTTTGTGTCTGTTAATTGTTGATGCAATTCGTTACTTTCTTCATGAATCGTTTCTTGTATTGTTTCTTCTAATTTGATAAAATAATCATGAATTTCATCCGCCTTTTTTGTGTTTGATTTTATGCATAATTTTTTAAAAGTATTTACACTTAAAAGCACTCGTTCTTTATTAATACCTCCCCATCCTATTTTTTCTGTTGAAAAAGCTGCTCCACCGATCGGTGGAGCAGCTTTTTCGACCTTATTGTCTGAAAAGAACGCTCCTCCGATCGGAGGAGCGCTAACATTATTGTCCATTTTTTCTGCCGAAAATCTTGCTACAGAAGTTTCTGCGGCAAGATTTTCGACCTTATTGTCTGAAAAGAACGCTCCACCGATCGGTGGAGCGCTAACATTATTGTCCATTTTTTCTTCAGAAAAAGCTTTTTCGACCTTATTGTCTGAAAATCTTGCTCCTCCGATCGGAGGAGCAAGATTTTCAACTATATAATCAATATCTATTATAAAATATTTTTCCAACAATCTTTTACAGTTGTCTTTTCTTGTAAATCCCAACCATTTCCAAATATTATCCAAATCAATAACAAAATCTGTTTTCGCGTAGTTTAAATAACAGTAAAAACTACCAATAAATAATTGTTGGTGTGATTCGGTAAAGTTTTGTTGTATTTTTTGGATAAGTTTGTTCTGATATGTGCTGTTTTGAAATCGTGCAATTGGGTTTCGTTCAATTAGATGGACAATGTCCAAGTGTGTTTGCAATGAAGAAGAAGAAGAAGACATACTGGTTGCATATAATGGAGGGCTGTCTTTATATTCGTTTCCGTGGATGTTATCCATAGTAGGTTTAAAACCTAAAAAAAGAAAGTATCATTATTATATAGACGATAGTATGGCTTTAGAACTACGCAAATTTGACATGAGAAGCATTACGTTTAAACCTGACGAAAATAAAGGTCCCGTGATTGTATTTATTGGCAGACGTGATACGGGTAAATCGTTTTTGATTCGAGACCTTCTTTTTTATCATCAAGACCTTCCAATTGGCACGGTTATTTCTGGAACGGAGCAGGCAAATGGATTTTTTTCAAAACATGTGCCGAAATTATTTATACATGACGAGTATAATACGGTTTTGATTGAAAATATTTTGCGACGACAAAAAATGGTGCTAAAACAAATGAATAAAGAGATGGAAACCTATCGTAAAACTACTATTGACCCGCGGACATTTGTGATTCTGGACGATTGTTTGTATGACGCATCATGGGCAAAGGATAAACTCATGAGATTACTCTTTATGAATGGACGGCATTGGAAGGTGATGTTGATCATAACAATGCAATACCCTTTAGGTATTCCTCCGAACCTGAGAACCAACATAGATTATGTTTTTATTTTGAGAGAACCGTATTTCGCAAATCGGAAACGAATTTGGGAGAATTATGCATCGATGTTTCCAACACTTGAGGCATTTAGCAGTGTAATGGACCAGACGACGGAAAATTATGAATGTTTGGTAATAAATAACAATGCAAAAACAAATCGAATTCAGGACCAGATTTTTTGGTATAAAGCGGAATCGTCTCGCCCCGATTTTAAATTGGGGGCAAAAGAATTTTGGGAAATATCTAAAAATATGGGGGATGATGATGATGAAGGAGAGTATGACCCAAATGAAAGCAAAAAGAAAAAAGGAAATAATATTATGGTAAAGAAAAATAAATGGTAACATACACATCCTTTATTTGGTCTTTGTCCTAAAAATCTTGCTTCACTGTTCGGTGTAGCAAGATTTATATTAGAATACGTATATTCGTCATTATGCGTCTCTCAAAGAGGGGCAAAGCCCCTTTTTGAGAGACACGGTCAACGACAAATTACATTAAATTTTAATCCATTCGGCTGGAAATAAATCAATGGTATTATGATTCGGCAAGGCAGGTCCAAACCATAGAGAGGGATAACATATTTTTTTAATACCTGTCATATTGCCCGAAAAATATGCACCGAACCAACTAAAGGAACTATTGGCAATAATGTGATTGTCGCAAAGACTCATTAATAATAACTGTTTCCAATCCACAATCGTGTCATCCACTTTAGAAAATACACAGTTATGCTGAATGTTTGTTTTCAAACGCGCGATGATATTATTCACATATGCATTGTCTTCTTTTTCACAAAAATACAATATCTTTATTTTATCTTCCGATGAAAAATCTTTTAGAATGGTTTGTAATGCTCGTTCGTAATATTCATACGGTAAAACGGGATGAAATTCTTGTTTGTATTTATAATCTCCTAACCGAAAGTGCATACTAATAGATATATCATCGTCGTCGACATATGCATAATAAGTTGGTTTCATATCATTTTGTTGTTCTGTCAAATGAAGATATTCATAGATACGAGATTTTGTTTCGGGTTTATTAAAATAACGGTAACTTTGAAAGTAGCCACTAATACGAAATTGGGCGGGTATATTTGTGGTGGGAATCGGGGTAAATAAAAAAGACGGTTCTTGCCATACGGGAAGAGACATAATTTTATCTATATCGTATTTGGGAGGGGGTGACCGATATGTCGTAAAAGGTTTAAATCCATACAAGAATGTTTCCCAATAGGTTTGTCGTTCATTTAGATTATGGGAAAATACAATTTGGGGAGGTATTTTTTGTTCTATGGCAAATGCAAATAGGGCGAACAATTGAAACAGTTGATTTCCAATTCCGCCCATGAGTTGTATAGCAATTTTTCCGGACATTATAGTGGATAGATAGATATATTTAATTCTTTTCATATGATAATATGAACCATAACAAACAAGAAATTGTGTCATTTATTGAAATAATAACAAAATTACTACAGCCGACTGTGCGATTACATACATTTATAACTGTTTTATCCGAAATATTAAAACATTCACCGCCAACTACTCAAGAAGAAATCCCTATACCAATAGAAGAACCCACTACTCAACTACCCACGCCGACTCAACCTATAGAAGAACTAACTACTCAACCTATAGAAGAAAATCCTATTGAAAAACTCACTCAACCCATAGAAGAACTCACTCCTACTCAATCCATAGAAGAAAATCCTATTGAAGAATCCCTCTCCAAAGAATCAATAAAACATACGCAACCATACATTACAATCACAACAACTGTATCCGAATATGATAGAGATGGTAATAAAATAAAATAAACAACGATTGTCGAACCATTCGCCTATTTTTTAATCTCAAAATACCATTACATAATAAGCAATGTTTTTATTTCAACCTCAACATAAAATAAAAAAAATAGGTTTTGAAGAAATACAAATGCAAATAAATCAAAAAACGGTAGGACCAAAGAAAACTATTTTTATTAATATTCTTCCTTCAAATAATCAACTTTGTTTAATTCCATCTACAATTGATATACATATTGAAGAAACACTTATAAATGAAATTTTGGAAGGAAATGAACCTATACGAAATTATAGTATTTTTATTTATGGCGAAAATTCACATGCGGGAACTGCATTGGAAAAAAAAGCATCTGAATTTATCCGACTCGGATTTATAGATGTGTCTATTTATTTAGGAGGGATGTTTGAGTGGCTGTTATTACAAGATATTTATGGAAACAATGAATTTCCGACAACTACAAAAACATTGGATATATTGCGATACCGACCCAGACCCTTATTATAATAAGGTTAGCACTCCATTCGTCATTTTTCCAATAATTTCACCGGCTTCTTCATCTTCTAATATTTCATATACGTCTCCTGATGATTCATCCATATAATATTTTTTACCATTAATAATAACTTCGGTTAAATCGACTTCTCCAGCTTCTTCTTCCTCGACAGATTCTTCTTCGACTTCTTCTTCAACTTTATCAGCTTCTTCGACTACTTCTTCTTCCTCTACAGATTCTTCTTCTTCTCCAGATTCTTCTTCGGCTTCTTCTTCTTCAACTTTATCAGATTCTTCTTCTCCAGATTCTTCTTCTTCAACTTTATCAGATTCTTCTTCTCCAGATTCTTCTTCTTCAACTTTATCAGATTCTTCTTCTCCAGATTCTTCTTCTTCAACTTTATCAGATTCTTCTTCTCCAGATTCTTCTTCTTCTTCTCCAGATTCTTCTTCTTCAACTTTATCAGATTCTTCTTCCTCGACATCGTCAGATTCTTTTTCAGATGCATTCTTGTATCTGTATGTAACCTT